CGGCATGTTGGTAACGGTGACGGCCACGTTGGAAGCCATCGAACCGCCCGAGGCCGAAGCGAACGTTACCTGCGGGGCCCCGGTCCCGGAGGTGTAGCCGCCGCCGGTCGCCAGCTCGGTGCCGTTGCTGGTGTTAGTGCCCACCGCCGTGTCCAGGCGGCAGGTGATCGGCGTGGTCGGAGCCGTGAAGCTGCCGCCCACGCTGGCCTGGAGCAGGCCGTTGCTGAAGGTCTGGTCGAGGTTAGACACTGGCTCCCCTGAGGATCACGTCGCAGCTTCCATCGGGGCACCCGTTCGCCGCGCAGCACCGGAAGTGACGGCTGACGACGGTCATGCTGCCGTCGCCGCCCGGCACCACCACCTGGTGGTGGCCGAGGTCGTCGACGGTCTTGCACTCGTCGCACTCGCGCAGAGCACGGACAGACTCAGGCTGCACGGACACGGGGGGCTCCCTCCTGATCCTTCTGGGCTCAGAACCGGACGAAGGCAGAAGCGCCGAGCGTCGTCTTGGTGTCGCTGCGCTGGAGCCGCACCGTAGCGACGTCGCTCCAGGTCTTGCGGAAGACGAGACTGGCCGCCTTGCCGTTGTGCAGGGCAGAAGTGAGCACCTGGGCGGCCGACCCGTCGGTGAACCAGGCGGTGGCCGTCAGGACCGCCCCGGTGTCCCCGGTGACGATCACCTGGAAGTCAGTGCCGGGGACGGTCGCCGCCACCGGGATGTCGACCGGGGCATCCCCGGGACGGACCTGGATCAGGGTGCCGGGTCCGGCCACAGCCGCCTCCTGGATGGTCGTGACGGTCGTGATCTTGACGGGGGCGGCAGCTTTCGCGGGAAGAACGTGCGCGGCGAGCCCGGCGGCGGTCCCGGCGAAAGCAGAGCAGTCCGCCGGGCCGCTGATTCCCGCGATAGAAGCACTGGAGGTGAACTGGAGCAGCAGCGGGGCCTTCCCGCCGTACGGCGCCCACCAGGCAGCCGGGACCTGGGCGTACAGCAGTGCAGGATCCCCGGTGCCGTCGACGTACTCGCTGGCCCACAGCCAGTCGCAAAAAGACAGGTTCTCCCCGCCCGTGTACCAGTGCGGCGCGTACCCGCCGACGGGATGCCCCGGGTAGAGTTTGCGCAGCTCGGCCGCGCAGTCCTGCGCCTGGGCGAGGGTGGGGCTGCCAGAGGACCGCTCCATGTCGATGACGACCCCGCACCCGGTCAGGTCCCCGGCCTCGGAGGAAAAGTACTGGGCCTGAGAGCTGCCGGACGGCCCGGCGTCCAGGAACAGGTAGGCCAGCGGGACGAACCCGTGCGCGGCCACCTGCTTCAGCCCGGCCTTCGACTTGTCCCAGTCCGGGTTGGTATAGGTGGTGCCCTCGGTGACCTTCTCCGCCCCGCCGATGCAGACCGCAGCCGTCCTGGCCCAGGCGGGAACGCCCTGGAAAGAGGAGCAGTCGACGACGTAAGAGGTTGTCCCGGTCACACCCCTTCCGGGGGCGGAACGGGGCTAAGGGACGATCAGCCCGCCCGGGGACTTGCCGTGGCCGTTGGCCGTGGCCCGCACCTTGCCGGAGATGGCGGACACCTGCTTCGCTGCGGCCTGGTGGAGGGCGCCGACGACCCGGGCCACTTCGTCCTTACTGTGCGGGTCACCCACCGGGGCGAACGGCATGATGCTGTCCCCGGTCTCCGGGACGGGCAGCCCGATACCGACCACCCAGCTGACGGTGCCGCCGTCGAGCATGTTGACGAACGGGAGGACCTCCCACTCGATCACCTCGCGCTCGGCCTCCAGGACGGGCAGGCCCGCGACGGCCTCCTGGACGTACATGGCCACGATGTCAGCCAGCCTCTTCATTACCCCGCCTTCCTCGGCCGCGCCTGGGCGTACATCTCCCGGCGGTCATCGGCCGTGACGAACCCGTCTGCCTCGTCATCATGCAGCATGAAGTCCTGGTCCGCATTACGGGCCAGGACACTGCTCATATGCGAAGCGCTCTCCACGGACGACTCCAGTACGAACGTGACGAAAGTCAGCGGGTCGAGGCGGCCGAAACGGTGGCCCCGGCTGGCCCGCTGCACCCGCGTGGAATGCTTGGTAGCCGGCTCGTACTCGGCAATCACCTGGACGTAGGGGACGTTGATGCCCTTGGAAGCGGCGTCCGAGCACACCAGGACGGCCCCGCCGGAGCATGTCTCGAACCCGTGAAGCTGGCGGTCGCGCTCGTCCTGGGTCATGCCGCCGTGGTAGGTGAACACCGGCCGGCCGTCCAGGCGCCGCTTCAGTACCGGCAGGACCGTGTGCGCGAACCAGGTGAAGACCATGAGCTTGCCGCCGGACGACATCACGATATCCGCCATGGAGACCAGCTCCTGGGCCTTGGCGGACGAGCACTTCTCCAGCTCTCCGCCCAGCTCCTCGGCCACCATGACGGCCAGGGCCGACTCCCCGGTTCTGGCCGATTCCAGGACCGCCAGCGGATCCCCGGCCAGGATGCGCAGCAGCACCGCGAGACCCGGCACGTCCTGCCGTTCGCCTTCAGGCGTCCAGGCCAGGTCCTCCAGCTGCTGGTAGAGCCGGTACTGGTCGGCGTGCATCCGGATACGGCGGAATTCCTCCAGCAGCGGCGGGAACGACTCGCGGACATCGGGATCGGACTTGCGCTTGCGCAGGATGTAAGGATCGCACTGCGCGCGGAACCACGCCATTCCCTCGGGCCGGTAGCTCGGGCGGCCGTAGATATCCCGGCTCCTGACCACCGTGCGCTCGTACTCGGCGACCGTAGGCATGGCGTGCGGCACGACCACCCGCATCAGGTTGAGCATCCCGTCCAGGTCGGTTTCCATCGGGGTGCCGGTCAGCCCGAGGACCCAGGTCTCCTTCGAGGCGGCACGGAGCTGCCGGGCCAGCCAGTGGTGGGCCTTGTAGAGTTTGGAGTCGCGGCCGTGACCGACCTTGGTCACCTCGTCGTAGACGACCAGCACCCGCTTGCCGAGGAGGGCTTCCGCGAGAGGGCCGGGAGCGATGGTGCGGGACCGGCTCTTTTTCGGCGGGAACACAGCCGCGTCGTCGCGGGCCGTCTCGTAGGTCGTGATCAGCGCCTGGGGGAGATCTTCGAGGAATTTCCTGCGCCTCGGGCCGTGGTAGACCGCAGCGCCCAGCCGGGTGAACCGGGCGAAGTCTCGCTTCCACTCCGACAGCTTGTTCGCCTCGCACACGACCAGTACGAGGTCGACGGCTTCGTACTCGAATGCCGCGCCTGCCACTCCGAGTGCGACCACAGTCTTGCCCAGCCCCATGTCAGCGGCGATGACAACGTTATTCGTCAGGTAGGACCGGGCGATGTAGTCGTACTGCCAGTCGATGTGGAAGCCCGGCTTGAAGAAGATGCCCGGAGGCCACTCGGGGTGCGGTTCTCCCAGTTCAGGCATGTTTTGACAATACCCCCTGGTATTCTCGGGAGGGACGTTGAAATACAGGATTTCTTGATAGTAGTATAGGGGTACAGCCCGGCACCGGGGCGCACCTGACAAGCAGGAGGACCAGATGACCGTAACGCCAGAGCAGGCCCCGGCGAACTTCGCCGACGTCCAGGCGATCTTCGAGGAGAAACTCCCCGGCTACACCCGCCGGCCGCTCCAGGTGTCACTGGCCGGGCAGGTCGAGGGACTGCACCGGAACAAGAAGCACGGGCTGGTCGAAGGCGGTACCGGAATCGGCAAGTCCTTCGCCATCATGATCCCCGCGATCCTCTCCGGTCAGCGCACCGTCATCGCCACCGCCACGAAAGCACTTCAGGGACAGTACGCGGCCAAAGACCTGCCGTTCCTCCAGGAGAACCTCGGAGTCCCGTTCACCTGGGCGATCCTGAAGGGCCGGTCCAATTACCCGTGCCTCGCCAAGCTCGCCGAGGTAACGCACCCCAGCCCGGCGCAGCAGACGGTCATCGCCCGGATCGAAGAGCTGAGCACCCCCGAGGCCCAGAGGGACCTGGAGGTCACCGACCGGGAAGACTTCCCCGCGCTGCGGGACGAGGAGTGGCGCGACCTGTCCATGGCGGCCGGGGAGTGCCCCGGGGCCAGCTCCTGCCCCTTCGGGGAAAAGTGCATCGCCGAGCGGGCCAAGGCCAAGGCCGCCGGCTCGGCGATCGTCGTGACCAACACGGCCTACCTGCTGCTGGACCTGCTGCTGCGGGCGAACACCGAAGGCAACGTGGCGCTGCTGGGCGACATGGACCGCATCGTTATCGACGAGGCGCACACCCTCCCCGATGCCGCTACCTCGGCCCTGGAGGAGACTCTGAGCGAAAGCGCCTTCCTGCGGCTCGGCCGCGATATGGCCGCGTACCTGGAGCGCGAAGAACTCAACGCGGAGCTGGCCCTGGACATCGAGCGGGCCGTCGCCGCCCTGTGGCAGGCTGTCAGCTCGCAGTACCGGGCCTTCGCCGCGCGGGAGAAGAGCAACGACCCGATGCCGCTGCCGCAGAAGAAACTGATGGACCTGCTCGGCCCGCTGTTCGTCGGCGTCACCCAGGCTGTCCGGACGGCCCGGCAGGAAATCCTCGGCCACCGGGTATGGGATGAAGACGTCAGGCTGGTCCGTTCCCGGCTGCTGAACCGCTCGGCCAAAGCCCTCGCCCAGATCGAGGACTACTGCCTCGAATCCGACGACACGACCGTCCGCTGGGCGGAAATGACCGTCACCCAGTGGAAAGGCGAGAAGAGGGAGCGCATCTCCATGCGGTCGGCCCCGGTCAGCGTCGCACCGTTCCTGCGCCGGGCGCTGTGGGACACCGTCCCGACGACACTGGTGTCCGCGACACTGACCAGCGGCGGGGACTTCGGCTACATCGCCGAGACGGTCGGCCTGAACCAGAACAGGAAGGGCGCAGACGGCAACCCGGATCCGGAGGCAGTCGAATACAGCGCGGGTTCCCCGTTCGACTTCCCGGAGCAGGCAGTTCTGTTCACCCCGGACAAGGACCAGCCGGCGCCGTCCGGCACTTCGAAGTCGGCCTGGCTTGCCTACGCCCAGTCCGCCACGAAGTGGCTGGTCGAGCAGAGCCAGGGCGGCGCACTGCTGCTGTTCACCAGCCGCCTGGCAATGAACGAGGCGTACAAGTCTCTTGCGGCAGGCTTCCAGGCCCAGGGACTGCACGTCATGCGCCAGGGCGATGCTCCCAGCGGGGAGCTGGTCCGGATGATGAAAGAAGACGGCAACTCGGTCCTGTTCGCCCTGCGGACCTTCTTCGAAGGGATCGACATACCGGGAGACGCCCTGCGGCTGGTCGTCATCGACAAGCTGCCGTTCGCGGTGCCCACCGACCTGGTCTACAAGGCGCGGGCCGAGGCGATCGTGCGCAGATACGGAAAATGGGCGGACTTCAACAAGATCATGGTCCCGCAGATGGCACTGATCCTCACCCAGGCGTTCGGGCGGCTGATCCGCCACGCGGATGACAAAGGCGTAATCGCCATCCTCGACCCCCGGCTGAACAGCAAGGGATACGGGAAGCAGATCCTGAAGGCGCTGCCCCCGGCCCGGCAGACAACGGACCCGAGGATCGCGGGAGAGTTCCTCGCCCGGTCCCGGTAGTCCCCCGGAAAACGCACAGAGGCCCCTTCTGCCGCAAGAAGGGGCCTCTTCAGCGCTAACACGGTTCCTCGCGTTGAGAATACAGGCAGTAAGCGGGATAAATCCAGCCGGTCACGCGGCGAGGATCTGAATAGCCTTCCCGGCCGACCCGGCGGTGCCCGCAGACCCGGTCCCGGTAGCGCCCCCGCCAGTCCCTGCTGTCACCGTGACGGACCCGCCGCCGGACAGCGGGACCAGCGTCACGGTGATCACGATGCCTCCGCCGCCTCCGCCGCCTCCGCCGCAGTTCCCGGCGATCGGAGTAGCTCCCGGGCCGCCGATCGCCGAGATCACGCCGTTGTTAGCGATCGAACGGGCGAAGACGGCGACCACTCCGCCGCCCGACCCGCCCGCCGCTCCCGGGTTAGCCCCGTCACCGGACCCCGATCCCCCGCCGGCGCCGCCGCCGAGGAGAACCAGCGCTCCGGCCAGGACAGCAACTCCGGTAAGGACCGAGTAGGGGTTGCGCCACGCAACGGTCCCTGAGGACGACGCCACGGTCCCGCCGCTGCCGCCCGCCCCCTTGGCCGGGCTCGCGCCGCCGTTGCCGCCCGCGCCTGCTGCGGTAGAAGAAGCAGCAGGGGCAGCAGCCCCCGCATTAGTAGTGCCCGAAGCCCCTGCCCAGGCGGCGTACAGCAGGTTGCCCGCGAGCGGGCCCGGGGAGGAACCCGACGCCGGGCTCCCGTTGTTGACGATCGAGCCGTTGTTGACCAGCGCGCCGTTAACCTGGAGCGGCAGCCCGGCGGTATTGAGGGTGACACCGGAGTTGACTGTCAGCGACGACGGGGGGTTCTCCAGGAACACTTCGGTCATCGTGTAGGTCGAGCCGGACAAGGTCAGCCCGGTGTAGGAGGTCGTCCCGTTCAGGACGACGGCACCACCGGAACCGCTGCCGAAAATGCCGTAGAAGGCGATAGCACCGGGCGCGGACAAGGAGCCGGGGATTACGACTGTCTGGCCGGAGGTGCCGAGGACGACCTGGTTGCTGCCGCTGGCGGAGGCGCCCTGGCCGATCGCCACGGAGTTCGTCCCACTGGCGCTGGCTCCCTGGCCGACGGCAACCGACCCGGTCCCGCCTGCGACGGCACTGCCGCCGAGCGCGACCGAGTTGTTGGCTGCCGCGCTGGCGGCGGTACCCAGGGCGGTCGCCTGCTGCCCGGCTGCCGCCGCACGCTGGCCGACCGCCGTAGAGGAGTTCCCGGTCACGGCTGCCTGCTGTCCGACAGCTGTCGAGGAAGTACCGGAGGCCGAGGCCGCCTGCCCGGCGGCGAACGAGGCGGTTCCGGACGCAGTGGAGGAATCGCCGTAGGCGACCGCCTGGTTCCCCGGAGCCGTGGAGTCGTTGCCGACGGCAGTGGACTGGGTTCCGGCTCCCGTGAAGACCAGGCTGACGGTGGTGAGGGAGCTGACCTGGACGTCGATGTCGGGAATGATCACCGACGTCTCGCCGGGCGGGGCGATCTGGATGTCCACCCGCTGCGGGGCGTCCATGTAGAAATCAATCGTCCCGTCCTGGGTGATGAACGGGTTGGCCAGCAGGTCGCTGGAAGTGCCGTCCACGTACAGGGGCAGGCCCACGGGGGTACTGGTGCCGTTGACGAGGATCGTCACCGCCGTCCCGGCCAGGTAGTCGCCCATAGTGTCGGTGACGGGGGCGCGGTAGTGAGCGCGCACGGTTCTCCCTTAGTCGAAGGCCTCGGCCATGCTTCGCCAGGCGGCAAGCACCCCGGACGGGGCGGTCAGGACGGAGTAGTTCCCGGTGCCGAGCCAGATCAGGTCGTAGTTCTGCTTCGCGGCCTGTTTGCGGCCCGTGAAGAACTTCTGCACGTAGGCGATGAACGCCTCGCACTCCTTCGCGGAGTAGGCGACGTGGTCGGCCCCGAAACTGGACAGGCCGAGCGGCATGCCGTGCGCGTCGGCGAAGGCGGCGGCCCCGGCCAGGGTGGGCGCCCACGAGCCCGGCGCCGGCCCGGAGCAGTAGAACGTCGGGGCGATGACGTCCACCAGGTCGTCACCCGGGTACCAGGTGTTCAGCCACCCGCTGGTCATCGCCGCATTCGAGACAGCCAGGACGTGCTGGTAGCCGTTGAGCCGGATCGCGTTGACGTAGCCGGGCAGCAGGGCCAGCCAGTCCGCCGGGTTGGCCATGGCGGTGTCCGTGCCCGCCCAGATGGAGACGGATGCTTCCAGGTTGCCTGCCTGGCAGCTCTGGAGGAACGCCTTGAGCTGCGCCGGGGTAGTGGTGGCGTCCGGCTGGACGTCGAACAGCACCCGGCGCAGCCCGGCGTCCCCGGCTGCGTCAGAGGCGGCGAGGCTGGCGGGAATCTGGTTGCCGAGGGCGATGCGCCGGGCCGGGATCTGCTGGCCGGTCCCGGAGACCCACGCGGTGACCAGGGAGTTCGAGGAACTGACCGGGCCGAGGTCGGCGCCGGCCCCGAATTCTGGCAGCGGGATGCGGATAGCGGTGATGTTCACGCTGGCGGCGGCGCTGAAGGCCGCCGCCCCGGACCGTTCCGTTCCGGTGATGACCGGGTTGTTGATCCCGTAGACGTCGCAGAACGTATCGGTGTAGACGTCGCCGCCGTCGGCGGGCGCGTAGGAATCGGTGTAGACGTCGATGTAGATATCGGTCCAGGTCTGGTCGAGGACCACGACCTCCGCCGGCTCCCAGGCGAAGCCCGCGCCGATCTCAGCGGCCGGGGGCAGCGGCAGCCCGGCCGGGAAGTTGTTCGGCGCGACGGACACCCCGAGTATCTGCCGGACCGCGAAGTACCAGTCGTCCGGCACCGGACCGGACGACATCTGCCAGCGGGGATCGTCCTCCACGGACGTGTACTGGTCGGCGGGGGACATGTTCGGGCCGTGGCCGATCCCGGCCGGGCGCGGCGGGATGCCGCGCGGCCAGGTCTGGTACCAGGGGCGGATCACCAGCCCGGATATCACCAGGCCGGGCCGGTAGCCGGTCACCCGCCACATGAGCTGGGTGCCCTGCCCGGAGGCGGGAGCCGGGAAGACCAACGCACCGCGCGGGTTGTTGCGGATGTCGTAGGCGTCCTGCCAGCTGGTGCCGCCGTCGTTGCTGAACTGCCAGGTGATGGCGTCGTCGAACACCGATATGTTGTCGACGCCCCACGTGTCGGTGGTGGAGTCCTTCTGGATCACCTGGGCGGTGACCGTCTGGCCGAGCGGCGTCACCGTAGTATCGGGAGTACTCCAGGCCAGCCCCTCCAGATCGCTCCAGTCAGGGTAATCCCCCTGGACAGCAGTCCAGTCGTTAGCAGAAACTGACACCTGGCCGACGGTGAACCCGGCGTACCACTCGGTAACCGACCCTCCCGCTACCGACTGCTCGGCCTCGGCGATCACCGTGCCGGTCGCCCCGTCCAGCAGCTGGAGGTACAGCGGAGCGGACAGGGCAACCGGGGTAAATACCCGGGCGGCGGCGTACAGCCGGCCGCCTGGTGACACGGCGACGGGGATACCGGCATAGGCGATTCCGCCGAAGGACGAAGAGACGGGCGGCAGCCCGAAGTCGATCCATTCAGGGACGAGGGTCTCCAGGTTCTCCCAGGACGAGTAGGAAGTCTCCAGGTAGGCCCAGCTCCCGGGGACATAGGCGGTACTGAGCGCGGGCGCGCCGCCGCGTGTCACCGCGACCATAGTGCCGAGCTGGGAGTCCTCGGCGGACAGAGCCAGCGGCATCGCGTCGCCGACCGGGGCCCAGTCCGGGAATCCGGGCAGGGAGAAGTCAGAGTCGGACAGCAGCTGGACCGGGTTGGACTGGACGCTGGCAAACTGAAGGCCGGTAACCGCGTGCGAGGAGGACAGGACGACGCTCTGCGCAGTCGCCCCGGCCGTGGAGAGGTTGGACGGGGTGAACAGCCCGGTGCCCGGCAGCAGGTCCCAGCCGCCGAAGGTGAACTCGCTGACGTCGACGTTGTCCAGGTTCGCGAAGGTCTCGGTGTACTGGGCGGTGTCGTCGGCCTGGGTATAGTCGGTCGCGTACATGCTGATCGAGGAGACCGCGACGAAGTACGCGATCCGTCCGGTAACGGGGACGTTCTGCTGCTGGTAGGCGCTCGGGCCGGCGGCGGCCGGGATAGCCTGCGCCGGCTGCCACTGCTGGAAGCCGTACAGCGCGCCGCCGGCCTGGGACATCCTGGCGGCTGACAGCGGGTCGGCGGCGTACAGCGCCTCGGTCGGGAGCACGGTGCCCGTCGAGGGGGGCGCGGGAACGGGCGGCGGGGCGTCCCCGAGATTGAAGGCCGCCGCGATCGAGGTGGCGACGGCGAGTCCGGCATCAAGCTGCGCCGGGGTGGTCGGACTGGCCTGCGCGGCGGTCGGCTGCGCCTGCGGCGGGAAGTACTGGCCGGCCGCCGTGGTGGGCTGGAGGTAGTCGTAGGGCTCAGCCTGAAGGCAGGTGAACTCGAATTTCCAGCAGCTCGCCGTTACCGGGTCGAACTCGGCGTACCCGGCGGACAGGGTGAAGCTGCGGGGGACCTGGACCCAGTTGCAGGCCTCGAAGCTGGCTCCGGGGCCGCCGACGAAGCCCCAGGGGCAGACGGCTCCCAGGACCCACTGCGGGTGGAACCGGGCCACCGCGTTCTGAACGGAGGGGGCTCCGGCGGGGGCGGTGACGTACGCCGGGGGACCGGCGGCGAAAGCCGTGAAGTCCGCCGGGATGCCTCCGGTCATGGTGATCTGCTGCTGCTTGAGGATGAAGCTGGTCAGGATGTAATTGCCGCTCAGCACTTCCTGCGACGGGTCGACAGCCTGGATTCCGCCGAAGCGGAACAGCGGTGACGGCGGCGGGACGGTAGCGGCCGACTGGCTCAGCCCGCCCTGCGGGTTCCAGGCGAACAGGCTGCTTCCGTCCCACCCGAAGCAGAACTGAAGCCGGTCTCCCCGGCTGTGCGGGAACTGCCACTGGCACAGCACGCCGCCCGACGGGATGTTCTGCGGACTGTCCGGGTCGGGAACGGTCACCGACCAGGTCCCGGCGGAGAACGAGAGCTGGAGGCACCCGGCGTCCGCGACAATGTAGGTCCCGCTGTCGCCCGAACCGAAAGACGGCATGATCTCGCAGGCGCCCCACCAGGGGCTGGCCGAGGTAGTCCCGGCCGCCTGGTTGGACAGGTCGAGCCATCCCGGGGCCGTCCCGAAGGAGATTCCCTGGGAGGCGGTTACCGGAAACTGGGAGCCGCCCGGGTTGAGCAGCCCGGCGGAGACCGGGTCGTCCAGCGCGGGGAAGCTGGTTCCGGCGGGCGGCGGATCGGCGGAGTAGTAGAGGTTGTAACGTACTCCGCTGGTTACGGGCTGGAGGCTGAACGCACTGACCGTCTGAGCGTTGCCTTCGGCGTCGCGGCCGTCCAGGTAGAGGTTGACGACAGAGGAGGAGCTGGGCTGCGGGGCACAGCGCCAGGTACCGCCCTGGAGCAGGTCGGCGGCCCTGTTCTCCCGCACCGCGACCTGCACCGGGGAGCCGTTGACGTCAGAGCTGGTAGTGAACGGCTGCCGCTGACTGAGCGTCACCGGGCTCCGCAGGGTCGGCGGGACCTGGTCCCGGGTGGTGACACGGCAGCCGATGTCGAGGTTCCGGCAGCCCAGCGGGTACGGTACCGGGACCCCGGCTGCGTTGCAGGGCACCGACTGCCCGGCCGGGCTGCCGGGGCGCAGGCAGTGGATGAGGATCTTGCTGGTGGTCACCGGGACGATGGGCTCGTCGTGCTTGACCCAGTGGCCGTTGCCGTAGTGGTAGGGGTTGAGCCCGGCGTTCAGCGCGGCGGGACTGTCCACCAGCGGCGGCACCGACCCGCTGGTGACGATCATGAGCTGCATGCCGCTGGGAGTAGTCAGGTACTGCCACTGGGCGCCGTCCCACCACCAGAAGTACGCGGCGTGGGGGAAGTGCGGCAGTTCCAGGGACAGGTAGCTGACGTACCGGGCCTGGCCGAGGGAGACGGTCAGCTCCTCAGCGGTCGGGTCTCCGGCGTAGCGCGGCTGCGACGACCAGAACTTCTGCTGCGACTGGGCAGTGGAAGAAACAGGGACAACGGACGCGGCCGGGATGCCGTCGATATAGACCTGCGCTGTCGCGGGGATCGCGAAGCCGCCCGGGGACCGGAGCGTGTTCGCAGCCATCAGGCGGTCGCCGCCGGGACACGGGGGCCGGAGTAGGGCGCGCACTTGACCGCGACGCTGGAGGCGGCGCGGGCGGAGACGGCGCGAGCGGGTGTCATTGCCGCCTGAGAGGCCTGGTACTGGGCGAGGGTGCCGTTCGGGAAGGAGACGGCCTGGAAGTTCTGCCCGTCGGTGATCCGGGACTGCCCGGGGATGAACCCCTGGACCGCCTGGGAGGTCACGGCGGTGATCTCCCCGGCGTAGCTGTACTGGCCGGAGCCGGACCGGGACAGCGGGGGTGCCGGCTGGACGTAGGAGCCCGCAGGGAGCTGCCCGGCGTTCACTCCCTGGTAGGAGTTCGTTACCGCCGAGTAGGCATCTGACGAGGGGTTCACCGGGGTCACGGTGTGGGTCAGCTCCCAGTTCTGGCTGTCGGCCCATGCCCCGGCGATCGGCAGCGGCACCATCGTGGCCAGGCCGCCCGGAGCGAAGCTGACGATGGAGGCGGCCGGGCGGAGTACCTCGACGACCGACAGCACCCCGAACATGTCCGCCCCCTGCTCGGCGAGCCCGGCTGCCGTTGAGGCATACTGCTTGCGGGGCTCGATAACCACCTCGGACGGGATGCCGTTGACGTTGATGTACGGCACGTAGCCTTCAAGAGCCGACCAAGTCTGCCCGATAGTGGCCGACCAGGGGGTATATGTCGCGGTGACCTCCTCCCAGGTCCGGAAAGAGGGTGACGTGTCGCTGGTGCCGAGCCGCCAGGCTTCCCATGCCTGGCAGGTAACCCCGGTGATGGCCTCGGCCAGGGCGGTCATGCCCGGCATGGTGCCGCCGAGGGTGATCGCGCGGGCGAGCTGGATGATGCGCTCGCGGAACACCGCGTCGGCCGCCTGCACCTCGTCCCAGGCGTCAGGAGAAGCCAGGTCGGTATAGGGGGACACCGGCTGGTTCGTGTTGGGATTGGCGGGCAGAGAACCCGAGGGGCCCCTCTGCGCCCCGAACAGCGCCCCGTAGAAGCTGTCCAGGTCGTAGAAATTAGTCGAGGTGATGGCCTGCTGGAGACGGGAGATCATGCTTCGCTTGAGGAGCTGCCCGGTGCCCGCATCGCCCAGCAGCGCCGCCATGAAGTGGTACAGCATGGACGTCGGGGCGACGTCGTAGACGTTGCTCGGGAAGTTGGGAAGCTGGGCGGCTACCTGGAGGGGCGGCGACAGCAGGTTGGTGGCGGTGGAGGTGCCCGCCGGCAGCGGCTGGGTGGAGGGAGTCTGGAGTCCCAGCACCGAAGCCTGCTGCACGTTCGGGTAGCTGAACAGGTCGTTTCCGCCGTTGGTGATAACTCCGGTGCTCAGCGTGGGATCCGTCAGAACCTGGGGCATCAGGCGTAACTCCCCATCGTGTTGTTCGCCTTCGCGACGACGACTACCCCGCCGAAGGTGGGAAGCTGCGCCGCGCCCAGGACGATATCCACCGGGTTCCCGCCGCTGTCTACGTAGCTCTGGGTGACGACTCCCTCGTAGACCTGCTGGATGCCGACATTGAAGGCATTCGGGTCGGAAGAGGACCAGGTGGAGTAGTCGGCTCCGGTCAGGAACCGCGAGGCGGTAACGCCCGTAGTGCTCTCCACCGCCTGGATCACCGAGGAGGGGTAAATACGGCTGTTGAAGCCGAGCTGGGACAGATAGGTCTGGAGGCTGGTGTTGATCGCGGTCAGGGTAACCGACTGGGTGACGCCCGGGTCGAAGATCACGGCCAGGCTGAACTGGAGGTCCACTTCGATCCCCTGGTGGGCCAGCACGTCCTGTCCGGCCAGGCGCCAGCTCTCGAAGTTAGCCTGGATCGCGGCGGGCACGTCGTTGTAGGTGTAGTCCTCGGACAAGGTCACCGGGCTGCGGGCCGGAGGCTGGTAGGAGGCATCCCATTCGAGGCCGAAGTCCGAGTACGGGCTCCAGCCGAACGCGCCGCTGCGGTGCACTACCTGGTAGGCGTAGGTGACGCCGCCGGACACGGCACCGAGCGGGTACTGGGGGGTGGCCTGGCCGTAGGTCACGCCGTCTACCACCAGAACGGGAGGCACGGTGAGGATCGGCCCCCACGGCAGCGCGAGGAAGACGTTCCCGGCGACCGGCAGGGTCCCGTCGGGCCGGATGAAGTCTCCGGCGTACCAGCTGGACCCGGTACTGGCCGAGAACACCGTGGCGCTGGTGTAGTTGACCGTCGTGGCAGCAGCAGCGGGACGGCTGCCGGCGCACCAGACGTCCACCCGCGTGTAAATCCCTTCTTCGGGGGAATTCCGGGAGTAGGTGTCCATGTAGAGGAAGCTGAGGTCGATCAGCTCTCCGTTCGGGAAGTAGCTGGAGTCGATCACCGAGATACTCGGCGGGTCGTCCTGGTAGTTCCACGTGTACTGGGTGCCGGGGGCGGCCACGTTCCCGTTGTCGATATCGGTCCCGCAGACCTGGCCGGACGGGTACGTGTACTGCGCATCTGACACGGTGGAGGTCGCCGATCCGCTGGTGACCTGGAGCTGCTCGCGGAACCGGGTGGCCCCGTCCACCACGTTGGCGGCGGTGCAGTCCGGGTCGTTGGTAGCCAGGCCGAGAAACATCTGGCTGGTCCCGGCCATGTTCTTGAAGACGGTGGCACTCCACCTGGCCTGGAGCTGGGCGTCGGTCTCCTGGTTGGCCCCGCCGGTCAGCGCGGTGACGTTGGTGCAGGCGGTGACCTCGGCGACCGGCGTCTGGATCTGGGTGAGAGTGCCGGTGCTGACGTTTCCCTGCGGCCCGGCGGTAACTGCCTGGACGGGCGCGGCCCCCGTGAGAGCGGCCGGGTCGAGGATCGCGGCCGTCAGCGTCTGCACGACGACCGACCCGTTTTCCGAGGCGATCTGGGTGCCGACCGGGACCGAGACGGTATCGACGGCGGTACCACGAGTGAAGGAGACGGTCCCGACTGAACGGGTAGCCGGGTAGCGTGACATACCGAAAAGCTGAACGAAAGAATCCAGCGCAGAGCCTGTCATCGAATTAATATCATATTGGTAGGAAAGCATCTGGCTGTTCAGCGATGCCGAAGAGATACTCGCAGCTACCGCGTCGATGATCTTCCTGGTGACCGACCCGACCGTGGTGTCCAGGTCGGGCTCGCTGGCGGCGAGTACCGCGATGATCTGGCTGGAGATGTCCGACTGCGAGGTAGGAGTTGTCATCAGGCGGTGACCGTCCTCGACGCCTGCACCTGCGTGCCCCCCATCGTGGTAAGGGTGACGGTAACCTGCACCGCGTCCGGCCGGGTCCCCGCTGAGGCCGTGATGCTGTTGACCACGGAGATCACGTCGGCGGCGTTGAGCTGGCTCCGGGTGTTGGTCATGGACGCGGACTTGAGCACGAGCTGCTGCGCCGCCATGAGCGCGTTGAGCACCCGCTGTGCCTCTGAGGCAACCATCGCCTGGGTGCCGGAATTCTGCGGCGCACCGAGATAGCCCGTCAGCGCCGAGCCCCAGTTCGGGTTGAACGGGTCGCTTCCGTAGGGCTCGGACAAGGCGCAGGCTGTCCGCTGGCGCACGTAGTCGGCCCCGGTCACCGTAGCGAAACCGCGCCCGGAAGCGAGGAGATCGCCGCCAGTGAGCTGTAGGTCTTTCAAGTCCGCCTCCCTTTCTTCCGGGCCATCGGGAGAGGGCTAAAACCGGGAGTACGTCGAGGAAGGAGTAAGCCCCCACCTGGAACCCGTCGCCGGAAGTCACGCAGGCTGCCTCGATCGCGAATGTTCCGGTAGATGTAAAGGCCACGGCCCCGTCGATGGTGACGACGTACACGTCCCCGCTGACCATCGTGATACCGAAAGTGGCGGCGCTCCCGGCTGCCTTCGCCCCGGCCGACCACGTATTAGCCCCTTCGGCTGCAACGAAACTGATCAGGCCGCCGGGCGATCCCGGGCCGGCCCACTGGAAGCCGAGGTCCCCGCCGTTCTGGCTGGCGACCACGTAGAGCTGCCCGTGGATCCGGTAAGTCCGCGCACCCACGGTGCTGGAGAAGACCGATCCGAAAGTGGTCGAGGTAATCGGCTGGGCGCTGGTGCTGACGAGGGAACGCCGCTGGGTGCTGTAGGCCTGCTCGTCGACCCCGTCTACCACCTGAAGGGTCCCGGCCGTCGTCGCGTAGACCGAAGCGGACCCGGACACCGCCGCCGGGGTGCCGCCGCCGGGCAGGACGATGCCTGTCTTGGTGATCTGGGAGAAGACCGCCCCGCCGAACTCGAAGACGATCTTGGCAGGAACGGTACTGTCGGCCGATTCGGAGAAGAGCTGGATCGCGGCGTCGTCGCCGCCTTCCTTGCCGGACGTCATGATCAGGCCGGCATACTCGTTGACGTCCCCGGCGTTGGTCACCGTGCCGAAGATCTGGCCGTTGAGGGTGGCGTGAGTCCGGCCGCCGGCTGTCAGCGCCAGAATGGCATCGCCGTCGGAGACGAGCAGTCCGGCGGAGGAGTTACCGCTCCCCCACACCCACAGGCCCTGCGCGTAGACGTTGCCCTCGGCGTCGATGCCGGAAGCGGCGGCTATCGAGGCGATCAGGTTGCCGGAAGCAGGAGTGCCTGAGTAGAAGAAGGAGCCGGCCGGGTTGATGACGAAGTCGGTGCCCTGGAAGACCGAGCCGGTGAAGGTGGCAGCATCGACGAAGGTGCCGTCGATGATCCCCGCGATGACGATCCCTGCCGCTATCTGCTCGGCCGTGATCGTGTTGGCGGCGATCAGCTCGGCGGTCACCGACCGGGCAGCGATCGCCTGGGTGCCCCACTGGTAGGGAGTCCACTCGACTCCGGTCCACTGGTTGAGCTGGTAACCGTCTTCGGCGTTGTACCACAGGTCCCCGTAAGAGGGATCTTCTGGTGCGGTGCCGGAGATGGTGGTGGTGACGCCGCCGATGTCGCTGGCAGTGAAGTTCACCTGGCTGGCGGCGATGTTCGCCTGAGCGGCGATCTGCGCGGCAGTGATCGCCTGGGGCGCAATGGCCTGGGACGAGAACTGGAGCGGTACCCAGGAGGTTCCGTTCCAGGTGGAGACGGAATTGCCCTCTGACGGGTTGATCCACACCTCGCCGACAGACGGGGCAGCCGGTGCGGTCGCGTTGACGATGATGCCGACGGCCTGGGCCGAGGGGAACTGCCCGGCTGAGGTCGCCACGACGGCGGAGAAGGTGTACTGTCCGGCGTCCGCCTGGGTAACCATCCAGGTTTCGCCGGGCTGCGGGAGCTGGCTCTTGCTCCGCTGGATCATCATCGGGACGGAGACCTGGGTGTTCTGCCGGTCCACGGCGACAGCGGTTTTCCCGTCCGGGCTGATCGCCTGGACGGTGACCAGTTTGCTGGTGAACCCGACGGAGTTGGTGGACCCGTTGACCGCCTGGCGCGGCGCCGCCATCAGCCGCCCGCCGCCGTGGTCCCGGTGGCCGCTGTTCCCGTGGCCGCGTTCGGCAGGTTGGTCCCTGAAACGAGCCCGCCGGCGACGGGCAGGCCGATAAGCTGGCCGCCGGAGTCGTTTCCCGAGCCCGGGATGCGCGCCGGAGCGGCGATGTTGGCGGTCGTGTTGAAGTAACCGCCCTCGCCCAGCTGGAACGTGTGGGTGACGGTCGTGCAGTAAGCCTGGAAGCTGAAGTCCGGAACCTGGATCAGCATCCCGGGCCACAGCTCCGGCATGAATGTCATGGGGACGTCGGCGTCGTACTGGTAGGCCCAGCTGCGCATGAACAGGAACAGCGCGCCGAAGAACTCGCCCTGCGGGCCGACGATCCCCGACAGCTGCTCCATGTCGGGCCGGGCGCCGAACCTCTTGTAGACGTAGTCGGTGAACGTCTTGGCCGCCGCCGTCGTGGGGTCCAGGCCGAACAGCGCGTACATGATCGCCGGGATATCGATGCTGGCGATGCCCATGGTCGTCATCGCGAACAGCAGGTCCTGGGGGATCGACTGGTCCCCGGTGGAGCTGGTGATGGAGATCGAGGAGACCTGGCCGCTGCCCAGGTCGATCTGGTCCTGCGGGGCGGCGGTCACGAACTGGTGCGTCACCAGCTGCTCGTCGTCCCAGTAGACCGTGAAGTCCTGAAGTTCGATCGATTCGATCTGCATGACGGCGGCGGTCCCCCAGATGCCGTAGAAATCCGGGAACCAGGCGATCAGGTCGCCGTTGGGAGCCGAGCAGAAGGACCGCATGCAGGATCCGAACATGTTTTTGACGTACGGCAGGAGAGGACTGTCGGCCATCAACGCGCGGGGGCCGGTAAGGATCTGCGCGATGTTCATCGCGTCGGTGTCGAAGGTCGGGATCCACGGGGAGCTGCCGAACAGCGCGTCGAACGGGTCGCTGGGGTTGTACCAGGGCTGGGTGGAGGCGGAGGTGACCTGGAGGCCGCCGTTGGCCAGCTCCGAGCTGGGCGAGACCGACGTGGTGGTGCCGGCGGAGGCGGGCGAGCCCGCCGCCATGGCCGCCCCGTTGGCCGGAACGGACTTGTAGGCCGGGGAGGTGCCCGGAGTACCCGAGTAGTCGACGTTCGGGGCCAGGCCGCCGAAAGAGAACCCGTAGGGGTTGGCGTTGCTGTAGGGCCCGGCGCTGACGACGGCGGCGTAGGTGCCGGTGGTGTGCTCCCCTACTGAGTTGGCGCCGGTCCCGCAGCTGATCTCGACGTGGGAAGAAGAACCGGGCGCGCCGTAGAACAGCAGCGCACCCGGCGTGTTGAGTGCCTGGGTGACGGAGATCTCGCTGACCCAGGTGCTCTGCTCCTCCGAGGTACGCGGGCAGCCGCCGATCGACCCGGTGGTGTGGTAGTACACCCACTGCACGAAGCTGGAGCAGTCCAGGACAGTCGGCACGGCGACGGTGTAGGCGGAGTCGTTTCCCTCCTGGTAGGGAACCGAGTAGGTGTCCACCAGGTTCAGGGCAGTGCCGAGGAGCTGCGTCCCGGTAGCCTTCCCCGTCTTGGTAGCGGAGGTAGAAGAGGTGGAGGGGACGTTGGCCAGGGACGAGGTCCCGTCAGCCGACAGCTGGGTGACGACAGCGGTGGCCATCGTCTGCCACTGGGCGTAGGGGGACCCGTCGGCGTAGGCGGACCGCTGCACCGCCTGGGCCTGCTGCGCGTCAGTCATCGTCGAGCGGTTGGACAGGGCCAGCAGGGTCTTGGTGAACGCCTGGGTCGCGTAGGTGTCGTTGGCGACCTGGGCGGCAGTCCCCCAGCCGTCGGCCGGGTTCTGCTGGAAGAGCCCGATAGCACTGGCAGAGCTGCCCTCGTTGGCTCCCAGGCGCGACTCCTGGTAGGCGGTCATGATCGCCACGACCGCGTCGTTGGCCGTGCCGCCCATCTGCATCACGACGTTGTAGATCAGGGTGGCCGTCTGCGCCTGGGCGGTGGTGAGCGCCACGCCGCCGTAAGTCGCGGCTTTCAGCGCGCCGGACGGGACGGTGACGCCGCCGCCGGTCACGCCGCCTACGATGCCGCCCGCGCCGAGGCTGGCGTAGAACTGCTGGGCGAGACTGTCGGCGTCGGCGGCATCCGACTGGATCTCCTGGGCGATCTTGTAGGCCCAGGCGGACCAGGCCTGCGGCATCCCGGCGATGTGGACCTTGGACGACGGCCAGCCGACGACGTTCTGGAGGACGGCGATGATGGCGGCCGAGGTTCCGCCGTCGTCGGGATTAGCCGCACTGGCCATGGCCTGGGCGACCATCGTCTGACTGGCGGGCAGGCCCGGGTCCCAGAACCAGTACTGGAGTCTTTTCAGCGAGCAGGAGGCGGTGATCTGCACCGAGCTTGGCCAGGCGGTGACCAGCGGGACCTGGTTCAGGTAGCCGGTGAAAACGCGGACCCAGGAGACGCGCTTCATCATCACGATGATCCGGTCGTTGGGGGTGAAGACTCCCGCGTACTTCCGGAACGGATTCTGGAGGGTGAAGCTGAAGGTGGAGACCCCGTCGCTGCGGCGGACCATCGTGCCCTGGGTGAGGTCGTCGCTGACGTCGATGATCCCGTTGTTCTGCGTCGCTATGTAACATTTAATCCCGGGAGCGTACATAAATACGGCCAATATCAAGCACCTCCGGTCACGACTGGGGAATAGCGATACCCGGAGACGAAGCAGCATCGGCCGCGTTCGTCACCCCCGGGGACGGGTACCCGGCCGCTGCGATGGCGGCAGCGGAGGACACGCCGGGGACCAGGGCCGAGGACGTCGTGCCGGGCGCGGCGGTGAGCTGCGTGAAAGTGCTCTGCGCGGTCCCGTTGACGGCCGGAGCGGTCCCGCTGACGGGCAGGATCGTGCCGTAGTCAGTCGGTACCTGGCTCGCCTCCAGCTGGGTGGAGAACGGGTAGAAGTACTGAACGGCCGGGTCGCTGGCGTAGGCGCTGGTGGTATCGATCACCGAGCTGGTCACCACCGAAGCAGAGTTCTGCCCCGGCGACTGGGCGGCCTCGAAGACGAAGACCGGGCTGAACGCCATCATCCCGGTATGCGCGCCCCACTCGAATCCGGACAGCGGCATGCCCTGCTGATTGAAGTTCCGGACCGGAATGAGTACCTGCATGAACGGGAAGACCGTGCGGACCGCGTTGGGGTCCAGGGCGTACTGGGCGTAGGCAGACATCCAGTTGACGAAGTCCGACCGCTCGTCCCAGCTCTTCAGCAGCACCTGGAGAGAAAACTGCTGGTTGGCGCTCCGGTGCGGGTAGTAAGCCCGGCTGATACGCGCCTGGTCCTCGGCGTACACCATGTCCACGCCGTAGCCCACGATCCCGGCCCGCACCGAGTAGGTGTAGGCCGTGGTCCCGTCGGTGTACGACAAGGTGCAGTTGAGTCCCTGTCTGGGCATCAGCCGGAGTACTCCCCGGTGGCGTCAATAGCCGCGTCCCCGGCGACCGTCTGGCCGGTGGGATTAGCCGGGGCGTAGACGGGCACGGCCAGAGACTCGTAGTCGGCCCGGGACAGGTCGTGCACCAGGCGGTACTGAGTCATCCCGAACCCGTACATCTCGACCATGACGGGCTCGCCCGCCGGGACCGGCTGCGGCATCGAGATCGGTACGTCTGCGCCCCAGGCGGGGGGAATGTTGAACGGCATGAGTGTCTTTCCTCCGGTGCTTCCGGGGGAAGATCAGGTGCCCGGCGTCAGGGTCCCGGTGTAGATGCCGGTGTATTTGTTGGCCGTCCAGCCCACGCCGTCGCTGATCCGGGCCATGAACGCGGCGACCGCCTGCGACGACTGCTGGGCCAGGGCGCCGTCCACGGTCCCGGCCGGGATCAGGGCGGAGGATTCCTGGACGATGAACAGGGTGAGGGAGTACCGCTGGTTGGACTTGCCCGGCTTGAGGATCAGGGAGTTGCCGCCGTCGGGGTCCATCAGGGCCTTGACGTAGACGTTCCAGCGCCAGCCCTTCGGCGGGTAGGTAAACACCGCCGGCGGGTGCATGAGAGCCTGGGTGTTGCTGTCGGCGCTCTGCGCCTCCATAATCGCGGTAACGGTAGTGAGAAACGCCTGGGCCAGTTCCCAGCTCTCCCCGGCGGAAACGGCGCGGTCCTCGCCGAGGCTGCCCTGGACGGTGAGGTCGTCGAGCCGGGCGCCGAGGACCTGGATCACCCGGCCGCCGATGGTCTCCACCACGTTGGTTTGCACGGCCCATGTCCAGTCGATCATGTCCGGATCGATCCTGAACGCGATCGAAGGCCCTCCCGGGTACCCAAGCGTCGCTGTTCCCATGACATCACCTCCCCTGGACGTACTTCTGTTACTTCCAGGGGTAGCGGTGCATTATCAAGAAAAGCTATAATCAAGGCATGAGGACGAGAACAGCACTGGCGCTCAGCTCGGTAGCCGGATCCCTGGGATGCTTCACCGGGTGGGCCGTGATGTGGCTGCGGTACTCCCCGTGGGGAGACACCGGGGCACTCACTATCGGGGTACGGCTCGGCCTGGCCGGGCTGCTGCTCTTGATCTATCCGGTGCTCCTCGTCGTGACCGCTATCGCGAGGTCGGCCCACCGGGAGCTGCGCGCCCTCGGGCTGTCCGACCGCCAGGCCAGGACAGTCGAACTGGGGGCGCTGGCAGTAGCGGACGTCGCCTGGTACGAGCACAACCGGAAGGTTTCCGAGCGTCTCACCGAGAGCGTGATGGGACCGGAGCGAGGAGATAACCCGTGGACTCCCTGAGGGCTACCGGCCTAAACGGCAGGAAGATACTCCAAGTCATCGAGACGCACTGCCCGGTCCACTGCCCGGGTTGCCTGGAATGCCAGCATGGAGAAGCCGTGGGAGTCAGTAACCCGAAGCCGAGGAGCATATGGCACTTCACCTGCCCGGTCTGCAAGCGGGTGATCGCCGCCAGGGGAGGGATCCTCAAGTTCTGCCTGCACATGCCCTACGATCCGGGCAGGGCCCTCTTCACCGAGAAGGGACGGCCCTGCAAGACGTCCGGGAAGACCCTCCGGGAAGCAGAGGTCCTGGCAGCAGAGATCGAGCAGCGCCGTAAGTACCAGCCTTGAGCCTCCTCGTGCGCCCAAGCCGCACACGGTGACCCGTACTCCGGGTCGATGTAATCGAGTATCCCCCAGCGCACCTGTACGTCCGGGTCAGTAGCCCAGTCAGGCCCTGCCGAGGCCATCTTGTCCCCCGGCAGGGCCTGCGGTATCCCGTACGCGCCCGACGCGGGATTCTCGGCGTAGGCGTTCCATCCGCTCTCGCGCTCCCACAGCTCGTACAGGCAGGAGTACTGGCCTGATCCCACCAGGGACTCGGCGTAGGCCTGCGGGGAGCCGTAGGAGGCCGTCTGGGTCGCCGGGGACGGTGCAGCGGAGTACGAGGGGTACGGCGCCGCCGCAGGCGCCGAGGACGCAGTCTGAACCGGGTGCGGGGCGGCCTTGACGGTCTTCGGCTCCGGCGGCGGGATCAGCCGGGCCGCTGACAGGTCGTCGGTGACACGGGGGGCGGCAGTCCCCGCGACCGGAACACGACGGGGGATCCGGGCCCGGTAGGAGGCGAAGGCGCGCGGCGCGGAAGCGGCCTGCGGGGAAACCGGGGTCTTCAGGTAGTCGGCCGTAAGGGACGGCGGGGAAGAAGGCCAGCGGACGGACGGCTGGACCAGGGCGATGGCCGCTGCGGTCAGGGCGACGGAAGCAAAAACCTGGTGCGGTTGCGGTGAGCCGGGGTGCATCGGGCTCCAGACCTCGCGGGGACGGCCTCGGGGCCGGCGCTCCCGCGAGCGGGGCCGGGGCCTAGCCGGCTGCAAGGCAGCAAAGTAACACGAGAGTAACGAGATGCACACGGGATCCGGGTAATCAGCGGCTCGCCTGGGTGGTGTAGGTGTTAGCCGGGACAGTCGCGGTAGCCGCCGCCTGGTCGCTGGTGGACGGCAGCAGCTTCAGCAGCTGCGCCGCCTCCGTCGTCAGGCTGAACGTCCCGCCGATCGTGCCGCTCGATCCCGGGTGAGCCTTCTGGAACGCGGACATCGAGGTACCCAGCGTCGAGCCGGCCTTCTGCTTGACTTCCCCGGCCGTGGAGGCTCCCGCATTGACCAGGCCGCCGGTCAGGTCGGAGGTGTTCCCGATCGCCTTGCCCGCGCTGTTGTAGAACTCGACCGAGCCGGCCGCCATCTCGTTCGGGTAGTACTTCATCGCATCCTGCATGCTCATCACCCGCTGCCCGGTTGAAGTCTGCACCGCCACCTGGTCGCTGGAGCTGGTGTTCTGGAGGAGGCTTTCCAGCACGGGGGAGCGCTGGCCGCTCTGCTTCTCCGCCGCCAGGTAGGGCGCGGCGGCCGAGTTGTCACCCTGGAGCACCTGCTGCCAGGACTTGGACTGGTCGCCGATGATCTGCCCCCACAGACCCGGCTGGCTCGCGGTGGCCAGGCCGCCCTTCCCGGTCGGGGCATTGCCCAGGTTCTTCGCGGAGACGCTCGCCCCGGTGTTGTTGGCGATCGAGGAGTTCGAGCTGGCTTCGTTGACGCCGGCCATCTGCTGGACGATGTACTGCATCGCCTGGGTATTGGTCATGTTCGAGCCGGTCATGCTGTTGACGTAGCCGGCCCAGACGTTCTCGTTGATGTTGCCGCTGGTCTGGTACTTGTTCAGGAACTGGCTCACGATCGAGCTGTACAGGTCGGGGTTGGCCTTCAGCGCGGACGTGCCGCCCGCCTGCTGGATCATCTGCTGCATGCCCTGCTGCTCGGTCTTGGTCATCAGGCCGCTGGAGGTGATCTCCGAAAGGCCCTGGCCGGACAGCAGCTGGTTGTACTTCGCCGGGTCGGTCCGCTGGATCTGCTGAAGCTGGGGCACCGACAAGCCGCTCTGCCCGGCCAGCAGGTACTGGTTCTGGGACGACAGCAGCCCGGAGAAGTTCGCCGAGGACATCTGCTTTCCCCCGGCCGCCTGCATCCCGGCAACGCCCTGCGCCACCCCGGTCGCCCCGTTTCCGGCCCCCTGGCCGAGCACGGTGGAAAAGTAGGAGGTGAACTGCTGCCGCGCGGTCTCCGCGTTGGTGCCCGCCTCCCCGGCGGCCTTGGACAGGTCGTTGAGGGCGCTGGAGAGCTGGTCGAGATTAACAACCGGGTTCTGGCTGGCGGCTCCGAGAACCTGAGTGGACTCGTTCACGCTCATCCCGGTCTTCGTGTAGTTCCCGTAGATGAAATTGAGGGCCGACTGCCGGTTCTGCTGCTCCCCGCCCTCGTCGGACGCCGCCTGGTTGTACCCCATCTGGGTGACCGCGCCGAAAGCCTGGCTGGCGGCCCCCGACGGCATCCGGCCGAACATGGACGCCTGGTAGGCCAGCGCGTGCAGCCGTTCGGTCTGCGCCCCCAGGTTGGAGCCGCCCTCCACGTTCTGGTACATCCTCCCAGCCTCGCGCTGGGTCAGGTACTGGTTGGCGCCCCAGTTGACAGCGTCGATCGCCGTTCCGACACCCGGGATGGAACGGACCGCGTTCATGACGGTTCCGGGACCACCGCCGGAAGCCGCGACCTGCGCGCCGAGGTTCTGCAAGACGTAGGCGGTCCCGGCGGCGACCGGGCCCCGGCTGCCCCGCGTGCCGGTGCCGAACAGGAACCCCGTCAGGCCGCCCTGCGGCCTGACCGGGCCCGGCTGCGGTCCCTGCGGCGCGTTCGGGTTCTGCTGGGCCCCCTGGTTGCCTCCCCCGCCGCCAGCGGGACCGTTCTGGGTGCCGTAGAGCGGGACCCCGGCGATCCACTGGCCGATCTGCTGCGCCAGGTAAGCCTGCATATTGGATGCCGACGAGCCAGCGCTGAGAACCGACTGCTGGGCCATGCCGGGGCCGCCGATATTCTGGCCGAGCGCCTGGGCATTAGCGACGAACTGCGGGTTGATCTGCGGGGTATTGGAGCCGGCACCGCCCTGGTTGCCGCCCATCTGGTAGCGGGCCGAAGCATTCAGGCTGCGCTGGATCATCTGGGTCTGCGCGGTGAGGGCCTGGTTGAGTCCCCGCAGCTGCTGGGACAGCTGGGACAGAGCCTGCGCATTCGGGTCCGGCTGGTTCACCGACTGCTGCGCCTGCGGGCCGCCCGGCCAGGGGATCGTCATAGCTCTGCCTCCTGTGCTTCCGGGGGAAGGCCAGCCGTCCTCCGCGTCTCCCTCAGGTCCACTCAGGATGCGGTACGTACTGGTGGCCGCTCTCCGGCGCCGTCACGCGCGGCATGATCGGCGGGGCCTCCTCGCGGATGACAACCGTCTTGGAAGCCTCGACCAGCGCGGCCATGTCGGCGGCGTACGATTCGGGAGTAGCCTCTTCCAGCCGGAACCCGGTCATGTCGGACCCGGTGGACGGGAAAGCCGTCTCGTCGCCCTGGTCCGGGCCGGAGAAGAACTCCGGCCACGCCTGCACCGGACTGGCCGCGCCGGAAGACACAAGCGAGGCCAGCACGATATCGCGCCTGCGCTGCTGGTCGCCGAGGCCGTCGAGGAAGTACAGGATCTCCAGGCATGCTTCCTGGACCTTGCTGAGCGACGGCCCTGCTAGGATTCCCCGGCGCTCGGCGATGCGGATCTGGCGCTCAGCCCAGGGTTCGCAGCGTCCCCCGGGACCGATGATTTTCCCAGCTCCGTCATCACCTCGCGCTGCCTGATCTCCAGCTGGAGGTAGGCGCCGAAGATCGCATCGATGGTCGGGGGAAACCAGCGCTTGGCGTAGTTGAAGCGCTCCAGGGCCCACTTGTACGGCTGGCCCGGGTGCTCGCCGAGCGGGACCGGCATCGGCTGGTGGTCGATCGAGTCCACGCACAGCCCGCAGATCGCGGTGGCGTACGCCTTGGTACCGCCGATGCCGCCCTCGTACTCGTGAGTGAGCTGGGCGACCAGCAGCTCCTCGTCGGTGGTGAGAGAGCGGACTGCGATCCGGTGGCCGCACCACTCGAACCAGCCCCGGATGAACCCCAGGGACAGCAGCCCGGAGAAGTCCTCGCGCCAGGCCGCGTCCTCGGTCTTCTCGAAGTGCACTTCGAGTTCGGCGTCCGTCGGGCCGTCGCCGGCCGGGACTTCCTCGTCCGGGAAAGTGTCGGTCACGCCTGGTTTTTCCCGGATTCGGGAATCGTCAGGGTAATGTCGCCGTCAGCGGACGCCACCTTCAGGGTGACCTCGCCGTCAGCGAAAGTAACCGCCGCCTTGCCCTGGTCTGTCTTGATGCGGCAGGTCACCGAGCCGTCGGCCCCGGCCTCTGCCTTGACGTCGATGTTCACGCGCGGTTCGTCCCCCAGCGCAGCTCCCGTGAGCGCTGCGTCATCTCCTTGTTCACGTCGCCCGGCGCTGTCCGGGCTGCGGGCTCTGCGACGTCAACCGCCACCGACCCGGACGCGGTCGTGCCGTCCGGGTTGGTGACAGTGACGTCGATCTGGAGGATCACGACGCCGGCGGGGTCCCCACCGTGGAGGTGAACACGGCAGTGCCGGCCACGTTGGACGTCTGGGTGTAGGAATCGCCGAAGCTGTCGGTGACCGAGACGGGGAACGGGGTAGCGGGAGCGCCGCCCACCTGCGCGGTCGCGGTGCTGCTCGCCGTCGTCCCGTCGGGGTTGGTGACGACGGCGGTCACCGTCAGGGTGCTCCCGGGGTTGGCCGGGTCGGTATAGGCGACGGTGACCGTGATCGGGTCGCCCGGCTGGTACGAGGGCTGGTCCGTGGTGACGACGGGAGCCGTCGGAGCGGGGGTAGTCAAGGAGGTCCTCCTCCGGAAGGAAAGTCTGTCTTACCTTCCGGGGGAGGACCGGGGTCAGCCGGAGATTCTCTTCAGCTCGTCGTACTCGGCGACAATCCGCCCCGGGACGCGGCCCCGGTCCTTGACCTCGTAGCCGCGCTCCCGGGCGTAATCCCGGATTTCCGGCAGGTCCCGGCGGACGGTACGGCTGCGGCGCGTCCGGGCCGCCGGACCGGACTTCGGTGCCTTGCGGCCCTTCTCGACGAACAGCCGAAGCTCCTCCCGCAGGTTCCCCGCCTGCTCGTCACTGAGATCGATCTCGTAGTTCGTCCCGTCCAGGCCGAACTGCACAGTCTCAGAGGCCTCGCTTTCGTCGAGGTCGCTGACCAGCTCGGTGACTAGCTTCTGTACCACAGTCTTCCTCCTTGCGCGCGAATGCACTGACCAAGGAGGAATTCTACAGCAATACAGCTTTTCTTGACAGAACGCTAGTTGGTCAGGGTGCCCGCCACGTACTGGTTGGAGTTCAGCGGCAGGTAGTGGGTGTAGGCGAACGTGATGCCCTTGGTCACCGCGAGGGCCCCGACCGTCACCGTCTCGCCGTCGTTGATGTCGACGACGGTGACGTTCTGGTACACCTTGCCGCGCCAGGCACTGGGATTGCTCTCCGTCCCCGGCGGCTTGATGATCATCGACGCGGTGACGTAGTTCGGGTCGGCGGCCAGGGCGGTGAAGATGTCCACCATGTCCCAGGTGCCGGTCAGCCCGGCGAGCTGCCACCACACCGGCTGGCTCCACAGCTCCCGGATGGTGATCATCACCGTCCCGCCGGAGATCACACGGGACGTGGCGATCTCCACCGGGTGCTCGGCACCGATGGGCTGGATAAAAACTGGTAAGGCTGTCCAACGTCAGAGAATGCTCTCTGCCCGCTGTCCTCCCACCCCTCGTAAACAGTAGGCGATCGGCTGCGAATTGTAACTAAGTACCGTATAACCGCTGCCTACGACCCTTGCTTGGGTTGTTGCCATACCAGGCACCACCTCCCCTCCACTACCGGGCGCTTCCGCGCAAGCCTGCGTCTCTAGGCCTTCTGGGGGCGCGATGGCTATGTCAATGCTGGCTACACTGATAATCTTGGATCATGGCCCAGGCATGGATCGAGATCGCGCTGCACGGAGCGGGCTGGACCTCAGCGCGATCGGCGAGGACGGGCACGCCGTCGCCAACCTGCTGTGGAAGATCTCCGGGTACCTGAAGGGCCGGGCCGGCGGCCGGGAGAAATCATGAAACGCGCGGTCCGGGTGTGCGCCGTCGTGATGACCGGCGACGGGGACACCGACGAGGACGCCGCCGCAGCCTACGATGCGGTCGCCCGCGCCCTGCAAGACTGCGCGGCAAGGAAACGGCGCGGAGAGACCAGGCTGCTCCTCCCCATCGAGTACCCGCTGGTCAGGTTCGAGCTGGACAGCGCCCCGCTGGACAGCGCCCCGCTGGACAGAGCAGAAAGTCATGAATGAGGGGCCGGGCCGGATCCCGCATCACAGACCAGTGACAGCCGAGGACTGACGCTCATCATCTTTAGACAGTCGAAGCGCTGCCTGCTCGCACCACCGCTCATCAGACTCAATTCCGACCGCAGGCAGCCCGAGTTCCCTTGCGGCCAGCAGAGCAGACGCTGATCCCGCAAACGGGTCAAGCACCGGCAGGCCAGGCGGGGCAACCACGGACAGCAGGTCACGGAGCAGCGGAAGCGGCTTCTCGGTCGGGTGCGCCCCTCCCCGCACCGGGGCGCAGCGAAGAACATTCCCCATGTCACGACGCTGCGGGGGAAGCGGGGAGCCGAGCGACATGTGCACGACGAACTCATGCTGATTACGGAAGACCGCGCCCATCCCGAACATCGTCTTGTCCCATACCAGGGTCGGGTGCTGGCGGAGGTCAGCGCTCTCCAGTGATGCGGCAAGGCTCGCCGCCATGCGCCAGTCGATAAAGCTGAGCACGTGACCGCCCTGGACGAGCAGCCTCCGCCACTGGAGCCCGCACTGCCGCATGAGCCAGGTAAATCCCTGGGTGCTCATGGCATCCCCGTGAATCCAGTCGCCGTCCCCTTGCGACCGGATCATTGACTTGCGAAGGCTGCGGGAGTTCTCCCTTCGCCCTCCGCTTGAGTAAGGAGGGTCGGCCAGGACCGCGCCGACAGTGCGAGGCTGCATTCCTTCCATGATTCCGAGGCAGTCTCCGTAATAAAGAGTAACCAGGTCATCACGGTAATACGGCTCCGGGAGCAGCACGGCTAGCTGCCCGTCCCGGTCGCCGAGGCGTTCTGCTGCGACTGGATCGCCGTCAGCCCCCCGGACAGGTCGATCGACATCTGCACCGTGATGTAGTTCAGCGGCATCGCCGGCAGGTACGTGAACACCACCGTGATGATCGTCGGGTTGCCGCCCGGGTAGGCCTGCTGGGTCACCGTCAGGTTCTGGTAGGAGATGATCACGTTCCCCGTGACCGCCGCCTCCAGGATGCCCAGCACCGACTCCTGCACCGCGCTGACCGTGTTCGCGGTGATCGGCGACCCGATCAGGCCGCTGGACTGCAATCCCTGGCTGACCGCCACCAGCAGGGAATCCGCCTGGCGGACCACCGAGATCTCCTGGTGGTTGATCGCGCTCATGTCCGTCGTCAGGCCCTGCCGGCAGATCAGCGCCCCCGTGTAGTTCACCGCGCAGACACTCACCCCGTAAGCGGCAATCGAGTTCATGAACGCGTTGGTCATCGAACTGACCTCGGCCTGCGGCAGGCCCGCCGTTCCCCGGATCACCTGGTTGGTCGTCCCGGTGTTCACCGGCAGGGACGACAGGACGGCCCCCAGGGCTACCGCCAGGTAACATCCGCTGGCCTGGAACGTCGTACTGGTCGCCGTGTTGTACAGCTGCACGATCTCCGGGTAGGCCAGCACCAGGCGCCGCGACGCGATAGCGGAGGCGAACGTCGGAACCGGGATATCGGACTCGCTGTAATTGCGCGGCAGCCCGAAGAACCCGATCCGGGGGAAACCGTCGTTGTAGGCGGTCACCATCGCGGTGTTCAGCGCCTGCGCCATCGACATCGCCTCCGCCGCCACCGTCCCCGATCCCGGGGTCAGGTCGTCGGTGAACACCGGCACCACGATCGTGCACGCCGCCGTGGTAGCGACCTTCGCGTAGGCGGCGGTGAACTGCTGCTCCAGCGAGCCGTCCGCCGGGTTGCAGGCCACCATGAGCAGGGTCGTCGCCCCGTTGGAGAAGGCGATCTGCGCGGCGCACGACAGCGGGTTGGCCACCTGGGAGGCGTTCACGGTCACGGGGACCGTCGACAGGAACGGCTGCCCGTAGGCGTTGATCACCGACTGCTGGTCGGTGAAGACCTGCGGGGCGTAGTAGGTCGCGTCCGCGTAGTTGTAGGTGATAGCGACCTGCTGGCCGTCGGAAACATTCGGGCTGCCGCTGACCCGGACGATGGTTGCCGAGGCCAGGCCCGGGTTCCCCGACGGGCTGGCAACCACCGTCAGGGTGTAGTCCGTCCCCGGGGTCAGGATCGTCCCGGCCAGGGTGGTCACTACGGGAGCGGAGATTGCGGGCGGCCCGGATACGGCCGTAGTGAAAATCCCCGTGTAGGTCAGGGCGGTGGCGCTGGCGGCCGAGATGATCAGCGACTGGATCGCGGTGCGGTAGCCGAGGGCCGGGCCGATCAGGGTGACGACCTGGGACGGCACCAGGGGAGTGACGACGACCGGGATGGAAGTGTCCTGAACGTACACCTGCGGAGGGGTGTACGACGTAAAGGATGGGATTGTCACTAAATGTCCCTTTTCCCGGTCCGGGCCCTGAAGTGGTCATCTCTTCCGGGGCAGCACGAGACAATGACCGCATGCCGAAACTCCCCTGGCCCGAGGGCCTCCCGGCCGAGCCGTCGCACGTGGCGAAAGAGGTCCCCCTGCGCACCTGGTACCGCTCCCTGAAAGACGGAAAGCTGTGGTGCGAGAGCAGCGACCCGGACGAAGTGAGGACCAGCGGAGGCGACGCCCTCCAGGTACTGCGGTACTACGCGGTGACCAGCGGCTGGCAGCCCTGGGACCCGGATGAGATCCGCCCGGACGAGATTCCCCGGGTCTAGTCCGGCGGCGTCGTGATGATCTCCCCCGACGGGATATCGATGATCGTCTGGTCGGGGAAACCCTGCACGTCCATCACCACCTGGATCTCACTTAGGTTGACCAGCGCCTGGGTGTACGGGTCGGTGACGAACTCCCCGATCACCTGGACCGCGAAGCCCCGCTCGTAGATCACGTCCATCGTGCCCCACGGCGTACCAGGTGCAGCCGCGCCGCTGCGGTCCTCCACCGTGTCGAAACTCCACACGCTGGCCACCAGCGGGGCGTTCTCCGTGATCTGGCGGAAGTGAGACGGGAAACTCGACTGGGCGGCGAACGCGGTCAGGGAGATCAGCTGGTCGTAGATCATGTCCCGCTCGTTGGAACTCAGCGCCACGATCGTGAACACGACATGGCCGGCGAACCGCCAGCGGGCGTAGGAATTGTTCTGCGCGTCCGTCTGGGTATAGGCGATCCCCACCGTCCGCAGCTCGGCGCCCTCGTAGTCCACCCAGATCGCCGGGTACTGCGCCTGCTCCACCGGGTACTCAATCGACACAAACGGCTGCCTCGAAGTGCCCCCGTCGGCGTCAGGCGGCGGGTAGCGGGAGGTGAACGACTGCTGGATCGCGTTGACCGCAGTCGTCTTGATTGTCCTCAGGTACCCGGTCACACTGCTTCCGGGCTCGCCCGCACCAGATCCGGCCCGGCCGGATACTAACCAGTGTCACCGCAGCGGGTGAGGGCGGCGCCTCCAGGGGTCAGGGGGCGCCGCCGCCGCTCAGGCGTCCCAGAGCCCGGTGTCATGGCGGCTGATGCGTTTCCCCTTACGCGAGGGAAACTGCTTCCGGACCCGGTACGGCATCCGCTCGGCGTCCCCGTGGCCCGCGATCTTGTGGGACTTGCACATCGGGCAGCCCTTCCAGCGGCGGCTACTCGTCCTGGCCAAAGTCTGTCACTCCCCGCTTACCGCAAACAGAGCACCGAACGTTCTCCATCCACCAGGCGTACGCCTCGTCCGGGTCCATGTCGGTCAGCTCACCGGGGAACGCGACGCAGGTGACCCCGTACTCCTTCTCGCCGCACGAGCAGACCGTCCTCGTCCCGTCCAGGTGAACGTGATGATCGCGGTGCGGGTCGTTGGCTTCCTCCCAGGCCAGCTCCTGGAGTTCATCCGCCTCGCGGATCTCCCGGCGCACGGCAGCTTTAGCAGCCATCCGGCCTTCCCAGGTGTCAGTCATCAGAACCGGCTCCTCCAGGTTCGGTCTGCCGCGTAGATCCGGTTGGGGACGATACCGCCCTGCTGGGCCGCCAGGGACACCGCATGGTTGAGGAACTTGCGCGGCGCCAGTCCCGGGTGCCGCCACTTCACCCCGACGTTGCCCTTGGCGACGGCCCCGGCCACCTTGCCCGGCGTCGTGAACGGGCGGCTCGTCTCCCGTTTGGAGATCCGGCCGGGAGCACCAGGCTGGACGGCCTTGCGGAAGATCAGCACCTGGGTCTTCCCGGACAGGGTCAGCCGGGTCTTCGCCTTCGGGTTCTTCGCCCGCTCGCTGCCGTCCAGGTCGTCGACCCACATCGGGATCGTCTTGCCCTGGAGGGCGAACATGGTGAACGGCCGGATGCCCTGTTCCTGGAACCAGACGTAGCTGTTGTGACTTGCCATCCCCTCAGACATGTAGGTGTGCTCGCTTGTCTCCATAAGCATCACCATCCGCTCTCCGACATCTCGGACTGCCACTACCCGGCGTTCTCTGGTCGCTCGCATGTACCTGTTTTCGTAGCGCAGCTTGGGAAGCAGCCGGAGCGGACGAATAGACCCCAAGAATCTGGCTTGCTCTGAAAATCCGCCCAGGATGTCAAGATGCCAAGCGGTACCCGTACCCTGCCAGGCTCTGTAACGGAAGCCCCGAGATTCCAGCAGACGCTTGATCTCATCAAGCACAGGGCCAGCATTCTGGGCTACTACCAGTCCTCCTGCGTTGGTCCACGACTCGCTTCGAGAGCCGTTGTAGAACATCGATCCTTCACCGTCGTAAATCCCAGCGAGCCACCCAGCCTCTCGCGACTTGTCTTCGTCCCAGGTAGGCAGGTAGTAGCCGATCCGGTCTCCGGGTCGCAGCTCGGCCGCCTTCATCCACTTCCTCGGATGACCATCATGGCGAGATCCGAGGAGCGGGTGAGTCCGGGTACACGTGAAGCGGAATCCGTCGTCGAATTCGACCTCTACGCACTGGCGCGGCGCAGGAACAGCAGCGAGAACCTCGGCAGTACGGAAGCGACGACCTCGACCCCGGTATCCGTCTGGAGTCGGGACAACATCCTCGTCCACTGCGATGAGCTTGTCTCCGGCGACGATCTTTTCGACTGGAACCCACTGCCAGTCTGATCTCAGGACACGCATACCAAATGATACACAGTCTGCCCAGCCGAGGCCGAAGAAGCCCTGGCCGTACAAGGGGAACAGGCGGCTGGCCGAGGCCCCGGTCAGCTTCGGCATGACCCGCCGGGCCTCCTTGACGGCGACGTTGGCCAGGGTCCGGGCCCGGGACCCGGACAGGCCGTCCACCCGCATGATCAATCGATCGGGATGGGCGGCGATCACCATCTCCTGCGTCTCGACCAGAGCGACCATGCTGCCCATGGTAGGCCCGGATAGGCTACCGGCGGGTAAGCTACCGGCGGGTAACCGGCTTAGAAAACTAATTCCACTAGTGCAACCTAAATACCCTAACTACTACTATAGACAATAAATTTTTTCTAAAAATTATTAGTAGTTAGTACTTATAGGTGTTGCAGTTAGCGAACGCCACGCGGCTACTGATAGTCACTACGCGGCCACTTAAAGTGATAGTGCAATTCTTCCGAGAGCCAGTGCAATTCTTTGTGCACTGAAAGTGCGATTCTTTTGTTCGATATACGCGGCTGACCTGGAGTTAGTGCAATAGTGCAGTTCTTTTGCCCTGGTATGAGCTACGCGCGATGCTAAGGCTAAGTTACGTAATCGTCAGTTCACTCTTAGTCACTACGCGGCCGGTCTCCCCGTGATGTCCGATTTGACTTATTTGAGAGCTTCGTCCCTCCGCAGATTTTCTCAGAGGATCCGGGCAAAAATAACTGCACTATTGCACTTCTTGCAGCTAGCATTACTTAAATCGAATACAGGTTCTGCACTTTTAATTGCACGGGTCTGCACCAGACGGCCGAGAATTGCACGGATCTCCGTCACGACCCGGACTCGGTTATGGTGACTGCTACCCTGGCCAGCCTCTTTGCGGCAATCTGGCCTAGTCAGTCCCGTGCGTCACCATAAGGAGTCTTCCGTGAGCGTTACTGCGCCCGTACCCAGAGAGGGCGGCGACCGCCTGTTCACCCCGGCCGAGGTGGCGGCGATCTTCCGGGTCGACCCCAAGACGGTCACCCGCTGGGCAGCTGCCAGACCTCCCCGGATCCGCTCAATGCGTACCCCGGGCGGCCACCGCCGGTTTCCCGAGTCCGAGGTCTACCTGCTGCTGAACGGGCAGGTCGCGGGCACCGCCCAGCAGTTATCAAGAAAACCTGTATAAAAGTCTTGCTGGTTGGCGAGAGAGGATGGTACGGTTTGAACATGCCGCCGGGGAACCGGCGGACAGCAGACCCCAGCAGTCCAGGACAAGGAAGCATGGAACTCTCCGCCTCACCCGTTTACCAGCCGTCGTGCTGGCTGAAGGCGCATGACGCCGTCAGCTTCCAGCCCGCGACTGGAAGGGGCAGTGAGCGCCGGGGGCTCCCCGGGTAGGACCTTACGAGGAACTTGCCCAGGAGCCGCCAGCGGAGAGAAAACCGCAGGCGGCTCCTCTGGTTCCCGGGTACAACTGAACATGCGAGTAGCCGCTGGGCGGTAGCCGGTCTCCAAAGCCGGCAAGCTGGGTTCGACTCCTGGTACTCGTGCTGGTCCGCGAGGACCTTGCCACCGGCTGACGGGCGAGAGCCCCGAGGACGGCAACCGGCTCGACTTTTCTCATCTCAACAGCGGAACACGATGCGGCAGGGTGCCAACCTGCCGCACGGTGACCAGCGGACTGGCCCCTGCCCCGGTATGGTGGCGGAGGAGATCTCCGTACGACCTTTACGGATGGTTCAGGGCACGAAACAAACGGGGCAGGAGCCAGCCTGCCGGTCACCCAGATTTCGGCGCGGTGAAAGACAATGCAGCTACTCCCGGGGAGCAGCGGCCGTTAAAGGCCGGGGACGTACCGTCAAGGATGGTTCCTGTACCGGGCACCGCGCCAGCAAGACTCCCCTCCTCCCGGTGTGCTCACACCCGCCGGGACAAGGGAGCCGTGGGCCCGTCCCTGCTTGCGGGGTCGGGCTCCACCACGGGGCCTTGGCGCAGCTGGTAGCGCGTCTGCATGGCATGCAGAAGGTCAGGAGTTCGACTCTCCTAGGCTCCACGAGGGGGCGGTGCGGGTTCGAATCCTGCCCGGCGGGAGAAATCCCAACGGTAGCTCAATGGCAGAGCAGCCCCCGTCAGTTTGGGCAGGATAAACCGGGCGAAACGTAGATGATCCCGGTGGAGCGGGGACGGCAGGCCGGCGGAACATCGTGCCTGTGGTACTTGGTTGTCCTGGACCGGGAGGGTACCCCGGACGCAAACCTGGTAGGTGCCGTCGTGAAACACGGCCGTGAGTAGCGGCGGCAACTGCCCGGCGGGCGCCGCGAGCCCGTTAATAGGAAACCGGACCGAGGATTCCGGACGCGGACCTGGGCTGTTAGCTCACCGCAGGTAGAGCACTGCACCCGCAATGCAGAGGTACCCGGTTCGAGCCCGGGACGGTCCACGGGAGGAAGACGCAGGGTTCGATTCCATGCCCGGCCGCTTGGGAGGCCGGCGCTCATGCGAGTACGCGTTGCGGAAAGCCTGCGCCGGCCGCGTCCGGTACCTCAGGGCAGAGGACTCCGTCACGGGGAAGTAGCTCAGCTGGAAGAGCACCCGCCCTGCAAGCGGGATGTCAGGGATTCGAGTTCCCTCTTCTCCACGTCGGCCTCTGGAATCCCCGGGAGAATGATCTCCCGCCATGCCGGCTCCACGGGATATTGCGTAGTGGTAGCGCGCCTGGTTTGGGACCAGGCGGCTGGGGTTCGATTCCCTGTATCCCGACCAGTCGCCTGGAGCTGGCTCAAGCTCCCTGGTTTCCCCCGAGCAGGGAGCTGGTCCCGGAAGCACCGGGAGGGCGGCGTTAAGTCCGGTACACGGCTGCGGCGCACGGGACATTCCGGTTCGACTCCGGATCGCCGCAGTGCAGTAGGCCGCGTTGCCCCTAGCAAGCGGGCGCCGAAAAACCGCCTGGAGCGGCAGTAGCTTGCAGGTGACCGGGACGCGATCGCGACGTGAGCCCGGCACCGTCAACGGAGCGTAGCTCAACTTGGCAGAGCACTCGGCTGGGGGCCGAGCGGTTGCGCGTTCAAATCGCGCCACTCCGACGTGAGGGCCTAGGGCCGGGTAACCGGCTGGCGCGATATACGACCTAGGGAGCGGGAGCACTGGTACCCCGCATATCTGGCTATGGCGCAGCTTGGCTAGCGCGCTGCCTTCGGGAGGCAGAGGTCCCCAGTTCAAATCTGGGTAGCCAGACGAGACCCAAAGGCCACGGGTCTGCTGGAACGCGGGTTCGCTACCTGCGTTGGATGCAAGGTGTAGGGCGCACAGGGGCGCGCGGACGCCCAGAGCCGGGGGAAACCCGGTAGCTGGGTGGTCACGGGCCTCGGGGCCGGGTTCAACTCCCGGGGCATCGCTGGATCTCAAAGGCCCAAGTGAGGCGGAAGATAGGGCCACGCCCTGCCGGAGATCTTATGGTCGCTTAGCTCAGTTGGAACGAGCGCCTGATTGAAACCCAGGAGGACCCCCGTTCGGCTCGGGGAGTGACCACGGTGACGGAGTACTACGTCACTTGGGCCCTGTGGTAAGCGCACCACAGGGAAAGCGGTTGGCAGGCTACGCCAGCTCCTCCGGGGGCGAGCCGGGTTCAAAACCCGGGACCGTGCGATGCCGTGACCCTGTCGATCGCAGGATCACCACGGCAGCCGGGAAAGAACTTTCCCGGCGCGAAGGTTGCCGGTAACCCCTGCGTTAAAGGGAGGCAGTTCCGTTGCAACGGACTGCCGTGGAACTGGACCATGCGGATGTCGTCCAACGGCAGGACAGCAGCCTTCCAAGCTGCTGATGCGGGTTCGAGTCCCGTCTTCCGCTCTACGGCACGACGCCCCGCCTGGCTCCGCCCAAATGGTACCCAGGGGGATACGGCCGGGAGAGTAGCGCTCCTCCCGGTAAGCCGGCCTGTTGCAACGGGCCGGACTTCGTGCCGCCCGGGTGATCCTGCCGGAGCCCCTGTGAGCCCTGCCGCAAGCGGGGCAATACCAGGCTCCCCGGCGGGACTCCGGGACCCTGCGCCGCTAACTCAACTGGCAGAGTACCGTCCTCTTAAGTCGGGAGTTGGGGGTTCAAGTCCCTCGCGGCGCACTGAAGGAATGCTGAAGGCCAAACCCGGGGCTGGTGCCGACGAAGAGGCCTCCTGCCACCAGCAGCATTCCTTCTCACGGGCAAGTAGCAGAACGGCATATGCGGCGGATTCAAGCTCCGCGCTCTTACGGGTTCGAATCCCGTCTTGCCTACGTGCCGGGTCGCTCCCGGCGGAGCAGGGGATCGTGCACAGGACCCGTCCTGCCCAGTGGACCGGGGAAGTGCTCACCATTGGAGTATGGCGTAATCGGCAGCGCGCCGGGTTCTGGTCCCGGCGGTCTAGGTTCGAGTCCTGGTACTCCAGCGTGATCGTCGGAGTTTCGTTGGCAGGATCCCAGTCCTGCACCTGGGCAACTTCGCCGGCGGTCTTATGCCCCTGTAGCTCAGACGGAAGAGCAGTGCACCCGTAATGCACAGGCCAGCGGTTCGAAGCCGCTCGGGGGCTCGTAGTGCAACACCGGAGACCTCGGTCTCGCATGCACGTCCGGGTAGCGCAAGGTGGAACCGTCCGGCGGTTAGAAGGAGCGAGGTACAGGCGGGGCTCCCGCGACGGCTAGGGATGAGGCCGTCACCACGATCGTGATCCTGGTCAGGCCCAGGTGTGCGAGTGGCCATAGGCATGAGGGCCGCCGCCAGGATCACCATGTCCGTGTGGCGAAATGGCATACGCGCCAGCTTGAGGTGCTGGTGCCCCGCGAGGGGTGTGAGGGTTCGAGTCCCTCTTCGGACACATGGTGGGAGATCCCGGTGACGGGCTAACCGGGGCGGATTGCGTCCAGCGGTCTGCTAGCTCAGGGCCGCTTCTGGACAGAAGAGCCCCACCTTACACGCCTCTGGCTCCAACGAGCGGGCGTCCCCTGTACGGACACCAGCCCGGGGTGGCACCGGGTGGAGGCTCCATTCGATCCGGGATCGTTTAACGGCAGGACGCGGTATTTTGAGTGCCGCTGTGTTGGTTCGAGTCCAGCTCCCGGAACGAAAGTCACATGCCCGGATAGCTCAGTTGGCAGAGCATGCGCATGGTAAGCGCAAGGTCATCGGTTCAAATCCGTTTTCGGGCTCGCATTAAATATGTCGGCGTAACTCAGCGGTAGAGTGCGGCGTTGCCAACGCCGTTGTCGCGGGTCCGAATCCCGTCGCCGACTCTATGGGGTACCAGATCTCTGCTGGCCCAAAGCCCGAGCCATGGCACAGAGCATCCTCCGAGGCCGGACGCGGCCGACGGGGACCCCATTTCAGGCAGGTACAGGATCAGTATGGTCTGGCAAAGCGGCGGAAGTCGCCATTCTCCGGAGAACGCAACCTGACCTGACTCCCTATCCGACTCCCGGGACGGATCCAGACAAGGGGGATAAGTCCCGGGGCATGCGACCGTAGTGTCAAAGGCAGCACACGACCTTCCCAAGGTCGGTGAGCCGGTTCGAATCCGGTCGGTCGCTCACCTGACACCAGCATCAGGCTCCGCGAGCCGCCTGCCCCAAGGTTTCCGGGCAGATGAGACTACGGTTGCCCAAAGGTATCTTCAAGCGGACTCCGGGCTGGCGGGGTCCGTCCATGGGCGTGTGGTGGAACGGCAGACACGCTGGCCTCAGGTGCCAGTGGCCCGGAAGGGCCGTGAGGGTTCGAATCCCTCTTCGCTCACAAAGCCGCTGGCGACGCGGCGGCCTGGCATGGCGGGATCAGCATTTCCAGGATGCCCGCCTGACCATTTACCCCAAGCCTGGACCCGGGGGAGCGTCGTAATGGAGAGTGAACCGGACGGGCGTCCGGGCTTCGCTGCTAACGAATGCGCGCTGTGAAGGCGTGGGTTTCGAGTACTCCGCTCTCCGCTCGACGGGCTGTAAGGAACGGGTTGTTCCGGCCGGCAAGACGGGTTCGAGTCCCGTACAGTCCACGCGGGGTTCGATTCCCCGCTACGGGTGCTGCGACCCGTGCCAGGCTCCGGCCGCGAAGCGCTCCCAGGGGCGACCGCAGATTATGGAGAGGTCGCCTAGTCTGGCCTATGGCGCCGCGTCGGAAGCGCGGTCGGGGTAACCCTCGCGAGTTCGAATCTCGCCCTCTCTGCCACTCGCCGGCAGCCATGTCCAGAGTGAGCACCTCCTGCTGGCCGGGGGTCGTGAAGATGATCTCCACGCCGAACTCCCCGTGCTTGCCCTCCACCATGAAGAGGGCCCTCTTGATCATGGTCACCACAGGGAGCGCAGCCGCGTCTGGATTCTTCAGCCCCCGGACCGTCACGGTCACCTTTATCTCGCCTTCCACCCCGGAAGGCTATCTGGCGAGGTCGCACAGTGGCCTAGTGCGCTTGCTTCGAAAGCAAGTGGGGGCGACCCCCGTGAGTTCGAATCTCACCCTCGCTGCTCTGTCCCGGCCGCTCACTTCGCGTGCTTCGAGGTTTCGTGAGCCTCCCTCTTTTAGGTCGCACACGAGCCGGGACAGGTCATGGCGGGGTCGCCTAGCGGCCTAGGGCGCCGGCTTTGAAACCCGGTGAGGGGAACCTCCGTGGGTTCGAATCCCACCTCCGCTGCTAGACGCCCGTGCGGGTGCGCCTGGTGTTCCAGTTGCCCGCGCCCCAGCCGGACCCGAACCCGGCGGCGGCGAGCGCGAAGAAGGCGAGCCCGATGGCGATGATCCCGACGACGACGGTCAGCGAGATGCTGTGGACGCCGACGATCGCGATGATCGCGGCGACGATGAAGGCGAGGACGGCAAGGCCGTAGGTCATGACATGCTCCTTCTACTGGAGGAGCATGCGCTCCCCGGTGCTTCCGGGGCGCGCACCACGGGCGTGTAACTCAGATGGTCAGAGTACTTCCCTGATAAGGAAGAAGGCGCTGGTTCAAGTCCAGCCTCGCCCACCGGCACGCAGCGATCATCTGAGCCAGGACGTTCCGGAGACACGGCTGTACCGGGCGCTGCGAGCCTCACGGCGGTGTAGCTCAGTCGGCAGAGCACCCGACTCATGATCGGGTTGCCGGTGGTTCGATCCCACCTACCGCTACCGGGGGCGTATCCCCTCTGCCTTATAAGCAGTCGAAAGGGTAACCGGTGCAAGCGGGTTCAAGCCCCGCCGCCCCTACGCCTCTCTAGCACAATGGAATGCAGCGGGCTTTTACCCCGTGGAGTCAGGGTTCAAGTCCCTGGGGAGGCACTGAGCGCCAGTAGCTCAGCGGAACAGAGCGGCTGGCTTCTATCCAGCTGGTCGGGGGTTCGATTCCCTCCTGGCGTACGTGAACGGCCGCGCTTAAAGACGGCCCCGTGGACCCGCAGCTAGCGGCGGGGACTCAGAGACTCGTCGGTCAAGCAGTCCTATGGTCCTATCGTCTAGCGGTCAGGACGGCTGCTTCTCAGGCAGCTGACGCGGGTTCGACTCCCGCTGGGACTACGAACACGGGTAAGCGCGCTTGGCCTTTACCGGACCGATCATCCGGGTAACGGCCTGGAGACCCTGAAGGGCGAAGCCTCGGCTATGAGGGCTTGTTATGATCCTCCTGTGAAGCAGGGAAATCGCCCTGGGACCGGCGGTACATGGCACGCCCGGGGACCCGCCTGCAACGCGCACCAAGCCCCCATCGTCTATTGGTTAAGATCGCGGCCTTTCAAGTCGCGGAACGGGGTTCGAATCCCCGTGGGGGAGCAAGGCCGGGACTGTTATCCTGGTCGTGCGACGCGGAGTGGGGAAGTTCGGTGTTCCCGCTGGCCTCATAAGCCAGAGATCGCTGGTTCAAATCCAGCCTCCGCTACGAGAGAAGCAGGTGCTAGCGCTCTTACGTCCGGACGTACTGGGGGCCTGTTCGCTAGCACCGGACCGTGACCGGCTGCCCGGCCGGCTCTCGCAACGGGCAGGCCCATCCGGATGGCAGTACGGGTGTCAGCAGACCCCCTCGCGCTGCGGGCCGAAGCGGGGGACCAGAATCTTCTAGTGCGAGGAGAAATCATGCGAGAAAAAGACCCGGCTCCGTGCGGCGCCTGCGGGCAGGTACACGACGGGCCGTGCCCTGGCCAGGGCGGCTGAACGAACGATCTCCGGTAGCTCAATCGGCAGCAGCAGCGTCCTGTTAAGGCGATGGTTCCAGGTTCGAGTCCTGGTCGGAGAGCTGTGCGGTCCTGCCCGCGCCGACACCACCCGGGATGCACGGGGAGGGAAGCACCCGGCGGGGTGCAGCAGGATCATGGTTGTGCAGAGCAGACGGAGTGCTCGCCTCCCTGTCAAGGAGGAGATCACGGGTTCGAGTCCCGTCACGACCGCTGAGGGGAAGGTCATTACCGGGCGGCAGGACACCTTCCCCTTCAGTCCAGCCCGGCGCGGCGCCGGAGTTCGCGGTGGGCAACCTGGCTGACGTTCAGGATGGCGCGCCAGCCGCCGTACCACTTGCCGACGGCAAGTCCGACAAGTAGACCGACGACCAGGCCTGCGAGGAACATACCTTCAACGGTACCTCCGGCCGAAGTGCCTGACTACGGGTGTTTAGCTCAGCGGGAGAGCGCTGTCTCGACAAGGCAGAGGCCGCAGGTTCGATCCCTGCACCACCCACCAGCAGCATGGGCTCTACCCGGTGATCTCCAGGGGCCGGCAGTTTCGTTCTAGACTCCGGGGCGGCTGGCGGAAGGTCCGAAGGCGGTAATCCTGGTTAAGCCGCCCGAATAGCCCATGCTGCTGTACATGCCCTCATAGCTCAGCGGACAAGAGCGGCGCGCTACGGACGCGCAGGACGGGAGTTCGAGTCTCTCTGGGGGTACGCGAAGGTGGTGTAAGAGGCCGGCTCCGGCCGGGTCCGTGCGCACGGGCCCGGCCGGACAGGGGACCTCAAACGGAAGGAGGCGGAACCATGGATAACCGCGCTCCGGACAGCACTCCCCGGTTCCACCCGGGGCAGTCCTGGCAGAATCCAGGCCTTCGTGCCACGGGCAATTAGCTCAGCGGGAGAGCGCTTCGTTCACACCGAAGAAGTCGGCGGTTCGAGTCCGTCATTGCCTACCGGGTCGTGATCCATATGGCTGAGGAAACGGTTTGTGAGACCGTTATTGACGGGTTCGAATCCCGTACGACCCTCCATGGCAGGTTACTCAAGCGGCAACGAGGGCGGCCTGTAAAGCCGCTGGCCCAGTCCTGCGCTGGTTCGAGTCCAGCACCTGTCACCATGCACCTGTAGCTCAGCGGACAGAGCGCCGGTTTCCGGAACCGGGTTGCCGGGGGTTCGAGTCCCTCCAGGTGCACGTGCATCCCCAGGGCCGCCGGCTAACCATTGGCCGGTTACAACAGCCCCCTGCTCAGTCCTCATGGACATACATGGCCGGATGAAGGGAGTCCTGGTACCAGGCGGCACCTCCAAGTGCCCGGTACCGGCGGATAGGCCCGGGGATGCACCCTGACGGGATGGCCGAGCGGCTCAGGCACGCCCCTGCAAAGGGCGATACACGGGTTCGAATCCCGTTTCCGTCTCGGGGACCTGGTCCGGTGCACCGACGCAGATGCTAAGCCCGGTAGCTCAGCGGACAGAGCCGCCGTTTCCTAAACGGAAGACCGAGAGTTCGAATCTCTCCCGGGCCGCCTGAACGTGTTCCGCTGCTGAGCTGCGCCGGGAAGGGTCATGAGCACGCCGATCCCGCCCGATACCGTCGCCCAGGGGCAGACCGGGCACATCGCCGCCCACAACTCGATCTCCGACGTCCTGACCCAGTTCGAGAACCAGCTGTCCGCCATTCCCGGCCTCAGCTACGGGACTGCCACCCTCGTCGCCGGGTCGGTGAACGTCACCCTGCCGTCGGTGACCACGGGCGTACCCATCCTCGTTTCACGGATGACCCCGGGCGGGACCGTCGGCCACCTGGCCGTTCCTGTCGTCAATAACGGCAGCGGCTTCACCATCACCTCCAGCTCGTCCGCCGACACCTCCGTGATCGCCTGGCTCGTCCTCGGCTAGCGGCCACGGAAGGACTAGGAGGAAATCAATGTCCGTCATGGAATCCGACCTGCCCTCGGCAGGCGACGCGCTGTCCGTCATGTGCCAGAACCAGATGTCCGGCCGTACCGTCATCGCGGCCGATGCCAAGCGGAACTACGAGGTCGTCTGGGAAGGGAAAGGGGACCCGGACGGCAACGACGTCCAGCCGATCCCCGACGCCCTGCTGCGCACCATCCAGTTCCAGCGGGCTATCAGCCGGGGGGTAATCCGCGTCGTCGAGGGAGCCGACCACCCGGTGGTGAAGCAGGCCCTGGCCCGGCAGAACGACTCGTTCGCCAGGCGGATGGCCGCCTCCGACATGGCCGCCCGCGAGGTGATCGACGCCCCTGCCGCGAACGACATCACCGTGGTCAACTGTTTCGGCCCCGGCAGCCGTGAGGGAGCCGTCTGCGGGGAGCAGGTGCCGGTCCGCTCCGGGGACACCGGCAAGCCGCCGCTGTGCGACCGCCACGCGGGACTGAAGGACCGCTGCGTCAAGCGCGGCGACGGCCCCTGGGTCCTGGAGGACGACGGCCTCGCATTCGAGGGAGGGCAGTTCTAGATGGACGCGCTCAGCGCTGCGGCAGCAGGGACCTGAAATGACCAGGGGGCACGTCGACCCGGCGATGATGACCGGGACCTATGACACCTCGGACACCGCCGGGCCGTCGGCTCCGCATACCGAGCTGCGCGGAGTGACCCCGGCCTTCGACATGGCCCGTGCGTCCGACCTGGCCTGGGCGCTGCGCGCCATGGACCCGGATGACGAGGACGTCTCCCCGAACGTCGTGCAGACCAGTCCGGGGCTGACCGTCAACCGGGGAGACCCGGACGGCGACCGCCAGCGGGTAGCCGACGCTGCGCAGCGCGCCAGGCAGGCCCTGGAAGAGGCGGGCATGGACCTGGACGCGAAGACCGGGGCGATCCGGACCAGAGACCACTCCGCGCCCTGGGAAAACCACGCCGCCGCGATCGGGCCGATGACCGTTGTTGACGAGAATACTGACCGGAGTGCCGGATGACCGTCCCCGCTGACTTCTACGGCGTCCCCCTGATCGGGGTCACCGAGCAGACCGACTCGATCACCCTGACGGCGAGCCCGTCGGCCCTGTCGAAGAAGGGAATCGTCTCCTACCCGTCGCTGGAGACCGCCGGGGCATCTCCGACCGCCGACGTGATCACTGTCTACGACGTCACCGCGAGCAAGACCCTGGTACTGAACACCGACTACACGCTGACCGCTTCGGGCAGCTCGCCGGAAACGCAGACGTACTCGGTAACCTGGGTCAGTTCCTCGTCGAACGCCGCCAGCGGCGACACCTGCCGGGTCACCTACCGCTGGGGTACTGTCCCGGACACGTCCTTCAACGCGGGCGACTTCGAGGGCGAGCCCGGTGCCGCCCCGACGGGCACCGCGTTCGAGGCGTCTAACCAGGCGACCACCGGATCCACGGTCGCGGGCATCGGCGACCAGGCAGCGGGCGGCTCCCTGACCGACCCGGCCATGGGTACCCAGTCCAGCTCGGAGACAGGTGCTCCCGGCAGCGAGTACAAGGTTACCGGGGTTTCCCCGGGGCCGTTCGGGTGGACCGGGCCCGGCGCCCCCGACTCCGAGGGCGTCTACGGCGGGGACCTGCCGGAGAACTTCACTCCGTCCACCAACTACGAGTCCGGCACCCTGGACACCACGTACGCGGGCGGCGGCGACCTGGTGCCGTCGATGTACTCCAGCCCGAACGGCTACCGCGCCCCGTCAGCCGGAGTGGCCGCAGCGAACAAGGACACGACGCTGACGGACATCCTGGGCAACCAGGTTAACGACACCCCGGTCTTCGCCGACGCCTCGTACGCGGCGGCGGTCATCGACACCAGCTACATCGGCGCCCCGGCTAAGCCCACTCCGCTGCTGACGCAGACGGACGCCTTCGCCGCCGCCCAGGCGGGCTCGCCGCAGTACCTGAGCCAGTCCGGGATCGTCCCGTCCACCATCGTGGTGACGGACACCAGCACCTCGGCGACGCTGGTACTGACCACCGACTACACGGTGACCACCGCCGGAAACGGGCCGACGCTCGCCGCCTATATCACGCCGGCCAGCGGGACGAACTTCACCAGCGGGAACAACATCTCGGTGGCCTACTCCTACGGGGACGCCACCTACTGGGACTCCAACCCCCCGGCGAGCGTCCCGGGCGCGCCGACGATGAACTCCGTCACGGCCGTCAACCGGGGCGCGAAAGTCAGCTGGTCGGCGCCTTCGACGGACGTCTACGTCCAGTACTACCTGCTCCAGGCCAGCGACCTGGGTACGATGTACGTGCCCTACACCGGCCAGCCGGTCTCCTACGGGCAGCCGTCTCCCTCGGGCGGCGCGGACGTGGGCCAGCCGACTTTCCAGTCCGACGCGCTGACCCTGCTGGCCGCCGCCCTGGCGGTTCCGGCCTCGGCGCCCTCCCTGGCCACCGCGACAACCGGCGGCACCGTCCTGGCCGGGACCTACCACGCCGTCGTCACGTACGTGAACGCCAACGGCGAGACCACCGGGTCGGCAGCCGGGTCGGTCACCACCACCGGGTCCACTTCGACGATTACGGTCCCGTCCCCGGCGGCCGAGACCGGGACGACCGGATGGTACGCCTACGTCACCCAGGCCGGCGGCTCGACCTACACCCGGCAGCAGGCCGCCGGATCCCCCACGGCGGTCGGCACCGCTCTTACCCTGACCGCGCCGCCGACCAGCACCGGGGCGAATCCCCCCACCTTGAACACCACCGTCCCGACTCTGTCCAGGACAGGCATCCTCACCCCGCCGGGACAGCTCATCGTCCGCGACATCACTTCCTCGGGGCAGTCGATCCTGACGTCGGGGGAGATCGCGGGCGGCGAAGCCGACCCGCTCCAGGCGGACGGCCAGGTGCTGGAGTACGGCTACGACTACACGGTTACGACGATCGGGACAGGACCCTGGACCCAGTACCAGGTCGCGTTCGTGGCCAGCTCGGTCAACGCCAGGGCGGGCGATTCCATCACGGTGGACTACTGGTACGGCGCGGACCCGTCGTCGGTGGCTGCGGTCTTCACCCAGGGCCTCCTTCAGAACACCCCGGTCATCTACCGGCCGGACGGGACAACTCCCTACAACCAGGGCTACCGCTTCAAGGTGGCCGCCGGGAACCAGGCCGGGCTCGGGCCTTTCAGTGCCTGGTCGTCCTACGTGGTGCCGCTGAACTACAACGAGGCCCAGCCCGGGTCGGAAGGCTCGATCACCGTGGGCACCGGGTCGCTGGATCCGGCCAACGCGACCAATCCCATCTACCGTCCCGACGGCACGGTCAAGTCCGGCACCGGACTCGGAGGCTGAGATCGCCACCTACTCGACTGTCCTGGGGCTGAAACTCAACGACGAGTCCGACCCGTTCCAGCTCAGCGACTTCATCCAGAACTGGGAGACGCTCGACGCCTCCCCGGGGACCTACATCTGCACGTCCACGTCCCGGCCGAGCTGGGGCACCGGGCAGGCCGGGCGGCTGATCTTCATGAGCGACCTGAAGCAGCTGTCCTACTGGTCCGGGACGACCTGGAACGACCTGCGGGACGCCGCCCCGGTGTTCGCCGGCGGCTACTACATCAACGCTGCCTGCAACCCGGGCTCGACCGGGGTCTTCAACGTGCTGACGCTGACCACTCCGCGCCCGTCGGCGCTGAGCATCTGGATGGGCGCGACCTTCACCTACCCGGCCAACGGCTGGCAGATCGCCGCGCAGGCGATCACCTTCGACGGCACCGCCTCGCTGATGGGAAGCTTCCAGGAGGAGGTCCGGTTCGCCGGGGACCCGTACTCGACGGGCGGCGAGGGAGCGACCAACGCCACGAGCATGACGCTGATCCCGGACTGCACCGCCGGGCAGCACCAGATCGGGGTCCGGGTGCAGGTCAGCAACACCTACTTCACGACCGTGACGCTCGTCGGGGTGAAGATCCTCGCGATGCTCTCGACTTACGCTTCGGGTAACAGCCTGTGAGGTGACCTGGTGAGCATCACCGACCCCGGCCTGGTCGACTGGACCGAGCGCACGTACCTGAGCCAGTTCTCCCAGCCGCCGCTTACCTTCACGGTCTACATCGGCGGGGCACCTGCCGACCCGGACGGCTCCTCGGTAACCGGGCGGCTGCTGATGCAGAACCCGGACGGCACCGAGGCCCTGGTGAACACCTACACGGCGGTCCGGGAGGCGCCCGGCACGTACGTGATCACCCCGTCCAGCTCCGACACGCAGACGCCGGGGTACGCCGAGCTGGACTGGATCTACGCGATCAGTGCCGTGCCGCAGCAGTACGCCACCTACCTTCAGATCGGCCCGGCCAACCCGTACTACGACGCACTGCCGCCGGAGACGCAGGACTTCCTCAACGACCAGGTGTGGGTCCGGTTCGCCGACCTCTTCGACTCAGCCGGGGGCGGCCCCAACCTCCAGGAATATTTTCAGGCGCACTGGTCACGAGGCCGGATGGCGCAGATGATGAACATCGCGCTGCACAAGATCAACGCGGTCGCCCAGCCGTGGAGCAACTACACCCTCGACGGGGTGGACGGCCCGATGTACGCCTATCATTTCTGGGGCGGCCTCCTGGCTTCCTACACCTACGTGGAGTGCTGCAAGCAGCTGATCCGCTCCTACACCGAGCAGCCGCAGTTCTCCGGGCCGCCGGTCGCCCGGATGGACCGCCGCGACTACACCGACCGCTGGCGGGCCGCCCTCCAGGACGAGCAGGCGGAGCTGAAGTCCCTGCTGGACGTGTTTAAGATTCGTCACATTTTGAATGGGTCACCTCGGGTGCTAGTTTCGGGAGGCAGCTATGGACGTTACGCCCCGACCAGGATCGCAGGCAGTGTGGCGGCTCGTCCGAGGATGTATGCCAGGTGGTATTGATCCAGTCTGCGTCCACGGTCACGGCATGAACGGCTGGCCCGACGGCCAGCCGGTCACCCCCTGGGCCGACCCGTGGCATGACATAGCCGGGGACATCAGGAGTCTCTACATCCTGGATTCGTTCACGCTGCCGCTGCCGACGAAGCACAGCCGCGAGCGCGAGCGCTGGCGCGAGTCCGGCACCCTCACCCGGGAGATGATCGCCCGGCTGCTGGCGGGCGAGTTCAGGGAGTGACGCCGCCCCCGGGTACCTGCCAGTGTTCCCGGTCCCCGTTCCGCTCGTGCAGCTCTGCCATCACCCAGGAAGACCTGCTGTGCGACACCTGCCGGGCCGTCCGGGACGCGGGGGCGGCCTGCTGGGTAATGCCGGTTCTCCCGGACGAGTACGTGCACTTCGGCGTCATCCTGGCTGACAGCGGGTTCTCCGTCCTCTGGCCGTGAGGGAAAGGCAGATAATAACCGTCATGCCCTCTTCTCCCTGGATCCGCGACATCCTCGACGTCTACTGCCCGGCGTGCGGCGAGCCGAAGCTGCACCTGATGCAGTCCGACGTCATCCACTGCCTCGCTCCCGGCTGCCCAGACCCGGACGCGGCCCACAAGATCCTCGCCGAGCGGGAAACCCTCGACATCGTGACGTTCGACGACGGCCACTTCAACGTGCTCCACCCCCTGCGGGAGCGGATCGGCGGGGCGCTGCTGGACTGCCCGGTGGCCGAGGCGCTGGCTAGCACCCCGACGGCGGCGCAGCGGGCCGGGGGCCGGTACCGCGTGTGGCTGGACGAGGACGGAAAGCTGATCTTGAAGCAGATCGAGGAGACGTAGTGACCTGCCAGTGCGACGTCATCCCGGAGCGGCCGTGCCCGGCGCAGGTCACCCAGGAGGACCTGCTGTGCGACACCTGCCGGAAAGCCAGGAGACCCGGCATGATCCACGCCGCCTCCACGATCTTCGGCGGGAGCATCGTGCGGACCTCGCACCTGGCCATCGACGCAAGGGTGTTCGCCCCGGAAGGATTACAGGCGGCAGCGGGGGAGGACGCATGATCGTCTTCCCGCTGGTCAGCCGGTTCTTCCGGGCGGTGCTGGGCGAACCCCGTGCGCAGAACGTCATGAACAAGTGGCTGATGTACTTCTGGGTCGCCAACCTCGTCGGCGTGCACCTGGTGTTCTTCTTCGCCAACAGCTTCTGGCAGAAGGCCTCGATCCTCTACCTGGCCGACATCTCCGTGTACGCCTGCATCGGCCAGCACTACACCGGGATGACCGCGTCCCTGACCGGGCTGAAAGCCGATGACCGGGCCGAGGCCCTGGAAGCATCAGGAGGCGATGACAGTGACCAGACGCGAACAGGAACTTGAAACCGAGAACCGGATGCTGCGCGAGCAGGTGGTCACCCTGGTGAAGTTCGTCGAGCAGGCGACCCGGCCGGTGATCCGCCTGGACTCCGCCCCGGCTTACCCGGTGTACATCCCGGACGGCAACCCTCCCTACTGGTACTGGAACCCGGTCGTCAACTACGGCAGCTGGATCTCTCCTGAGGTAAGCGTCTCTACTTTGACGTTCTCCTGAGCTATCCTGGCGGCGTGAGGGGCTGCCCCCGTGCCCCCGCGTCCGAATGAAGGCCCGGTTCCCCGCCCGGCCTCTTCAGGAGCCCGCCTGCGTTCAGAGCCCGCAGGCGGGCTCCCTCTTTTCCCCCGGAAGACGTGAGACCGGGGAGGAATCGATGACGGAAGACAGCGCCGGACTGGGAATGGCGGTGAACCCGTCGCGGTTCGAGAAGATCCTGGGCCTGATCCCCCGGTTCCTGTCCAGTCACGTCCACGTGATCTGGCTGCTGGGTCTCGGGATCTACCTGATTGTCCTGCCGCTGTGCGGGGTGAACGTCAGCGCCAAGTCCGAGCTGATCGGCGGCAACTACACCAACGTGAGCGGTGATATCGGCGCCTGCATCGCCGCCGGGGGAACAGTCCACCTGGTGAAGCAGCAGCGCAAGCGGAACAGGGTGACTGACGCCACCCACAAGATCATGGCCGATCTCTACCGCGAGCGCACAGGCGAGGCTCACCCGGCGGCGGTCACGGAGATCACCGAGCCCCAGGGGTAGCCGGTGCCCACCCAGAACGGCGCCGCCGCGTTCTCGGCCGGCCCCAGCGGCACCCAGGAGCTGCTGGACCAGGCTGGGAACGTCTTCCTGGACCAGGCGGGGAATCCTCTTCTCCTCCAGGGCGGCTCGGTACCCGGGGCGTCGATGGCCGTTACGGCTTCCTCGTTCACGCCCGACCTGCACGGAGCAGCCGCCCTGTCCGGTACGGGAGAGCTGGCTTTCGGGACCGCCCCCGGCGCCGCCGCCCTGTCCGGGTCGGGTTCCCTGGCGGGCGGCGCGGCCGTCGTCAACCCGAACCCGTCGGCCGGCCTTTCGGCCGCTGCTTTCCTGACGGTTCCGGCACGGGTCATCAAGAACGCCTCGGCGTCGCTTTCGGCTGCCACGGTGATGACCGTCTCCGGGTTCGTCCCGCTGCTGACCGCCCGCCCGGTCATGGGCGCGACCGCCGTGGTCCACCAGGCTGCCGCCGCGCACCTGGCGGCCGGGGCGGTGCTGAGCGCCGCGACGTCGGCTTCGGCTGCGCACCTGAGCGCCGGGGCCGTGCTGCTCGCGCCGGGCCGGGCGGCGGCGGCCAGGCTCCTGGCGGGCACCAGCCTGCGGGTGTCCGGCAGCTACTTCATGCCGGGCCAGGCGGCCCTGTACGCCGCGCCCGCCCTGGCCGGGGCCGCGCACGTCACCGAGCCCGGCTCTGTGCACCTGGCCGCCTCCACGGCGCTGGCGGCGGCGGCGCTGCTGCACGTCTCCGGCGGTGCCGCACTGCACGGGTCGGCGGCACTGGCGGCAGCCCCGTTTACCGCTTCCGCTCACCTGGCCGCTGCCCCGCAGCTCGCAGCAGCGGGCGGGAAGACCGCACAGGCCGCTGCCGGCCTGCACGCCCCCGGTTCCGTCACGGCCGCCGCAAAGGTCACCGAGCATGCCAGGAGCGCTCTGGGGGCCGCTGCGGTGCTGTCGCCCCGTGCGGTCGTGGCCAAGACCGCCAGGGCCGCCCTGGGGGCTTCTGCCGTGCTGCACGCGGCGGGGATCCGCAGCGTTACCGGGCACGCTCCGTTCACGGCGGCCACGGCTCTGACGGCACACGGCGCCCGCACGGCCGTGGCCGCCGCCGCACTGTCCGCACCGGGCACTGCCGGGACTGCCGGCCACGTGTTCCCGGGCGCCCGGATGCACGCTTCCCCGTCGCTGGCGGCCGGGGCGGTGCTGTCCCGGCCGGGGCGGGCGGCGCTGGCGGCTACGGCGCGGCTGACCGGGACGGCGCACGGGACCGTGTTCCCGTCAGCTGCCTTTACGGCACCCGGTGCCTTCCTGCCTACTCCGCTGGGAGTAGTCCGGGCCCAGGCCGGATTCACCGCCCGGCCGTGCCTGCACGCCGCTGCGGAGACCAGGCCCGGAATCCCGCTTCCGGTCCGCCCGGCGGGGCAGCAGCCCGCCTGGCAGCGGGACGTCCAGCGGTTCGCAATTGTCCAGGAACGGCAGCGGCACGCCCAGGCGCTGTGGCAGTACGGGGAGCTGGCGGTGTTCGCCCTGCTGTGGCGGCCGGAAGACATCGGGCCCGGTCTGGCGCAGCGGTGCACCCGCTGCTGGAATCCCTCGGCGGTGATCGCCGGCCTGCCGCCGGATACCGTCCCGCCGGCGGGCTACTACACGATCCCCGGGGTGGAGGACCAGATCAGCGCCGCCTACGGGCAGGGGAACCAGTACCGCTGCACCCTGTGCTACGGCACCCAGCTCATCGCGGCCGGCCAGGTGAAGGTCCCCGGGGTCCGGGCCCTGCTGGTGCGCCCGGCTGTCCTTACCGACACCGACCAGAACCAGCAGCGTACCGCGAAGGGCACGGTGAACACCGGGTCGGTGTCGGTGCAGAGCACCCCGGACTTCCGGGTGAACACCCTGGACTACTTCTTCCGGTCCGACGGGCGCCGCTACCAGCTCCAGGTCCCGGCCCGGACCACCTTGCGGACCGGGTTCGGTTCCCCGTGGCAGGCTTCGGCTGCGATCAGCTACAACCTGGCGAACGCGTCCCTGGAAGACCCGAAGGCGTCGGTGGCGTACATCATCCCGCCGCTCAAGGGAGAGCTGGAGCGGGTACTGGGCACCTATACCCGCATCCCGGCTGACTACGCGTGGATCGAGCAGGTCAACGGCCCGCTGATCCCCGGAGAAGACCCGCCTCCGGCCGCCTCGGGGCTCTACCAGCCGCCGGTCAGTCTCGGGATCCGCTGAGGTTGCCGGAATCGTCGAACTCGCCGTTCCGCACCCCGCCGAGGAAGTCGTGCCACTCGCCGGGCGTGAAGCACAGGATGCCTTCCTCCGGCCTGCGGCTGTTGCGCACGTTCACGGAGCCGTCGAGGAGGAACTGCACCTCGACGCAGTTGCCGTTGGCGTAGCTGAAGGAGGACTTGATCCATTCCGGCTCTGATGTAACTCTTTGTGCCATACCAGTCATCCTATGTAGTAACGTGGTCGTGTGCTCCGGGTACGTGCGGCCCACCTGCCCGCAGGCACGGTGAGGCCCCGGCCTGGAGGCGGGCCGGGGTCCCTCACTGCCAGATAGAGATCGCCGCCCGGATCTTTCCGTCGTCCGGGTTGCCGAGCACTTCGGTCAGGTCTTCCTGCGTCGGCCGGGCTTCCTCGTCCAGGGGCATGCGCACGATCAGGTCAGCCAGCCGCTCACGGCGGCGCTCCTTCTCGTCCAGTTCCCCGGTGACCCGCTCCTTCGCCAGCTTCAGCGCGCCGATGATGACCGTTCCCGCCTCTTCGATGTCCATGCCCCGCATCATAAAGCGTCCCGGTAAAGTCACGGACATGGACGTAATGCGCGCCGGGCGCAGCCTGAGCCAGGTTCCGGAGAGCCTGTGCACCCTCTACCGGGTCACCGGAGAGGACTGGCAGGACCACGAGTGCATCGGCATCGTGAAGTCTCCGGAGATAGCGGCAGCCGTCTGCGAGGCTGTCAACGCACGGGGTATACCGCTGCCATGACGCAGCCGGAGTGAGAACCCCGCTCCGCTGGTGGCGCGAGGTCTTCATGGCAGACCTGCGGCGCGAGCTGCCCGTGATCGTCCGGGCCCAGCGCGAGATGCCGTTCGTCCGCGATGCCGGCGGCGTGCCGGTTGCCGTCGCGGCTATCCCCCGGAAGGAGCAGGATCAGCCTCCGGGGAGGTGAACCGTGCCGGACGAGGAGCACACGTCCGCCTGGGGGCAGCGTTCCTCTCCGTCCGGGGACTGGCGGCCGGTCCCTGACCCGACCTCCCTGACCACAGAAGCCGTACGTCTCGCCACGGAGCAGTTCCGGCGGGAAATGGCCGCCGAGCGCGAGTTCATCCTCTCCCGGATCGCGCTCGGCACAGCGGAAACGCGCCGGGTAGAGGAAGTCATCCGGGAGAGATTTTCCGCGATCGAGGGCACGTTCTCCTCCAACGCCCTGGCCCTGACCGCCGCCCTGGCCGCGCAGAAGGAGGCGGCGGCCGAGCAGAACAAGTCGAACTCCACCGCGATCGACAAGTCCGAGGAAGCCACCAAGGAGACGATCGCGGCCAACGCGGCACAGACCTCGGCCGGACTGAGTTCCCAGGCGGCGATAGTCGCCGACCTCAAGGAACGGGTGGTGCGCCTGGAGACCGCCGGCCCGGTCCGCCTGGAGGAACGGTCGGAGCGGCGCCTGGACCGGGGCGTCAGCATGGCAACGCTCATGGCGGTGATTGCCGTCGTCTCGGTGGTCGCCGCTATTGCCCTCGGCCTGGCGGCTGCTCTCAGGTAGTCCCGAATGTCGGACCCCTCCGGTAAAATACAAGGTAATCAGATAAACCGGAGGATTACATGGCCGCGTACGCGCCCGCAGGACAGCCCGCCAATATCATCAACCACTTCGTTTTCGTGGTGGACGAGTCGTACTCGATGAAGCACCTGAAGGACACCACGATCCGGGTGTTCGACGCCTTCATCTCGCGGCTGGCCGCCAAGTCCAGGGCCAAGGAGCAGGAGACACGGGTCACCGTGTACTTCTTCAACTCCTACGGCACCGAGCGGTGCGTCATCTACGACATGGACGTGCTCCGCGTTCCCTCTCTCGCGGGAATGTACCGCCCGGACGGCAACACCGCGCTGCTGCGCACTTTCCTGCTGGCCATCAGGGACCTGCGGGAGCTGCCGCAGAAGTACGGCGACCACTCGTTCGCCGTCTTCGGGTTCACCGACGGCCAGGAGAACGACAGCGCCCGGCCGCGTACCCACCAGGCGCAGTCGAAGGTGATCGCCGAGCTGCACCAGGCTATCCTTACCGCTCCCGGCAACGAGACGTACGGCCTGTTCGTGCCCGACCAGGAAGGCGTCCACGACGCTAAGAGCTTCGGGTTCCCGGCCGGCAACATCAGTATCTGGAACCCGAACTCAGCTGAGGGCATCGAGGAAGTCGGCCGGCTGCTCGACGACGTGACCGAAGGCTACATGGAGGGCCGCAAGCACGGCGTGCGCGGCTACAGTGCCAGTTCCAGCGCACGAGGCGGCGGCCTGTTCAGGATGCGGGACTTCACCGCCAGCGACGTCCAGCACTCGCTTACCCCGGTCACTCCCGGCAGCTTCTTCTACCTGGACGTCGAGCAGCAGCACCGCGACCCTGGGTCCGACGGTGCCCGGCTCGACTGGTTCGTCGAGAAGGAGACGAAGAAGCCGTTCCAGCGGGGACGCTACTACTACCAGTTCACCAAGAAGGAGAAGGTCCAGGGCTACAAGCAGGTTGCCATCGAGGTCGGCGACGTCCTGTACTCCGGGACGCTGGACGAGACCCGGGAGCTGCTCGGCCTGCCGTCTGACCACGCCGTGGCGCTGAGCCCCGACCAGAAGCCGGGCGCCACTATCTTCATCCAGTCGACAAGTAATAACAGGAAGCTGATGCCGGGGACGCGGCTGCTGGTGCTGCGGTAGCTTCTCTCCGTGCCGGAAAATCCTGCCCCCGAGGGCTACCGCGACGCCGGGAACCTGACGATCACCGTCAGGTTCCCGGCTGGCCCGTTCGTTATCCAGGGCCTGGTTCTGGAACACGAGGAATGCGGGCGGCTGGTAGCCCCGGACGGGGTCGGGAAGCACGAGCGGCTGCACCCGGAAGGCGGGAAGGAGGCAACATGATCCAGGACAGCGACGCAAAGGTGCTCGCCTGCCTGCGCGAGCACGGGCCCGGCACCATCACGGTGAAGCAGCTCGCGCAGATGACGGGCCTGCCCCGGATCACCGTCCGGACGTCGGTGGATACTCTCGACTTCGACGGCCTGATCTGCCTTCTGACTAACGGGCCGGAGACGACGTACATGATCCGCCACCTGCACGCGGATCCGGGAGAGTGCGGGCAGCCGCTGGGAATGACGGTCCAGGAGGTCCACCCGGACGGGCAGCGCTAGCGGCACTATTCCGGCAGGTCCGGCGAGAGAGGCTCCGCGCGGCCGTCCCGCATGTCGGCTTCGGCTTCCTCGACCAGCTTGCCGAGCTGCCCCGAGAAGCGCCGGACCTGGCCGGCCGCCTCCTGGACTTCGAACCTGACGGGCCCGTTCACGTAGGAGACGGTGACGACCTGGCCGCTGCGGGATGCGGAGAATGGCATAGGACGAGGCTACTGCGTGATCTCGCCCAGGTCCCGGACAATCCTGGCGGCCTCGGCCAGGATGCGGTTCCCTCAGATCAGTCAGGCAGGGTCGTGCACGTCCGGCTCCTGCTTGACGTAGCGCCACCCCTCGGTCAGCGGCGGCCGGTCCGGGCCCTCGTAGCTGCTCTTCACCTCGTCGGCGCGGCCCTGGGCCGCCTCAGCCTCGTCGGCAGCCTCCTGTGCACGGATCTTAGCGTCGTCGGCCAGCCGCTGGGCGACATGAGGACGGGAGGCATCCTGGTATTCGGCTTCCGCCTGCCGGCGGGCGTCCTCGGCTTCGGGCTGGTCGCGGGGGAGCCGGAACCCGTCCACGGCCTCGACGGCACTGAGGTCTACTCCGGCGGGGACAGCGGCGACCGGGGTATCCCGCTCGCGCTTCTCCTCCTCGGTGAGCGGGACGCCGTTCTCGTCCAGGTCCTCCTCCGGGACGGCCTCGTCCGAGGCCTCCGGGGACCGCGTGCCGTCGGCCGCGTGCACGGTGCCCTGTCCGGGCTCGTCCTTGATCCTGCCGGTCACTTCGCCGGTCACTTCGCCGGTTACCCGGCCGGTGACCTCGCGGTCGTCCTCGTCCCTGTTCCTGCTCATACGGTATTCCTTCCTCTTTTTATAGCCCTTTATGTTCTTCTGGCCGGAATGCTAAAGGATTCCGAGCACGAACAGCACGATAAGTACGATAACGATCAGGAGGATCAGGCTCCACGGAAAATACGGCATGTGCTATGACTGCCCTTTAAGTAACAGCCTATTCACTGCCTTCTGAATTACCAGGTCTTTTCGTCCAGCAGCCGGCTGCTGTCGATCGCTTTCAGCCGGGCGGCGAACTGGGCCGGGCGGCTGGCTTCCCGCAGGGTGTCCAGTTCCTCGCGGTACAGGACGACCAGAGAGCCGCTGTGCTGAGCGCGCCAGGCCGCCCGGTAGGGGCGCATCGCGGAGTCAGTCAGGTCGCTGCCGATCTCGACGTGCACGGTCAGGATCCTGGGGACGGCAACACGGAGCGCAGTCCACTGCCACGCAGGCATATCTCCTGCCGGCCGCGCTTCCATGACGACGCGCAGGACAGGGACCTCGTGAAAATGGCACAGCCCGTAGAACAGGGCCTCCATCGGCGAGTCCAGCACGATCTCAGAGGATGCCTTCACGCGAGCCACGACAGCGTGTCCTTCCTGGTAACGGTAAGCATGGATACCGCGTCCCACATCGGCCGGCACCCGCGCGGGTCGCCGGGATGCCCGGACAGACGGCCGCCGTCGTCGTGAATCCACCAGCCCGGGTTCGGCATCCAGCCCAGCTTCCGGCGGTGCGCCGTGCAGTAGAAGACAGGCAGCTCGGTCTCTTTCACTGCTCCTCCGGGTACAGGTGGCCGTAGGCGGCGATCATGTCGCGGGCATGCATGAGCTTCTCAGACCTGTAACTCGGCTGCTGGTAAGCGATCCCCGGCGGCGGCCCGCTGGCGATCAGGTCTTCCTCGAACTCGGTCCGGACCTCCCGGCAGTGGACGATGAGGCACCTCATGCACAGCGGGGTGTCCGGGTCGCAGTCCATGCAGACGTCGCAGGCCTGGTACCCAGAGTCGGCGTTCCCGCACCGGCTGCACGGCGATGTCATAATCAGCTGCCTCCTTCGTCATCCTGGAACCGGAAACCGAGCGCGTGCGAGTGACCGCGCAGCAGCTCCCGGACCATGGTGGTGAACTCCGGGTCGCCGGAGACCCTGGCGGTCATCTCGGCGACGATCTCGTTGAGGCTGGCCAGGTTGGCGGCGACGGCGTCCAGGCGGGTGCTATCGGCAGCTTTGTCGTCGGCTCCGAACGGAGACCAGGCCGGGAATCCGGGCAAGTGACCGCTGAGAGACTCTGCCCCGAACTCGACGGTGATGATGTCGCCGGGGTCTACGGTCGTCAGCTCGATGGAGGCCCGCAGGACATATCCGGTGTCCTGGTTGATCACGGCGACGCGGTGCACGGTCCTGCGCGGCGAGGTTACCGGATAGGGAATGTCGACCTTGAGCTTGCCGGCGGTCGCCGGGGGAGGAAAAGGCACGTCGGGTACTTCCACGGTGACGCGGTCAGTGGTGAACAGCCGGGCCGTCAGCCGGGGCGCCTTGGTCTCTAGTGCGGGACGGCGGTTGATCTCGGTGCCCATGTCAGCAGCTCCCGAAGAAGAACGAAGTGAATCCCAGGCCGGACTCGTCCGGGGTGAAGTGCAGTTCTTCCAGCCGGACCAGGTCCTGCGGCGAGACGAGGTCCGGGCTGACGTCCACGTAGAGCAGGTCGTGCGTGCAGTTGGTGGGAATCTCAGGGTTGGCGTACTTGCGCATGATGACCAGCGCTTCGATCAGAGCATCCATGTCAGTGCACTCCCGGCCAGGAAAAGGTGTGCCCGTCCTGGATGAAGTGCAGCTTCGCCAGCCGGGTCAGGTTTTCCGGCGTGACGACCGTCGGGTCTACCTCGACGCAGAGGACGTCCTCTCCGGTGTATACGTCGTGAGCGGGATACGCGCAGGTACCAGGCTGCGCGTACCAGTGCAGAATCATCAGTCCCTCGATCAGTTCTTCCATGTCAGTGTTCTCCTGGCACTTCGGTGTCCAGATTGACGGTGACCGCGATTATGCTGTCGCACAGCAGCACGCGCAGGATGCCTTCCGCGTCGGTTGCCCCGCATTTCACGCCGTACGCGGCCAGCTTCTCTGCCAGCGATGCGATCTCCTGTGCTAGTTCGCTCATGGATGCATCTTATCAAGAAAAGCCGTAATGTATAGCCTATGAGACGCACCGTCAGCGCAGCCAAGGTCCAGTGGGAAGTCCAGGACCTCCGCGAGCAGCTCGTCATCGCTCAGGCCGAGCTGGTCAAGACAGAACGGGTCATCCGCGAGATCGTGCGGCACCCGCGCAACAGGGCCGGGGTCTTCGGAGCAGGGGACGCTCCTCTCTACACCGACCCGGCCAGGGCGGTAGACGCACTGCGCGAAATGGGCCGGCTCGCCTACCTGGTCTACCCGGGCCGGAAGAACCGGATTAAGCCGGGAGTGCTGCTGCGCCAGTACGAGGGCAGGATCACGGCAGTAGTGAGCCTGGAGGGCCGGCTGGAAGCACTGGAGGCCGCGCTGCGCGAGGCCGGGGTGAACCTGGACGTACTGCCCGGGTAGTTCTAGCCCTGCTTCCGGCCGGTCTTCATGAGCCCCTCCCTCAGGCGTATGCGATCCAAGCGGCCATCGGCGCGGTACCTGGCTCCGGGCCGTACCAGACGACGATCCGGATGTTCGTGACCGGGCCAGTCTGGATGCCCTCTTCCAGGCAGTTGCCCAGGACGGCGTTCGCGAACTCCTCGGGGTCGTCGTCATAGTCGTCGTTCGTGCCGGTCATGTCGTCGACAGGCACCCAGGTCTGGTCGTCGTCGGTGGCCTCGACTGCGTAGGTGAAGGTCGTCACGAGAAGCAGCTTATCAAGGAAAGCTGTATTGTCTAGCGCCAGGTCTAGAACTGCTCAGGGTCGTAGATAACATCCGGGTGAAAAGGGATCTTGCGGCCTGTCACCACCGGGTCACCGGAGTAGTCCACGGGCGGCTCCGGCGGCATCCTCCCGCCGAGCATCAGCACCTCCTCGGTGACGATCACCAGCCGCCAGCCGTCCTTGTCCAGGTCCGGGTTCACCTTCACCGGGACGGGGAACCAGTCCCCCGCCGTGGTCTCCCAGCCGGAGCGCTCCCACAAGTCAGCATCCATGTGCAGCAGGTGGCGTACCGCAGGGTGCATCTCCAGGCGCAGCCCGTCCGGCAGCCGCTGGCCTGGCATCCAGTGCTCGTGCACGTACTCGTTGACGCTGGTGACCAGGTGACGGACCAGCTGCTGCTCTTTCCTCCAGCCGGGGCAGTCGTGGCCGGTGGACCCCTGGTGGGCAGGATGGGGTTCTTCGTTGCCGCAGCGCGGCCAGGGGATGCTCACTGACCCGGATCCCGCAGCACTAGCCGGCCTTGCATGGCCAGTCTGACCAGCACGTCTTCCCAGTCAGTGCCGCCGATCACCTCGACTCCGAGGACCTGGCCGTCTGAATCCACGTCGATCATCTCGGAGTCGCTTACCTCAAAGGTCCGGGCCACCTTGCCTTCGCGCAGCTTCGCGTAGCAGGCGTTCACCTGGGGGTCGTGCCTGAATTCAAGTACCTTCGCTTCGCCCATGACAGCAGGCTAACGGACCGGGCAGGGCCTCCCCAGGCTCTTGGTCACTCGGGAGACCGTGCCTTACTGCACCGGCCGGAGTACCAGGTCACCGGAGAAGAGAAGAACCGCTTGTCGCCCGGTAGCGCAGCATCGCCCAGAACTGGTCGGCCGACGGTGCCGTCCGCAAGGTCTGGAGATCCTCCTCGAAGAGCACGGCCAGCAGGCCGCGCTGGACTCGCCAGGCTGTGTGCTTCGGCTCAGTGTCTTCTTTCACCCAGTGGTCGCCTTTGGTCTCTACGGCGATCACTTCTCCGCGCCACTCGCAGATAAAATCAGGCGCGTAGGAACCGCGATCACCCCAGGGAATCTGCTCATCGCCCTCCGGGCGGCGGCAGCCGATCTCCATCAGGTAGCAGAGTCCCTTGAAGGCTGATTCGAGTCCGTTGAGCTGCTCGTTCGGCCGGGTGTGCTCCTGCGAGCACTTGTCGGAGCAGTAGCGGCGGTGACCCTGGGATTTCGGGTAGGTGAACTGCCGACCCTCGCGCGGGCAGCCAGGGTTCTGGCATACAGCGATGAGGGTATTGGCGGGGTCGGCCTGCCGCCTGAGCGCATACTTCTCACGGCACTCGTCAGAGTGGTACTTCTTCGGGTAAGGACTGTAGAAGACCTCGCCGCACGGGCAGGTGGTCATCTTCCGCTTGTCGGCCCAACGGTCCTTGTTGTCTACGGACCGGGCGCACGTCAGTCCACAGAACCGCTGCGGAGAGTTGACCGGGGCCTCGAATATCTCCTCGCACGCCGGGTTCTCGCATGACCTCGCCTCGCGAGCGATAACCCGCTTGCGTCCGCCGTGCTGGCCGCCGGAGCCGATCCGGTTTCGCTGGCTTGCTGCGATCCGCTCGTTGATCTCCCGCTGGTAGTCCTCGCTGCGCCCGGCGTTCGGGTTCCTCGGCCGGGCGGCCAGTTCGATTCCCTCTTCACCGAGCCACCGGGAGAGAGTCTGGACGCTGGGACCCAGAAGCTGGCTGATCTCGCTGAGCGACTTCAAGTTCTCGATGTAGAGACGCTTGACCTCGTCGATGTACTGGCTTTTCTTAGATGTTCTAGACATGAAACACTCACCTCCTCCGTCATCGTATCGGAAGAAGTGAGTGTTATGCAAGCTTGCTAGTCAAGATACACTTAAGTCATGACTAGCTAAGACTCAGCTTTTCGTGATCGACGCCAGCCCTCTTGGATTGAGCACCGACATAGCGATCATTTCATCGAAGACCCAGCCCTTCCAGAACGCCTCGACGTTGTGGTTCTCTTCGACATCCAGGCTGTAAAGAATCGGGAAAACTCCGAGGAAGTTGGGTTCGGGAGCCAGGAAGATCTTCGCCTGGGGCACGATGATGGACCGCTGGATCTGGAACTCGCCGAAGGACGTGATGGTCTCGCCGGCGACCACCCGGTCCTTGAACGCCCATCCGGTTTGGTTTATATCCCACCGGAACATGTCCCGGTAGTCGAACGGGTTGATCAGGATGCGGGCCGACGGCAGCTCGTGCAGGTCGGTCATGGCGACCGCGCTGTACAGCGAGCCGGGGGTCAGGTACCCCGACGCCTCGGTGATGTTGTGGTTGGGCGTGACCACGTGGTCCGGGCGGGTGGCGTAGTCGGTGATCGCCGCCTGAAGCAGGACCAGCAGCCGGGCGTCCTCCTGCTTGAGGATGGCCTGCTTGGTCTCGTCCTGGGCCTGCTCGACGGCGTTGATCCGCAGGTAGAACAGGTCTTCCTTGCGGATGGCCGGGCGCGACGCGATCCGGAAGAACCGGACCGGGATCCGCTTGCCCTCGAACGGGGTGACCCGGACTTCGCCTTCAGTCCCGGACAGGATGTAGGCCTGGCCGAGGTCGTCCCAGACGTCGTACTCCACCGGGGTACCGGGGGTGACCGGGTCCTCCACCAGGACGTTGCGGACGATGCCCTGGTACCGGAGCTTCAGCTGGATCGGCCCGACCATGCCGACACCCAGGCGCCGGAAGCCGTGCATCTCGTCGGAGAGGATCAGGGCCATCTTCCGGACCTTGGCCTCCCTCGTAAGAGAGACGCCGTTGGTCCGTGCCCGCCGGGCCTCGATCTGGGCGATGTAGTCGTCGGACTTCCGCGAGGCCACGCGGGGCCGCAGGCCGCCGCCCGGAGCCAGCGCCAGCTGCCCGCCGGCCGAAGTGGTCGCCAGCTCGTTCATGGGTTCCCTTTCCTGCGTTCCCGCGTGTTTTCTGTTTCTCGCTGCCCGGTCGTCAGACCTTGGCCGCAGTCAGGTTGCCGGCGGTGCCGGAGGTGAAGGCGGGCAGGCCGCCGATGGTGAGCTTGGTGCTGGAGTTGACCTTCAGCAGCCGGGCCACCGGGGAGGAGATCGTGACGCTCGACGACCAGGGGACGAGCATCCCCTGGTTGGAGGTCGCCGTGGACACCCCGACCAGCTCCGAGCCGGAACCGTCCGTCGGGTCCGTCCACGTCTGGGTGGCGTCGAACGCGGGAGCCAGGATCTCGAACTCCGAGTCGGGGCCCAGCACCCACACCGCGAAGGCGTTGATGCCCGCGTAGAGCAGCTCGTCGATGCCGTCGCCGCCGACGTACAGCGCACCGAGGCCGTAGACCGGCTGGACGCCCGCTGTCGCCAGGGTGGTGCCGGCGTTGCCCGAGTAGGCGGTGCCGGTCATCGTCTTGGAGCCCATCTGGGTGGTGTTCGCGCCCACCGGGGCCACCAGGTCGCCGCCGGTCCGCATGTAGCCCATCCCGGGCCACAGCGGGATCGCACGGGTCCAGGCCGGGTCGAGGAAGCACGACTTGGGCGTGGCCTGGGTCCAGGAATAGAGCGGGCGAATTGTCCTTTTGACGTAATCATTTGAAAGGTACGTTCTGATCATAGTATGTATGCCTCCTGATACTCGAACGCACTTTCCATGAGAAGAGCGGCCGAATGGTACTCGCCGAGATATAGAGAGGACGAATCGTCTACCTGAAGCCCAGCCCGGAGCAGCTCGCCGAGGTGATCGCCCTGCTGGAGGCAGCGCAGCAGCGAGCCGCACATCTGCTCGAATAGCGGGCTGCTCATCTGCTGCCTCCTCTCACCGGGTTCCTGCTATTCCTTCTGGGGCTGCGGACGCAAAAGGCACCGTCATGACAGCGTCGTCGTGTTAGCGGAGAACAGCGCACTCAGCGCCGTGGCCGGGATCAGCGAGTACTCCGCGTCCGAAAGCACCGCGACGGCGCCGCCGGAGTAGCGGATCCCGTTGGGCAGCACCACGTTGGACAGGTCCGCCGTGATCGTCACCTGATGACTCACGTCCCCTCCCAGGGAGCCCGTGGAAGTGCCCCCGGCACCCGCCGTCAGAAGTGCCTTCGCCCCCGCCGTCAGCAGTCCGAACTGATCGTCCGGGAGCGTGAAACCGGCTCCCGCCGCATAGCGGATGCCGTTCGGCATGACAATCGAGTCGGTGCCGGAGTTGACGACGAGGGAGTAGGTCATCAGTCGAACAGGTCCGAAGCGTCCAGGTCGTCCATGACCGCCGGGGCGTAGGAAGCCGACGCCCCCACCGAGGCGAGCGACGGAACCGACCGGGACGCGGTGCGCGCCACCGGGCGGGCCGCCTGCCGCTGCTGGACGACCGGAGTCTGCGACAGGACGCTGATCTCCCGCTCGATCCAGTCCGTGGGGGTAGAGGCGTCCTTCTCGATTTTCTCGGCTACCGCCAGCTCGTCGCCCTGGGCGAGGCCCGCCTGCACCCGCATCTTCGCCAGCCGGATGGAGGCGAAGGTGCGGCGGGAGGCGTCGGCTTCCAGAGAGGCGGCCTTCTGGGCACCGGGCTGGCCGCCCTGCTCCCCGCGTGCGTCGAGAATCCACGGGAACGCCGCCCCGTTGTCGCCCTGGCCGCCGATCCCCGGACCGTGGGCCTTCAGCGGGTCCGGGTCGATCCGGACGTCGGTCTCGATCCTGCGCTGCTCCAGCGGGACGCCGCCGTCCTGCGACGGGTTGGTGCCCTGCACCGGAGCGGTCACGTCGACCAGGTTGGTGGCCGGCGGCGTCTGCATCTCCACGCCGGGAGTGATCGGCGTGGTGGTCATCTGGGCCGGGACTCCCGCGTTGGCGCCCGGGGTGGTGCCGGGGCGGCCCGCGTTGTCCATCGACCCGGGCATCAGGGCCTGCTCGGTGGTCTCCGCCGGCGGTCCCTCCGGCGGGTCCGGGACCGGCTGGGCCGGGTTGAGGATGTCCGCGTGCTTGCGCATCACCCGGCGGCTGATTTCAGTCAGCTCCGGGGCGATCCCCGCAGCGGAGGCGAGGAACGAGAGCTGGGCATGCAGGACCTCGTTCTGCACGCTCAGCTCGGCGATCCTCCGGGCCTGCGCCTGCGCGAGCGCGGCAGCCGTCTTGCTTGCTGGCATGTCCTTGTCCTCTTCCTCGTCCTGTTCGGCCTCAGGCTCTTCCTCGCCGTCGCCAGACGGGTCTTCTGCTCCTTCCGGGGGTGCCGCTTCGCCCCCGGGGTCTTCCTCGTCGATCAGGTGCAGCGAGGCCATCCCGCAGGCGGGGCACGGCACCCCCGGCTGCGCGGCGGCGTCGGTCTCGAAGGTGGTGCCGCAGGCCGGGCAGATCAGGTCGTCGCCCGGCTGGTCTTCCAGCTCTCCGGCCGGGTCCTCCGGCGGGACGTCGCCTTCGCCTTCGAGGTTCTGCTCTTCCTCCCCGGCTTCCGGGTCGGCGCCAGGATCGGCCGAGGGGTCGGCGAGGGGGTCTTCCTGGGCATCCGGCGGCTGGCCGTCGGTCTCGCCCGGGTCGCCGCCCTGCACTGTCGGCACGCCGTCGGGGGCGATCTGGTCGGGGTGCACCAGCTGGCCGTCCGCGTCCTGGCCGCTGCCGACCTGAGCGGCGGGCAGCTGGGCGTCCGGCTGCTGCGCGCCGGGGGCGTCCGGCGGCAGGGTGACGTCGCCAGCGGAGCCGAGCTGGTCGCGGACCTCTCCGGCCTTGGACGTGTCCGGGTCGCGGAACACCGACGGCGGCACCACGAACCCGCAGACCGGGCAACGGCTGCCGGACCAGACGTTGTGCTCTCCGCAGACCGGGCACTCGTCCATCCGCAGGGTGTCCACCTGGGCCGGCACCCGGGTCTCCCCGTACGCCTGGACCTGGAGTCCGTTCTGGGACTGGCGCAGGTGGTCGTCGGGGTGGTACTGCCGGAACCGGCCGCCGCCCTCGATGACGTCGGCGGGACGGGTGCGGGGCAGTCCGGCCAGCCCGTTCATGTCAGGAGCCTGGGCGTGCCTGGGCGCGCAGTCCCTGCACAGGAACGGGATGAACCGGCTGCGGGACTTCCCTTCCGGATTCGCCTTTCCGGAGAACTGGGCGCCGCAGCCCGAGCAGTGGCTTCCCTCCTGGCCGATCGACCCTGTCGCCCGGATCTGCTCGATTTCCTGATCCGGGATGTCGTCGACCGTGGGGTAGCTGTCGCTCCTGGACCTATGAGTGTGCACGTAGAACCCGTTCTTGTCCTTCTTGAGGGCAAGCCCGTCGAATTTCGGATCCCGGCCGTACCCGCGTACCGGCTTCGGCTGCCGGCCTCTGGGCTTCTTCGAGCGGGCATTCTGGGAGCGCTTCAGGGCGTCTCCGGCTTCCCACGGGCGGATTTTCCCGGTCTCGTAGTGCTCCGGGTAGTCCATCTCGTCGGAGGCAACCGGGTGGTACTGGGTGCCGCCCTTGTCCATGGGGCGGACGGGCATTCCCTTGACGGTGTGCTCGGCGCCGCCCATGTGACCGTAGAAGCAGTCGTTGCACAGGAACGGCATGCTCTGGTGCGGCCAGCTGCCCGACTTCTTATCGGTGTACATCGACCCGAACTCGGTCCCGCAGTTCACGCAGTGCGCCGGCCTGGCGGTGACTCCGGCGGTCTTCTTCGACGCGGTGAACGGGTCGGGCGGCATCTGGTGCTCGTCTCCCCTGGGGCTGCGCGGCAGCGGACGGCCTTCAAGCTGCTCGAACAGGCCGTGCATGTGGTCTTCCACCCGCGAGCGCGCCTGGTCGTACTCCGCCCGGGCCCCGGGGACGGAGTCGTAGACCTTCTGCGGGTCAGCCGGGTAGGGGTCGTGACCCTCCCGCTTCATGCCGTCCTCGTGGTACCAGCCGTTCCCTGGCCGGCTCAGTGAGTGCAGGTTGATCCTCACCGGGTCGCCGCAGAACAGGCAGTGCGTACCGCCGAACTGAGACGGCGCCATCCGCCCGGACTTGTCCTGCGGGTTCACCGGGTCCGGATCGTGGTCGTAGTCGCGCGCGCTGTCGTGCTTGAACCTGGGCGGATGACGGGTATTGCCGGGTGTCCAGGCCACCGCATCGCCGCAGTTCCGGCAGGTGTTGCCGAGGTAGTCGCGGAAGTCGGGCTCGCCTGAGGCGGTCCTGGCGGAAGCAGCCTTGGCCATTCCGCGTGCGTCGGGAGTCCCAAGGACGAAAGCCGAAGGGTCAGCCGGATCTTCCACCAGCAGGCTGTTCTCGAAGAACGACAGCCCGGCGCAGACCTCGTGGATCAGCTTCTCTTCCAGCTTGCCGGTCGTCTTGTTCCGCTGCCGGATCTTCTTGCCCTTCAGGGCCGGCAGGTGCTTGCAGTACTCGGCCGGGGAGGTGGCCTTGTTGCCGCAAGCGGAACAGGTGGACCAGTCCACGTCCACGCCCATGGAGGTACGGTTGACCCGCCCGGCCAGGACCGCCTTCGCCAGCCTGGGGAACCTGACCGCGTCGACTTCGTGGAGGCCCTCGACCCAGGTGTCCGGACTGCCGTCGGGGTTCCTGTCGCGGTGCAGGGCGACGGCGACGATGACGCCCCGGGCCCGGCGGTGGTTCTCGTTGTTGTGGTTGACGAAGACCGGCTTGCCGAGGAAGGTCTTGTAGCCCTTCTCGATCTCGCCGGCCGGGAACGTGTCGTGGTTGTCGTTGGTCCGGCTGGAGATCATCCGGGACCGCAGGTACAGGTAGCCGGGACGCGGCTCGTAGTCGAATGTCACCCGGTGAGCGGCTTTGACGATCCTCCGGACACCGCTTCCGGGGTTGCCGGGAACGGCCTGGCGCCAGGCTTCCAGCACCTCCAGCGACGCGTACTTCCGCACGGGTTCCTCCCGGTCTGCTCTCCTCTCTTCCGTGGACCCCGGGACGCCCGTTGCTCAATACAGCTTTTCTTGATATTGTCATCTCAGCGAACGCAGAGCACTGACTACGCAGGCGAAACTGAGGAGAAGCAGATGGCACTCGTACTCGGATCGGACAAGACCGGAACCGGCCTCGCGCAGGAGATCGCCGGACTCGCCGCCGGGCGCCAGCACAACCTGGCCGCCTACCTGGTGGACGGCCTTCACCCTATTAACCCGGCCCAGGCTGACAGCATCCGCAAGTACCTGGAGGGCCGCCCGCTCCGTGAGACCACTGAGGAGGCGATAGTGGCCAAGGCCGTTCCGCCGGCCCCCCGGTTCACCTTCGGCGACATCCCGGCCGGCTTCTACGCCACGTCCAACAAGACCGAGAGCGCCAACGACTACAGCTTCTGGAAGGTCACGGTCTCTGAGAAGAGCGGCTTCCGGAACGTCAAGCGGGTTATCGGCGGCAGCGCCACACCGCTGCCGCAGCTCGTCATGATCGGGAGGCCCCAGCAGACTGCTGCGCTCAGCGCAATCCTCCGGGCGGGGATCGAGACTTCTGCCGCCCTGTACGCGAAGCTGGAGACGCGCTGCTCCGACTGCGGGCGCCAGCTCACGACCGAAAGGTCCCGCGAGTACGGGAAAGGCGACATATGCAGGGAGAAGAACGGGTGAGCAGCTGGTTTCAGGTGACATCGGCGCAGGCGGCCGGGGTCATCCTGGGTTTCGCCGTCCTCGCGCTGGCCATGCCGCGCGAGGACGGCTTCCTCATTCCCGAGTACCGGGACTGGCGGGCGATGATCCGGCGGCGGTTCAGCCGCCGGGAACGGGAACGCCTGGAGGTCACGGGCGAACTGGAGGCGGCTGCCTTCGTCGCCGAGCTGCACGAGGACCGGGGCAGGCACCGCCTGCCGGAGCCCATGACGGTCAGGGCAGCTGACCTTCCCAGCCGGAACCGGGTTATCACCACGCTCCTGACGGACGGAGCACCTCCCTGGGAGGAGATCCCGGCTCCGGAGCCCGAGCCGCCGGAACCCGTGCAGCCGGATCCGCCCGTGAGGAAGTCCAGGCACCAGGGCGACCCGCCGACCATCGTCATCGAGCAGGTTCGGCCGAACATCAGCCGGGGCCTGGGGATGTACCTGGCCCGGCTGCCCCGCTACCGGGACGGGGACTAGCCGGCTTTGTCCCGGTTGTCGGCTGCCGCGCCGTCCCGCTGGGTCCGCCAGATCATCACCGTCCTCCACAGCACGTTGACGGTCACCAGTGCGAGGAAAACTACCTGCGTCCACTCCAGGGGGACGTCGGTGATGTGAAAGTCCAGGTGCAGCACCGACGGGAACAGCGTCCCGGCGATCGACACTTCCAGCAGGACGGTGTTCCAGCCCCACCACGACAGGTGCCAGGGCCAGAAGAACCGGGTGACGAACGGGAAAAGCAGACTTACCCAGAACCCGATGTTCACTTCCCAGTGAACGGACAAAAGCAGAGCGTTATCCATTGGGGCGGTCCTGCTGGGAACGCTGCTGGATGAGCATGGTGATCGTCTCTATTACATGGTTCTTCGCACGGATCTCCCGCAGGGGAATGATCACCTGGTCCTTGTCCCTGGCCAGCAGGTGTTCAGCTGCCTTCCGCCTGGCACGGACTTCGACGAGTTCGGGAGACGGGAGCCTGTTCCTGCGAATTCGCCACATGTCACTCCAGGATCCTTGGAGCCCCGTGGGTCTGGAGGGCATCGGCAACGATACGGCCAGCAAGGATGCCGGCTTCCGCGCGGGCGCCCGCAAGCTCGGCGAGCCGTTTCCACTCATCCCTCTGTTCTTTCATATCGTCGTAGGAACTCTTCGAGTAGATCTGCCCGGTGACAAAAAGAACGAGCATGACGATGGCCACTCCGCCGCTTGTCCCGCCGAGCACCGTGAGGAGGTCACTCGCGCTCACTCGCCCTTCCCCCGTCCCATCGGTCACGGATCAGCCCGGCACTCATCCCACAGCTTCCAGGGTCAACCCAGGCGCCTATGCCATCCCAGGCAACAGCAGGCACGATCATCCCCATGCGGGCTGCGAGTGCTTCGACGATCTCGCTGCTCTTCATGCCGGGCGCACCGAGGAACACTCCCCGCCCCTCGTACGGGTCGGCGGCGGCCATCTGCTCGCGGGTGACCGCTTCCATCCGGTAGCTGCCGAAGATGCTCACGCGAACATCACGTCGTCGTCGTAGTTGTCAAGGTTGAGTCCCCTACGCTCAAGTTCACTGTCGGCATCCTCGTAATGCGTGCCCTCCAGGCGCAGCAGGTCCAGGTTCCGGGCCCGCTGCCCGCGTCCCTCCCGGATCAGGTCGTCGGCTTCCGCTTGCGGCAGCACGTCGGCCGTCTTGGCGAGGTACTCCCTCGCCGCCACCGCGATATCCCCGTCGCCCTGACCGGGAGCAGAATCGCCGGTATAGGACCTGGACGCGGCTGACCGCTGGAAGGACGCCACGATATCTTCGATACCTCCCTGCGGCAGCCCGGCCGGGACGTCCACCTCGTCGGAGTCGGCGCCGCCGCCGGACCACTGCTGGTTCCCGGTCGTCTGAATTGACGGGTCCTCCGGAGACAGGTACTCGTCCTGGGCGCCCATGCCCGGCTCCTGGGTGACCGGAGAAGGCTGCTGGGCCTGCGGGGAGGTCTCGCGGTTCAGGTCGCCCATCGGGGTGCCTGCGCCCCGCTGGAAGCTGGCCCCGAACTCGCCGAGCGCAGCGGTATCCAGCGGGGCACCCTGGCCCTGGCCCGTCCCCGCGTCACCGCCGCCGATCGTCCCGTCAGCCGCTGCCGTCGCCTCGATGTCCTCGCCGGTCGTCTCCGGGAGTGCGGCCTCCGGGTGATCCTTCAGCTCGGCTCTGGATTCTTCCATCCGGATGCCGTTCGGGTCACGCGGGCTGATCGCGGTCGACGGACCGGCGGTGTTCGCCCGGTCGGAGTATCCGAAGCTGTCCTGGTTCTCCTGCTGCCATCCCTCAGTAGAAGGCCAGTGCACGTCTCCCGGTACCGGCTGCTGCGCGGCGGTATTGCTCAGCGGCATCTGAAGGGCGCTGCCGTCCTGGATGCCGCCCCAGTTCTCCGGGTCGGGAGCGGCCAGGAAGCCGTAGGAGGCCGGGCTCTGGTCCTTGTTGGGCGGGGACGTCGCGCCGTAGGGCTTCTGCGTCGGGTGCTCGGAGACGTTCTGGCTGCCCCAGGAGCTGTTCGCCTGGTCGGCGGTGACGGCGAAGGACTCGACGGCGCGCAGCGGCACAGGATCGCCCGGCTCCTCGTGCCGGTGCGGGAGGCGGACCGCTGCGCCGTTGTCGTGCAGCGCCTGGTGGAATGCGTCAGCCGATTCCAGGCTCCCGGTCCGGCGCGCCACCGAATCCTCCGGCAGGCCGTGCGCCACCTGAAGGTGGCGCGCCATCAGGCCAGTGGAGCGCGCCAGGTCGGCGACGGAGCACATCCCGGCCAAGAGCCGGAGCGCGCCAATCTCGTCCGGGTCTTCTTTGGCGCGCACCAGCGCGGTAGTGGCACGGTGTGATGGCGCACCACGGGCGATTTCCCATTCGTCGCGCTCCTCCGGAGTCCAGTCCCAGTCGCGTGCCTCATCCGGGGTGGCGCGGTGCACCATGCTGCTCCGGCGCGCCAGCGGAGCGCGCCACTCCTCGCTCCACCGGCCCCGGTGCGGCGCGCCGTCGTACGGCGGCATCGACTTCACCACGACCGAGGACGGCGACCAGGAAGCGGGCTCGGCATCGGAGTCGAAGGACCGGCCGAACATGCCGCGCGACTGAGCCTCGAACTGGAGAGCCATCACGTGGCTGCACGGGCGGCCGGCGTACCGGCTGCTCGCCGTCTTCTGGTGGAAAGATGCCCAGGGGCACCCGCAGGCCCAGTGAGATATCGTCTGCCGCTTGCCGACAGGCCGCTGGATGCCGGACTCGTAGGTGTCGTGGTCGCCCCGCACCTCGCCGATCACCATGCCCGCCGAGGCGTGGGTGATCCGGACGTAGCCTTCGGCCCGGATCCGCTTCGCCTTCGCCACCACGTCGCTCCAGGCGGCGGTGAACTCGAACCGGAAGTCCCGGTTTCCGGCGGCGGCGGTGAACATCGCGAGCGCCGCGTCCTTGCTGAACGGGGTGTCCTCGTCGCCCTTGCCGGTGTCGTTCGGGTCTGTTCCCGCAGACTGGTCGTTGTCGTCGTCCTGGTCCCCGCCGCCGCCGCTGTCCCCGTCGTCCGGGGCGAAGGGGGCAGCAGGCGGAGTACCGCGTTTCACTTTCCCGTCGTCGCGGCCCTGGGTCCAGGCGCGGTTCCGCTCGCTGACCTCTGCCCCGGCGGCGGGCCACTCGTCCGGGTCGGCGGGCGGCATGTCGTCCGGGTTCCCGGGGATCCCGGCCGGGGGGATATCCGCCGGATTGTCCTCTTCGCCGTCCCCGATGGCCTGCGGGGAGTCGTTACCGGGGCCTGCTTCGTCCTCGTCGCCGTCCTCGTCGCCGTCCAGGTCGTTGCCCGGGTCGTCGTGCTCGTGGGCGGGAGCCGGGCTGTCGTCTTCACTGCCATGATTATGGTCGTGCACGTGCACGTGCACGTTGAGCGCCGACATCATCCGGCGGAACCGCGCCGGGTCGGTCTGCTGGTACACGGCCGGGTCCGGGGCCGGCTTCACTCTCCTCAGCCGGTCCATGGCGCGGGCAGGGTCTTTCGACGAGCCGCCGTGCTCCGGGGCCACGATGGGATATCCCTCGGGGGTACGCATGCGCGGGGTACTGAAGATCGACGGGCCGAACATGTTGCTCAGCGATTCCTCGCGGTCCGGACCCTGCTCGTCTTCCGGCTCGGTGTGGCTGTGGTTCGCCATCCCGGCGTCGTGCATGCCCTGGTGCAGGTCCTGGATCCGGTCCCCGTGCGCCCGGATCCGGTTGAACTGCGTCTCGCCCCAGCCGTGGCCGTCGCGCATGTGGTCTTCCCACTGGCTGTCGGCCGATGCCTCCACCGGGCCGATGCCCTCTCCCTGCGCCTCTTTCATCCGTTCTTCCACCTGGGACCTCGGCGGAGTATTGCGGCCGAGGAACTCCCCCGACGGCACGAAATCGCCCTCGGTGATACCGGGCGGGACCGTCTGCCAGCTGTGCAGGTGCTCGCGCTGCGGCCCGGTCCACGGCACCCGGGCTCCGGTGAACTGGTGGGAGCTGCTGGCGTCGTCTCCGAGGTCCCAGTGCGGGTCGAAGTCGTACTCGTCGGGATGGCCGTGGCCGACGTCGCCGTAGGCGTGCTGGGCGTCGTGGTCTTCCGACAGCATCCGCCGCTGGGCATCGCTCATACCGGGAGTCTGGGGCGGGAAGCCGTGCTCTTCCTCCATGTGCCGGGGCAGGTTGTCCAGTGCTGCGGTGAAGGCGCCGATCTCCAGTCCGGGGCCGCCGCCGGCTGACATTCCCTCGGGGTACATGCCGACGGTGGCGGCGTTCTCGTTCTTCTTGTCGCCGTGCTGCGACTTCGGCAGCGCCTGGTTCCATCTGGGGTCGCCGTCACCCTCGGTGGAACGGTCATCGTAGGAGTCCGGGTCGCCGGCACGCGGGACAGTGCCGTGCTGCGGGGCGTCGCCGTGGCCGTCGATGTTCGTGCCGTTGATGTCGGTGGCATGACGGCGGGAGCCAAGGTACTGCCCGCTGGCATCGTCGCCGTGCTCCCACAGAGGGTCAAGTTCTCCCTCATGCTGGTGATCGGCGTCCCCGCTGTCGTGCAGCTGGTCGTGCGCGTGCGCCATGGTGAACTGCCAGGACGGATCACGGTGGTTGGCGCGGTCGAATATCTCTTTACCGTGGTCCTCCACCAGGTGGCGCTTCAGGGCCAGGTACTCAGCGCTCGACCCGGTTACGCTGATCGCCGTGGCATGGTGGCGCATGCCGACCAGTCCGGCAGCTTCCTCCATCTCGGCGAGCCGCGCCATCACCGGGCTTGTCATCCACGGCGGGGGCGGTGCCTCCTGCTGGGGTCCGAGGTGCTCTTCCGTCCAGTCCTGCTCGGCGGGCTCGGCCCAGTCCATGCCGGTGTCGCCTTCGCCGCCGTTGTACCCGCCGTTGCGGGGGTCTTCCTCGGTGCCGTAGGCGGCGGCGGTCTTCGACCCGATGACGGTGATCTGGCTGCCTGGATCGGGCCGGTCAGACAGGATGCTGCCCATCTCCGGGTAGTCATGAGCCGCTGTGCGGTGCTGCTGCTCCTGCTCGTCCTCAGGCTCGTCGTCGTTGAGCTGGGACAGCCTGGTGCTGTGCTTCCGGATCATTGCCGCCTCCCTTACTTCTTCCCTGGAACGGCCGGAAGCGTTGAGGAATACAGCTTTTATTGATATTGTCCTGTCATGACGCCGATTAACGAGGCCCAGATCCGCGAAGACCACTACGACGAGGACATCCTGGAGATCTACGAGAACGCCGGGGTGCTGGCGTCCGACCAGGACCAGGTCACCTTCATCACCGACAGCGAAGGCAAGCGCGTCTTCGCGATCGTCCCCGTCGAGTTCGCCGAGCACGCACTAGACCGGGAGGACGTGGCGACCTTCGCGGCCCGCGCCGGGCTCCTGAGCCGCAGGCTCAGGTGAACTGCGCTATCTGCGGCCACCCGGACGACGAGCACAGCATCGCGCCCGGATTTACCGGGTGGCCAGCGAACAAGCTGGCATGTCCGCAGTGTCCGGACGGCCTGTGTCTCCTGCCGGAAGCAGAGGAGGACCGCTGGTGCAGTTCCTGGCCCTGATCGGCGTCGTCGTGCTGATCCTCCTGGTCTGCTGGGGAGGCGTCGAGCTGAACGACCTGATCCACCAGTACCCCGGGCAGTTCTACATGGGCGTCTTCGCCGTCCTGTTCATCGCCGCAGCCGCCGGGGCGGCGCGGTTCTACCGGGTTACGCACGACCAGGTGCCGCTGCGGCCGAAGGTCCCGGAGATGCCGAAGGCGATCGAGGCCGTCCCCCTGGTGACGGCTATCGCCGCGCCGCATACCGAGGAGGCGCAGGCCTGCGAGGGACCAGGATGCGGCAACAAGGTGGACGACGACCCGTGGACGGCCGCACCCGAGGACGATCCGGACGACAAGCACCGTTTCTGCTCGCACCGCTGCGCCCGGCGCTGGAGCGACCGTCAGCCGGTGTAGTTGTAGTTGTAACCCGCGTAGGTGTCGACGGTGGATGCCAGCGCGTAGTTGGTGACGGTCCCGCTGGTGGTCGCGGCGGCGCTGTAGCCGTTGAGCATGCCCACCCCGCCGACCTTGAACGGGGCGGCGCCCAGGCTGGTAGCGATGATCCCGTAGCGCGGACCGATGGTACCGGAGCCGCCGTCGCCGATCCCCGTGGTGACGACGGGGCAGCCGCCGACGTACACCGGCAGGCCCGCCGACCCGCCGGCCGCCGCGCTGTAGTTGACGTCGATGCCGGCCCAGCTGCCCGCTGCCCCCGACTCTCCCTTGCCGTCCCGGCGGCAGCTCGGACTGGTGAGCTGGATCATGCAGGCTCCGGTCCCGGCTCCCTGGCCGGTCTGGAAGGTGGCGTCGCACCGGATGCCCGACTGGGTGTTCGCATCGGTCGAGAAGCTGTCGAAGGTGGCGTACCCGGGGGCGTACGTCCAGTCGTACGGCGTGCCGCCGTCGGTGATGTTGGTGAGGTGAAGCCCGTACCCTCCGTTCCACTCTCCACGGCAGTGGCTCCAGTGGCTGTTGTCTCCCCCGCAGATCTGCCAGCCGTCCCCGCCGCAGCCGATGATGTAGCAGAAATGGAACTGGGAGTCCTCGGGGTAGATCAGCCTCGCGCCGTTCAGCGCACACGAATCGATGGTGACGTTGCTCCAGATCTGCCCGTCGGCGCCGATGGGGGTCGCCGTGGTGTCCACGTGAGTGTTGACGCCGTTCCCCGACATCTCCACGATGCTCACGTAGCTCATGGTCAGGAAGGCGGGCCCGTTGACCACGATGCCGTCCACCGGCTCGGCGGTATAGGCGGAGCCGACGATGCCGAAACCGGACAGGATCGGGGCGTTCACGGCCGTCGAGTCGGCGGTGTCGTCGCACGCGAACACGTAACTGCCGGAGAAGCTGCTGGAGACGACGAAAACCGAGCCGTTCATGTTCGCGGTGCCGGTCACCGATCCGCCCTGAACGCCGGCACCCTGAAGGACCAGGTTCTTCGGCAGCACCTGCCCGGCGGTCACGCTGAACCGGCCCGGGGGAACCGTGAGGCCGTACGGCGCCGGGTAGACGGCGGTCGCCGCCGCGCAGGCATTCGCCAGGGGCGTCGCGACCGACGTCGTCCCGGTCGGGTCGGCTCCGAAGTCCCGCACCAGGTTGGCCCACCCGGTGATCACCTTGCCGGCCCGCGCCAGCGTCAGGGTCTTGTTCGACCCCGAGGAGTTGGCCGGGGCCGTCGTGGTGTCAGCCGGGTCCAGGACGAGCAGCGAGACAGCTGCCGTGGGGTTCGTCAGCGCCGTGAGGGCTGTCCCGCCGGCCATATCGTAGTTGGGCACCGCACCGCCTCTCCGGTCATTCCTTCCGGGTCAGGAGACGCGCTCGAAGGACGACGAGGCGATCGTGACGGTGTTCGACGTGTTCGCTGTCGCCCACGTCCAGTCCAGGGACAGGTTCTCCGCCGAGCTGGTGGTTACCGTCACTGCCGAGGAAGCCTGGTTGAACCAGACGACGGATGCGGTAGTAGCCGTCGGACGGTACGTCAGCTGAAGCCAGCCGACGGCAGTCGTCGTCGTGTAGAACTCGATCTCGCCTTCGATCTTGACGGGGACAGCCGCCAGGCTCGCCGGAGACGCCGGAGCGGACGTGCCGGTCACCAGGGAGACGACCAGCGTGCCCGTCGTACCGCCCCACCGCAGGTCCACCGTGATCACGCCGGGCGTGGCCTCCGTGGTCAGCGTGCCGTGCGCCGTCACCCTGTACTTCGCCCCGGCGACAGGATCGTGAGCGGGCACGCTGACCGACCCGAGAGACCCGATCGCGTTCGTGTCCCCGACGGTAACCGGGGACACGGCCGCCGGCTGCGCCTGCTGGAGCAGGCCGCCGAGTCCGGCTCCGGTGACCGACCCGAGATTGCCGTAACCGAGTCCGGCCGGGTCGTAGCCGACCAGCTGGGCGAAATACGGCGACGCAGCCGGGAACGCCGTCTGCCCCTGGACCGCAGCACCGGGATTTCCCGTAAGGTACAAGGGACTGCCAACGGCGGCCTGGGTGTAGTCGATGATGACGACGCCGCCGCCGTTGACGTAGTTGACTGTCTCGTTGACGCCTTCGTTTACCCCGGTCACCGAGTTGCCGATGACCAGGACATTGGTCATCGTGCCGTCCAGCTGGACACCGTACGACTGGCTCCCCGGCGGGTCGTATGAATTATTGGCCCCTGTAACATCGGCCACCGTGATATTGGTGCAGGTGCCAGTCAGGTTAACGCCGCATCCGGTGGTAACGTCCGTCCCGGAGGAATTGGTGTCGCACTCGCCGCCGACGATGGTGGTGTAGGAGGCGCTGCTCAGGGTGACTCCGTGGAGGGCGCACTGCTGGAACGAGCAGCCGATGACCCGCTGGTAGCTGGCGGCACTGTACAGGCCGACGGCCGTCGTGGAAGTCCATGCTCCGCTTGCCTCTGAATAGCCGGCGTAAAATCCTTTGCAGCCGTTGAGGATATTGTTGCCCGAAGCAGCTTCAAAATGCATTGCGTCCAGGCCGGAATGCCCGCTGATAAAGTTAGTGAAGTGGTTGTCGGTGGCCCCTACGCCGTCAGATGCTGCGCCGTCTCCGCAGTAGAGCCCGTATCCGCTGCAGTTGTACTGAATGCAGTCGGTCATCCGCATGCTGCGGACCTGGTTATCGAAATTATACGCATTGCCGTTAGCGGCCAGTACGACGATGCCGGTAAGCGTATGCATCTGGTCGTACGGCACCCATTGCACTTCAGGAGCGAAACCTGTGTTATCCAGGCCGATCCCGCCGCAGATATTATCGCAATTCAGGACAAAATTACGGAGCTTTACCTGCTTGGTCGTTGCGGGAGTTTTGAGGGCTATCGCGTAGCCGGTAGTTCCGGTGGCCACCTGGAGAGTAGCGCCGTTTCCTTCGATGCCCCCGAGAGAATCCGGGAGCAGGTTCGTGACGTAGTACAGGGCGCCGGTCGCGAGGGAGGCGAGCTGGCCGGCCTGGGCGACCGCGTTGATCGCGCTGGTGTCCGTCGCGCCGCTCGTGTCGCCGGACGGCAGGACCAGTCCCGTGGTACCAGCCTGGACCAGTTCCTCCAGGGCGGCGGCGGTGATCACGTTCTCGACGGTGAACCCGCTCGTATGGGTGACCGGGGTCGTGCCTTCGGCTCCGCGTGTTACCGTCCACGTAGTGCCGCTGACGTTGGTGACGATCATCTTCTCCGACGAGGCTGCCGGGTCGGTGACCCGGAAGAACGTCGGCGGGGAGGCCGTCGAGCTGGCCGCCGGGAACCCGGTGCTGGCCGCCACGGTCCACGTCTGGGAAGTGCCGGCTGAGGGCGCGGTGGTCCCGCCGCTGGACACGGTGGTCTGCGCCTGGTTGGCGAAAAGCTCAAGCCCGGCCAAGTTCCCCTCCGGAAGTAGTGCTCAGGACTTCCGTGGGCTCACCCGGTTACCCCGGCGAATACCTGCTTCTGCGCCTCCCGGAAGGCCTTGTAGGCAAGGTCGGCCTGGCGTTCGGCTTCGTAGGCCTTCCCGTACAGGAACCCGGCGGTTCCGTCGGTGCCGCCCGCCTGGCGGGACATCCGCCAGTTCTCCATAGCCCGGTTCTCGATATGCCGGAGATGCTGGTAAGCCGCCCACAGCCCTTCCAGGTCAGGTCCGGCCGTCCCGGAGACGGCCATGAGCGGGTACCCCGAGAACGCGGCCGTCCCCTCGGCGCTGAACGCCGCCGTCAGCAGCGCGGCAGCGGCCAGGGATGCTCTCGCAGCCAGGACGTGATGAGGGGCCGCGCTCAGGGTCCCGAGGCCGCTGAGCGGCGCCGCCGCGTTTGCCCGCTTCGTCCCGGTGCCGGATGCCGACCCGGACCCGGACAGTGCGGCGGCCCCGTGGACGTACCCTCCGCTGGCCGCCGTGAGGGACCCGGTCCCGGCCAGGACGGCTGACGCATGCTTGACGAGGACCTGCGAAACACCCAGGGTTCCCGAACCGGACAGGGCTGCGGAACCGGGGACGAGCAGGTACCCGGCAGCGGCGAATGTCCCCGAACCTGAGAGGGAAGCGGCACCCGGCAGCCCGTAGACAGCGGTGCCCCCGAGTATCCCGGCACCGGAAAGAGCCGCCGACCCGGGAAGAATGCCGGTCGCGGCTGCGCTGAGAGCACCGGACCCGGACAGTGACGCCGCACCGGGAATGTTTTTGTGCCCCGTCCCGCCGAGAGTGCCTGAACCGGACAGGGCGGCGGCAGCGAGGAGACTCTCTTCGGCGGAGGAAGCAGCCGTGCCCGAACCGGACAGTGCGGCGGCCCCGTTCACCTGCTTCTGGCCGGTACCGTTGAGCGTCCCGGCCCCGGACAGAGCAGCGGCAGACGGGATGAACCCGCCGGACACGCCCGTCAGGAGACCAGATCCGGACAGGGCGGCCGACCCGGAGAAGGTCTCCGTTCCGTCCGGGGTCAGGGCCCCGGCTCCGGACAGTACAGCCGCACCGGGGACCTTCTTGGCACCGCCGCCCGCCAGGCTTCCCGACCCCGACAGCGTCGCGGCACCAGGGATGCTCTTCTGGCCGGTGCCCGCCAGCGCTCCGGCCCCGGACAGGGATGCCGCTGCGGGCATCTGGTTCTGCCCCGAGGCGGTGAGTCCTCCGGTGCCGGACAGGACCGCTGTTCCGGCGAAGACGGCGGCGCCGGCCAGGGACCCCAGGCCGCTAAGGGAAGCCGCACCGGGAATACTCTTCTGCCCGGTGCCGCCGAGAGCGCCCGAACCGGACAGGGAGGCAGCACCGGGAACGATCTCCAGGCCCGCTGCGGCCAGAGTGCCGCTGCCGGACAGGGCAGATGCCCCGGGGATCTTCTTCTGGCCTGCGGCACTGAAGGCACCGGACCCTGAAAGCGCCGCCGCACCAGGGATGCTCTTCTGGGCCATGCCGCTGAGAGTGCCCGAACCGGACAGAACGGCGGCACCCGCGTACGTCCCGGTTTCCGTCCCCGAAAGGGCACCCGAACCGGACAGTGCTGCCGCGCCGGACAGGGTTGTCGCTGCCGACGGAGTGCCCGGTACCGCGCTGCCGGGCAGCGCGATGCCGGGAACGGCCGGAGTGAGGAAAGGAAGAGGCCCGGTGCCTGTCAGCGTTCCGGTACCGGACAGGACCGCAGCCCCGGAGATCTTCTTCTGGCCGGTACCCGCCAGGGTCCCTGACCCGCCGAGGGATGCGGCACCGGGGATCTTCTTGGCTCCCGTGGCGGACGCATTCCCCGAGCCGGACAGGGCGGCTGCTCCGGGAAGGACCGCCCGGCCTGCTGCGCTGAGAGTGCCGGACCCGGACAGGGACGCGGCTCCGGCGAAGTATCCGGCTCCGCCTGCTGTTCCGGTGCCGCTGAGCGCGGCAGCTCCGGGAATCGTCTTCTGCGCCGCTGAGGTGAGGACTCCGGACCCGGACAGGGATGCTGTCCCGGCGAGATTGCCGGCGGCTGTCAGAGTGCCGCTGCCGGACAGGGCAGATGCCCCGGGGATCTTCTTCTGGCCAGCTGATGCGAGGGTCCCGGACCCGGACAGTGACGCCGCACCAGGGATGCTCTTCTGGGCCGTCCCGCCGAGAACGCCGGACCCGGACAGGGCGGCGGCACCCGACAGGGTCGTCGAGGTGGGCGCGATGGTGACGATGGACGCGACCCAGTTCTGCGCCGTCGTCGAGGTCTGCGACCACGAGTACGTGCCCCCGGAAGACGAAGGCAGCTGGTAGCCGGCCCACGACCACGCCTGGGAATCCTGGGTGGCGGTCCAGGACCCGCCGGGCGAGGCCGACGCCTCCCCGTAGATCACGGACGAGCCGATGACCAGTTCGTTCGCGGCGGTAATCGCGGCGGTGGTGCCGGACGACGGGTCGAGGCTGGCCGTCCCGGTGTTCGAGACCGACTTGTCGATCGTCGGCGACGAGCCGAGGCCGCTGACCTCGTACGCCTTGCAGTCGTACGAGGTCCCGGTGCTGGCGCTGAACCCGAACGTCTTGACGCCGCCGGACACGGCGGCGAACACGTACACGACCTGGCGGACTGTGTCAGTCGAGCCGCCGGACAGGGGCGGCTGGTAGGTCAGGGTCGGGCTGGTGGCACCGCCCCCGTTGCCGCCGCTGAAGGTAACGCCCGTTGTGCCGCCGTTGTAGCAGGTGCCGATCACGACCACCGCGTTGCCGGAGGCGACGTTGTTGGTGAACGTCCCCGAGGAAGCGAAGTCTGCCGACGTCCCGGTCTGGACGATGGTGGTGGTCACTGCCGCCGCCCTCCTGACGCGGGCAGGGGGCCGTGTTTACCAGGTGGAGGCGTTCACGGTGACGCTGGCTGCTGCGAACTGCACGGTGTCCCCGGAGGCCACGCCCGTGATGTTGGCGGTCAGCGCCCCCCACAGGTGCCGGACCGGCGTGCCGGAGGTATCCCAGATCTCGATGGCGACGACGGTGGACCAGGTCCCGGTAGCAGACCAGGACACCACGTTGGCATTGGAGAACTGGCCGCCGGAGATGCTGCCCGCGAAAGTGGTCCCGAGGGACGAGCCGCCGGCGGTGTACCCGTTGGAAGTGCTCAGCTCGGTGCCGGTCGCCGTTTCGGACCCGATCACCGAGAAGAGCCGCAGGTGGAACGGCGGCGTGACGGTCTGGGAGGTGCCGCCGGTCCCGGCTGTGACCGTCGTGGCGGTCGACGTCTTGTAGAGGTTGGTGAGCAGGCCGTTGACGAACGTCTGGTCCATCATCCCGGTCATCAGGCACCCCCGGCCGGAGCGACTTCAGCACTGCCGGGGACCATGGTGATAGTCACCGGGCGGCACGGGACCGCGCCGGGCTCGTTAGCCGCCTGGCCGTGATGGTGATCCTGCGGGCAGCACTTGCAGCCCGCCGCGTCGAGCGCGGTGTGGACGTCCACGTCGTCCTCGGTGATCACCGCGACTGCGGTGCAGTCGGGGTTCTTGTCCTGCACCAGGTGCACGCCGTCCTCCTCGTTCAGCCCCCGGCCGGGGTGTACTTCTCGTAGTCGGCCAGGTGACCGTCTTCCTCGGTCACTCCCAGCCGGGCGCGCATCCCCACGTGCGGCGGATCCTGGTAGGCGCGGATCGACGGCCCGGACATCCATCCGCCCTTGCCGTCCTTCGCTTCCACTTCGGAGTCCGGCAGGTGGGCTTCGAGGACGAAGCCTTCGCCGCCGGACGACGCGGCTACTCCTTCCAGGGGCGCTTCGTCCACTGCGCGGGCGAGGGCGGCCATCTTCCTGACCCGGTCGGCCCGGCGGAACAGCGCGCCCTGCTTCGGCATGCCGCGCTTGCCTGCTTTCGGCATGGACCCGCGCTGCTCGTCGGACTCCGGCGGGCGCTGCGGGTCAGCGTCTTGCTCAGCCGTCTCGCCTTCCGGCGGGGCGTTGAGCGGGCCGCCCGTCTGGGCGTCCATCTCGTCGGCCATCTGCTGGTCCTCGGGGGTGGGCGCGAGGTCGGGCAGCGGGAGGGGGGAAGCGCCCATCCGGTCGATCATCATGGCCTGGCCCGCTACGGCCGGGGGCACGCCTTCCACCTGGGCGACCGGAGCGAAGTCGGCCATGAGGTCGGCGGGGACCGGCAGTCCCTGGTTGCGGAGTTCGACGAACGCCTGGCGGCGGGTACGGGCCTGGGCGATGATGTCGGCTACCGCCTCGTCCTGGGACCGTTCGCGTTCCTCGTCCAGCTCGATGCCGAGGCCCCGGGTCCGGGTGCGGGCGGAGATCGGGATGCCGCTGGCGCGAAGGGCCTCGGTGAACTGGCGGGTGGTGTCCTCGTCCCGGAAGTTCAGCACCTGGCAGGTCAGGTCGGGCACCAGGAGTTTCGGCTGCTCGGTGATGCGCTTCTCGCCGGTCTCCTCGTCGGTTTCGAGGACTTCCTCCATGATCACGAAGCGGCGGCCGTTGCGTTCCTCGTAGTCGTAGTGCTCCTGTGCTTCGGCGACGATGAGCATCCGCTGCCTGATGTGCCGCTTCAGCATCTTCTGGTAGCTGGTCATCAGCTGCTCGACCAGCTGCTTGTTGAGGGCGTCGGCGGCGTAGGTCTGGCCTTCTCCGGCTCCGGTGAGGAATGTGCGCGAAAGTCCGAAAACTTGCAGGACGCGGTCTTCGATGCGTTCGAAGTCCATGCTCAGGTCGGGCATGTTCTCCCGGCCGAAGACGGACTCCAGCTCGACGGCGAAGTTGTGGATCAGCACCCGGAAGTCCCCGGCGAGGGCGGCGTCCATGGCCATCTCGAAGTTTTCGAGGTCGTCGTCGGTGGGGATCCACGGGACCGACGTGCCGAGGTCGGTGGCGCTGGCACCGAGTTTGGCCAGCAGCAGCGGGGTGTAGAGCCGGTCGGCGATCGAGTCCAGGGCGGTGTTGAGCATCTCCTGCTGGAGCATCGAGCGCATCGCCCGGGTCAGCAGCGGCAGCCCTCTCAGGTTGAAGGTGTCGCCCTTGAACTTGAGCTGCCGCAGCAGGATGTTGCTGACCGGCATGAAAGCGTTCTCGGCCGTGTAGGCGGCCAGCTCCGGGTACTCCTGGACGAGCTTGTTATATTCCCAGGCGGGCTGGCGGGTGGTGAGGATCTGCCGGATCGTCCACGGCAGCCGGGTGAAGTACCGGGGTTCCTTCAGGAACGGGCTGCGCTCGACCTTGATGTCGTCGGAGTTGAGCAGCTCCTCGTCGTCCCAGATTCCCAGGTCCTCGTTGAAGGTGGCGAACGGCCACGCCTCGCCCGTGATGTAGTACTCGCGGCCGATGTCGACGAGGAATTCCGAGTAGTCCAGGCCGTCGTCGCCGAAGAACAGGTCCTCGTAGAACTCCGTCAGCCGCTGGTCTTTGCATTCGAGCTTGGCGCCGACAACAGGGAACTTGGAGAAGATGTCGATGCAGGAGCCGACGATCGGGTCCGTCTGGTAAAGGAGTCGGCAAAAGGCTCTGACCTTAGCCAGTTCCTCGTTCTGGCTGAAGTCGTAGGGAAGGTTGTTCTGGCGCCAGTAGAAGAGCGGGTCTCTGGGCCTGCCTGTAGCAAACTGGATGTCGCTGAACCCCGACCCGCCGGCTCCGCCCGTCGAGTAGCCCGTACGGCGGCCGACCGAGGCGGTACGTGCGTTGGCCCGGCGGTTCTTACGGGCCTCCAGCACTTCGGGGGACATCTGCTCGGCGGAGGCCGCCCCGATGCCCATGGTGCGGCCGAGCTGACGGGCGACCGAAGCCTGCCGTGCAGCACCCGACCCCGGCTGGTACGCGACCCTCATCCGCAATGACCTCCTGCCCCTTCCGGGGGAGGAGGTCTTGAGACTAAATCAGAAGCGTCTCGGCCAGGTTCCGTCGTTCTCGGAACCGGGCGTCATCTGCTCCTGCATAGAGCGGAGAACGTGCGGCTGCCGCATAGCGGCTACGGCACGTTCTCCTACGTCGTCGTCTCCGGGGCCGAGCCCGACGCTGAGCGAGCGCATGTTCGCAGGATCGCTGTTGTGAAGAACCCGCAACTTCCACTGACCTTCATCGTGGTTGTACGGAGTGATCACCGTGTGCCCGGTCTCAAGGTGGGCGATGCCCAGGCCGTCGCTGCGCGAGGTGATCCCGTTGCGCTCAAGTGACGGACGGGCGCGTTCCCATCGCTGCTCGTCTTCCGAAGCCGCCCTTTTCCGCAGCAGGTCGGAGATGCCCATCAGTCCTCCCCGGGGTCGCCGGACTCCAGGATCATCCAGGCCAGCGCCCGCCACTCCTGCCAGGTGGCAATCGGGGACAAGATGATCCACTTCTTGCAGCGGCTGTCCTCGGTGAACTGCGGCTGGCCCTCAGGATCGGCCAGCCGCCGTGCGCCGGGCTCGCCGGTAACGGTCAGCCTCCCGCTGTTACTCATCGCCGTACGGTCCGTTCATCTGCTCGTGCATCCGGTTCATTACGTTCCGGTCGTTGAGGTGCTTCACCAGGTTGGGAAACCACTGGCGCGGGTCGTGCCCGAGCGGCACGGACATGGGGTAGCCGGCGTTGCGGTGCTGAATGACGACCTGCGGGCCTTTTACATCGTCAGGGCCGAAAGCGCCGGGATCGGTCACGGGAAGCAGCGTGTGGCCGGTTTCCATCCGGACGCTGTGCGGCCCGTTGGGAGTGAATGCCGAGGCGAGCTGCTGCCGGAAAGCGACGTTGTTCCCGTAGTCTTCCAGACTCTGACCGGAGTGCCGCTCCGGGCTGGTGAAGTGGTAGTCGTTGTATCCCATCAGCTCCTCCCGAACTCATCCCACGGGTCAGTCTCGTCCGGCTCCGGCGGCGGCCACTGGTGACTGACGTCCTCGTGAGCATGCGGCACCGCGACGTGCTCGTGCCGGGGGACCGAGTGCTCAGCATCATGATGACGGGGCAGGACGTTAGCTGCTTCCGGCCACTCCGTCGCCTCGCGCACCTCGTCGGCACTCCACCCGTGATGGCTCATCATGTGCAGCGGCAGGACTTCGCGCGTATGCGGGTCGTAGTGGAGCATGCTCGTGACAACGTTCCAGCGGTTAGCAATAAATCCCGTATTGCTGGAGGCGTCCGGAGACCCGTACCAGGGCTGGCTGTCGCGCTCGGCGTGCTCTTCCTCGTGCAGGCTCGTCAGGGTCCGCTGAGGGATCATGTGCGCCGTGCTCAGGCCGTGGTCGTCGCGCATGTGCTCCCGCAGCTCCGTCAGGCTTCTCAGCGGCCCGTGGGCGCTGCGGCGAAAGGGCGGCGGCTCGCGCTGCGGGAGGCGAACTTGCCGTAGAGAGAGCAGCCCGGCTGGTCGTGGTCCCCGGTCGTCGTGCACTCCAGGGCATGGTACTTGGGCCGGTCGGCGGTGTAGTCGTGGTAGCCGTCGTACCACTGCTTCGGCTCGCCCCGGGTGTCGGCCTTCTCCAGGGGACTCGGGCCGTAGTCGTAAACCCCGTTGACGGCCCGCTGGCCGGCGTTCCACCCGCGCTGGTAGTGGCCCCGTGCGGTCTTCTCCTCTTCGCCCCGGGCGGCCGTACGGCTCGCACTGTGGAACGGGGTGTCCCGGAACACCTGGTTCGGGGTATTCCACCACTGGTTCGGCGACTCTCTTTCGGGCATGCCCTCGCCGCCCCGGTCCGGGGTGGTGGCGTGCACGAACGACCGGGCCGGGTCGCGGGCAAGCTGCCGCTCGGCTTCCTGGCGGGGGTCGCCGTCCTGGCCCAGGTGCATGAGGTGAATCTGGGAGGAGGCGGGGTGGGTGATCGTGCCGTACCAGTCGCGGCCTGTTCTGCCGATGGACACCTGGTGCCCGCTGGACAGCGTCCGGTAGGGCCGGGCATTCGCGGTCACCCGCTTCTTCGCTCCCTCGGCCCGCAGCCGGGCCATGACGCGGGGATCGGCGCCGGAGGCGGCGACGGCCATGTGCCGGACAAGCTGTTCCTCGTTCAGCTGCTGTCCTGCGGTACCCCGGTAACGGAGAGAAGACTTCTTCTTCGACTTGCCCTTCGGCGGGGGCGGCGGACCGCTATCGTCGTCGTCACCGGGCGGCGGCTCAGTGCCGCTGTCGTCGCCCGGTCCTTCAAACGGCCCGTCTCCCGGCTCGGAATCCCCGTGAGGCGGGCCGTCTCCATCCGCAGGGGCTCCGTCCGGGCCGACCATGCCGGGATCGACGAGGCCGCCGTCCGGGCCGACGTCGGAGGGAGCACCAGGACCCATCGGCATCTGGGGCATACCGGGAAAAGCGGGCTGAACCCGGACGATGTAGTTCTGGCCGCGTTAAACAGAAGTCACACCCGATCGTCCCGTCAGACCGGCCGACTACCTGACCGCTTCCACAGAACGGGCTAAACAATGGCTGGTGACCAGAGGGTCGCCCGGATCGTGGGCTTCCTTGATCAGACCAGCCGTGCCAGCACGCAGGTTGCTTGACTTCATTCGCATCACCCCCTTGAAACCGGGGCCGACTCGCGGCCAGATCATCCGTCTAGTTCTTCTGCGGCTGACCACTGACCTGGTCGCCAGACGGGGACGCCGGACTGCCTGACAGCGGGTCGCCCGGGTCATGGGCCGTCCTGGTGCCGATACCGCGCGGCCGGGTCATGGTGCTCATGACCCTTCCGCGTCAGAAAACCTCGCGGGCACCGGACTCGTCGAGGCCGTAATCAGCAGCGCGTACCTCGACGTCTGCTTTGCGGAGCTTGCGGGCGTCCCTGGCTGCGTCCCGGTACGCGCTGGCGACGTAGAGGAACCAGTCCGACAGCTCTTTCCTTGCTTCGGTGAAGGTGGCGAAGATCTCGCTGCCGTCTACCGGGTCGTCAGTCGGGAAGACAGTACCGTGCTGGCCGTCAGCCATGAAACCCCAGTTGGTCACTGCTCCTCCGCCGGGTACCAGAGGGCGCCCTTCGGGTTAAGTTCTGCCCGGACGCGCCCCTGCTTCTCCAGTTCGCACAGGAGCGACAGCACGAGAGTCAGCGGCGCGGAGGAAGCCAGGATCTCAGAACGGGCCGGGTGCTCTACCGGAATATGAAATCCCACCTGGAAGGCTGTCAGTCCCGGCTTCTCCGCCAGGATCGCGGCGACGGCCTGGAGCTGCCGCTCGCGGAGCTGAGCTTTGTTCACGGGACCGGCCCCAGGTACAGTGCGTCCTCGCCCAGGCTAACCAGGTACTTGGTGATTTCCTCGTGCTGCCGGGAGATGAACGACTCCAGGTTCTCGCGCTCAGACCGAAGCTGAGCCGACTGTGCAGAATAAACGCGGTCGCCTCCGGAGGAGCGGTAAGCATATTCGAGTTTTTGCTGCTCCCTCGTTATGTCAGCCAGCCGGTCTTCGGTACGGCTGGCCGCGCGGTACAGCGACAGAACGTGCTGGAGCTGCGCTTCAACTCGTGCATCCGGGTGCGGCTCGCGGGCCTGTGTCTTCCTTCTCGGGAACATGGTCAGATTCTATGCCGGGACTTGCATTTATTACAGCTTTTCTTGATAAGATCTAAGCATGCCGCGAATGCTAGACAGCCTGACGCCGGCGGAGATCCGCACGGCCGTCCTGGCGCAGATGCTGGAAGAAGGCCCTTGCGGCGGTCGCTGGACTGAGGCCTACATGCTGTACGGGCCGGTCGCCCAGCGGCTCGGCTCCGGCTGGGGCAGGTCAGGCATGCCCGAGCCGGGCCCGTACGGGGGGCGCCGTCAGGAGGAAGCGATCCTGAACCGCTACAACGGGCGGGTGACCAGCGCGCTGGAATCCCTCGCCGCCAGCGGCGACCTGGTTAAAGTCGGCAAGAACCAGCCCGGTCCGAACGGGGTTACCTGGAGCGGGGTGCAGTACTGGGTCCCGGCTGCCTACGAGAAGGAGAAGCGCACGGCCGAGATAAAGGCGGACGCCGCCGCAGCGGAGAAGCTCCGCTGGGAGCGCGTCGCCGTGCGGCTGCTGCCGTTCGACATCATGCTGAAGAAGGACGGCTCCCTGTCCCTCGACGACTGGGAGCACCTGCTGGAGGCGACGGGCCTGTGAACGGCGGCATGGAACCAGCAGACCAGTACCACAGCGAAAAAGACGCTGCTCTCCTGGAGCGCGCAGCGGAGGTCCTCCAGCGCCGCTTCGGCCGCCTGACGTCCGGGGACCTGATCGACGGGCTCACCGGGGCAGCACTGTCGCTGCGGACCCGTACCGGGGACAGTCCGGTCATCAAGCCGCTCGCGCTGGTCGCTGAGATCCGCCGTCTCCGGAACGGAGAGCAGTCGTGACCAGGTGGGACACGGCTGTCAGCGTGGCAGCGTGGAACGACCTGGTGAAGCGTTACCGCGAGGTCGGCGGAGAAGAAGCCAGCGACTTCGAGCTGGCGGAGCTGTTGCGGCAGAAGATAACGGAGGTGGAAGGCGAGTGAGCGGGAATCCTCTCAACTACTCGACGATCGTCAGCCCCGACAAGAGCGCGAACGAGTGCACGGCCATGCTCGGCCGGTTCGGCGCTGTCAGGACCGGACTGGCCTACGACCGGAACCGGGTGCCGTTCGGGCTGACGTTCGTGCTGAACACCCGGTGGGGCGAGCGCCTCTACGAGCTGCCGGTGGACTTCGAGGGCACCTACCAGGTCCTGCTGAAGGCCTACAAGGACGGGAAGATCAAACGGAGTTACGCCGAGCGCGGCCACGCACAGCGGGTGGCGTGGCGCGTCGTCAAGGACTGGCTGGAAGCCAACCTGGCGCTGATCGAGCAGGGCCTGATGGAGGCTGACCGGGTGATGTTCCCGTACATGCTCGTCGCCCCGGAGCTGTCGGTCTTCAGTGCCTACGACGAGCAGCAGCCGGCGATCGGGAGCGGGCAGTAAGCACGGCAGAGGACCTGACCACCCTGGTCCGCATCTACGAGCGGTTCGGCGGGTTCGACGAGGTCGACCCGCCCGAAAAGGAGGACGAGTGAGCGAAACACGGGCAACCCTGGCACCCGGGACGAGCCTTGAGGTGGTAGTGCCCGGTGCGCTGCTGAAGATCGATGTCGGAGACGACGGGGAGACGACGGTCCTGACGTTCACCGGAACCGGCACCGAGATCACCGGCATCGCGCCGTCGCTGCGCATCTCGCCCGGGGCGGACTGGTGAGCGCCCAGGACAAGCCCCGGTGCGCGACCGCGACAGACGCTCTCGTCCAGGCACTGACGGCGGCTGTGCGGCCGGTAGTCACCGGCCGGGTGGAAGGACGCCTCGACAAGGTGGAATTCGGACGGTTCGCGGCCGAGGGAGCCGGGTGGTACTGGCAGCTCGGCGTCACCACCGAAATGTGCTCTGACCCGAAGCACCGGACTGACCTGGGCGACACCCTCGAACGGCGCATCCGGATGATCATCGAGAAATGGAAGCTGGATCTTGACAGGTACGAGCACCCACGGGAGGACGGATGACCCTAGACGAGGCCCGCGAGCACATCGGCGAGAGGGTGCTTTACTCCTCCGTCCCCGGCGAGTGCGAGGTTGGCGAGATCATCGCGGCCGGCAGGAAGTACGTCCACGTGCTCTACTTCGGCCAGCCGAACGCGAAGGCGACGCCGCCTGAGCTGCTGACCCTCATGCGCGGCGGCAGCGTGCACGAGCACTTCCACCTGAACATGGCCGAGTCCGGGTTCCCGGTTCGAATGTACGGAGACGGCCTGTGACGACTAGCAGGCGCAGAGTTCTCCTCGGGTGCGAGTGCTCCGGCCGGGTGCGGGACGAGTTCGCGAAGCTCGGCTGGGAAGCGTGGTCGGCTGACATCCTGCTAAGCGAAAGTCCCGACAGCGGCGTACAGGGACGTGGCTCGGCCCGGCATTACAAGGGCGACGTCCTCGACCTGTTCTCCTGGGATCACCCGGTGAACGGCTCACGGGACAGGTACAGGCGGCTGGACAATGACGGAGCAGACGCTCCGCTGTGGGACCTGGTGATCGCATTCCCGCCGTGCACGCACCTGTCGCTGGCCGGGGCGGTGTGGTGGAAGAAGAAGCGCGAGCCCCGGGGGTACTGGGACGACGGGCTAGACAAATGGATCGAGATCCCCTCGCTCCAGGACGAGGCGGCTGGCTTCTTCATGGAGATGATCGGCGCCCCGGCGCCGTACGTGGCGGTGGAGAACCCGCGCGGGGACATGACCCGGCGCTACCGGGCGCCTGACCAGTACGTGCAGCCGCACATGTTCGGCGACCCCCTGATCAAGGCGACCGGGCTGTGGCTGAAGGGCCTGCCGCTCCTGGTCGCCGACAACCCCGTCGAGCCGGCCGGGCGGGTGGCGACCGGCGGGGGCTCGTGGCGCACCGACCGGGACAACCCTAAGGAAGGCTGGGAGCCGAGCAACCGGCATGAGGACGGCAAGGGCCGTAAGTTCCGGCAGCGTGAGCGCAACCGGACGCTGCCCGGCCTGGCACGGGCAATGGCCCAGCAGTGGTCGGCTTTCATCGAAGAACAGGAGAAAACAGCATGAAGATGCCCGATCCGGACCCGGCGGTGGCGCTGTGACGGCGAAAGGCAAGGACCAGCGCGGCCCCTGGGGCGAAGCGACGGCCGAGGCCACGGTGGACGAGGCGCTGAGGCTCATGAAGCCGACGAGGCACTGCACCCCCGAAGTGCTGGCTCTCCTGGCCGCCGAACTCCCCGGGATCTCCGGGTCCGTCTCGGAGATCGCGGCCATGAAGCCGCTGCGGCTGGCCTCTCGCCTGATCGGGATGCAGTTCGTGGACGAGGACGACCTGTTCGACATCGCCAGGGACGTGGACGAGGACGACCTGTTCGACATCGCCAGGGACCTGATCGCCGGGTTCCAGGCGATGCTCGGCCCTCAGCCTGAACCGGAAGCCAAGCCTGAACCTGAGCAGCCCAAGGCGGCGCCGGCCCCTGAGCAGCGCGCCCGGCAGAAGTCGGCTCGTACCGAGGAGGAGTACCGCAGGTTGCTGCTCGGCTCAGCCCAGGGACGCAAGAGCACCATGAGCGGCGACATCCGGCTCGGGGCGACAGTCATTGAGTCATTCGAGACTATGAGCGGGGACGTAACCCTTGACGGCACCATCGTGCTCAGCGGCGGCAGCACCATGAGCGGTGACCTCCGGGGTTCTGCCTACATGCCGCGCGGTGCCAGGATCTCGACGATATCCGGTGACGACCGGCTCGACGTGCGCGTGGAGTCCTATGAGGAACTCGCCCGCCTGGCAGGCCTGACGTGAGCGGCCGGTGGAACCTGTACTGGTACGAGGCCCGCGCGGTGATCGGCTGCGGAGAGGCGTACCTGCCGCTGGAAGACCTGGAGGCGGCGCTGCGGGAACTGCGGTGGCAGGACACCAGGAACCTGAACGTGGGTGCGGCTAACAGCAGAGAGGCCCGTGTCGTCATCGTGACAAGGGCACGGCACTCAGGCGAGGCAGCCGAGCGCCTCGTGGCGGGACTGGCTGCTGCCGCGCCGCGCGGCTGGAACTGGGCTCAGGCCGAGGTGGAGGCCCGCCGTGTCAAAGAGGGCATCGTCCGCTGGCCGAGACTGGCGGTGAACCCGGCGCTGGGGGAGCAGACGTGCGCCAGCGCAGCTACGTGGCTGGCCGGGCGGGCGGCGACGACAGAAGCCCCGGCGGCGGAGACGCTGGAGCTGCTGCGGATGTGCGGGCTGACCACCAGCGCGGGCAGGGAGGAGAACCTGTGAGCGCCTGGAACATCATGGGCTTCACGTCGGTCGAGCAGATGTACGTGGTCGAAGGGGCGCTGCGGCTGGAAGTCAGCTACGAGGGGTTCGTCATCATGGTGGGGACGGACTTCATCCGGCAGCAGGCATCCGGGTACGAGACCCCGAACCAGTTCGCTTCCGTGTGCCGGGACCGGGACGGGCGCCGGGCGCGGGCTCTTGAGCGGTACTTCGGGTGGGAGCAGGGTCTGTGACGCAGGAGCCGGAGCGGCTGTCGTCCTGCTGCGGTGCGCCTGTCACGGTGAAAGGCCGGACGACGCAGTACTGGGCGTGCACGGGATGCGGGCAGCCGTGTGACGCAAAACCTGTCTCAATACAGCTTTTATTGATAAGATTCTGGCACGAGCCATTACGGAGGAATCATGAACGGGTACGCGCTGCTGCGCTACGACATCAAAGAAGGCACGATGACGTCGCTGGGCGTCTACCTGGCCGCTGACACGGCGGTAGCCAACGCCGAGTACGACGTAAACGCGCGCCGTGGCCTGCGGGCCGGTGCTGACGGCCAGCGTCTTGAGCCGGCGGAGGAAGAGATCTCCCTGGACTGGCAGGCTGCCGGGGACGAGCCGAGCGGCCTCGTTGCCTGCGACTGGTGGGCGGTCAGCGACTACGGCTCGTACTACATCTCCACGGTCGAGGTAGTCGGGGAAAACACCTGGTCGGCCGCCGGGAAGGCTATGTCCCTGCTGCGGCAGGTGCTGACCTCGATCGTGCGGCACGGGGCGGCGTGAACCCGGTGCACGAAGAAGAACTGACCCCGGTATTGCAGATGGAAGCCGAGTACGCCCCGTATATCGGTTTTTCCTTTACCTGCGACTTCCGCGTGCTCGGTGATGAAGACTGGGAGTGGCTGCGTCTCCGGGCTGTCCCCGGGACAGATATCAAAGTCTGCGCGGGCAAGGTAGCCGGCACGGCAGAGATTACCTACGTGGACGAGATCCTGCGGGTAATCGGGCTTCGCGGGACGGCGTGATGACCAGGGTGCCGCCCACCGGGCTGTACGAGTGTCCGTGCGGCGAGTCCCACGTGCTGGACGCCGTACTGGGAGAGTTCATCGCGGACCTCGGGCCGGACAGGCTGACGGAGACCGTCCAGGGCACCTACCTGGTACCCCGTGTCTACATCTTCGCGCACGGTATCAAGGGCAAGAACGTCGCGAGGCTGGCATCGGTCTACGGGTGGGAGCAGGCATGAACGGCATCGTGAATATCCTGCTGGGACAGCGGGCGGACGGCAGGGCCGCCGGAAAAGACCGGAGGCCGTGGGCTGAGGGCGAGGAGGTTACCATCCTCGCGTGCGATCTCAGAACCGGGAAGCCGGTACGGGGATCGCTTGTGGTGCACTGCTCAGTTGCCGAGGCCGACGGCTTCTACGTCGCTGTCCTCGTCGGCGACGGCCGGAAGGCTGCCTACGAGGTATTCCGTGCGCGTACCGGCTGGGACGTCCGTCCGGCCCCCAGCCCCTGGCGGCTGCACCACGGGAGCTGGAAGCGGTGAGCCGCCAGCTGACGAAAGGCGAGCGGAACGAGGCCCGGCACCTGCTCCAGGAACTGTCGGAAACCGCTCGCCTGGTGCGGAACGCGGTCGAGCCGGAAACCGGCGTCTTCGTGCTGACGGCCGAGCAGTGGGAACAGCAGTGGAACCAGATGACGCTGGCGCTCGAAGTCTTCACGGCTCAGGTGAGGGCGAGGCAGTGACTGGCCGGCCGCACTGCCCGGTGCTGGTGGACCGGGCCACGGGCCTGACACCTGATCACGTGGAAACTGTCAGGGAATGGCTGAAGACGCTTTAAGTTTATCAATAAAAGCTGTATCCTGGTCTCCGAAAGGGAAATCGACCAGAGGGGACAGCGATGCCGCGCAAGCCAGACCCGGACCCCGGCAAGCCGTGTGAGTTCGGCCCGCCGGGACGGAATCACCGGGCGTCGTTCAATGTCTTCGCCGGCTTCGAGGCGCGGAAATCCTGCGGGCAGCACCTCCAGGAGGCGGTCCTGTGGGCAATCGGCATGAGCGGGGCTCCCGCCTCGGTCTACGACCTGAAAGCGAGGACCTGATGGCAACGGTCACGATCGGCGGCATCGAGGCGGCAGCAGACATCGAGGAAATCGACGGCGTGTTCACGTGCGAGCTGAAGGCCGCCGCCGAAGAGGACCTGAAGGATTTCATCCGCCTGGCCGTGCCCGGCGCCAGGGCTGTTATCGCATACGACGGCGGCGACGAGTACGAGTGCCGCGTGACCATTACCGACCCCTGGGACTACGTGACCGTGGTGGAGATCTGATGGATCCCGTGTGCCCCCGGTGCGGCTTCCCCGCCGAATCCGACGGCCAGGGCGGGCAGCAGCACGTCAGCCGCGCCGATGCCCTGGTATGCGGCCTGCTGTTCGGCGGCGGCAGCATGCTGGACTCCCTGCTGGACGAGGAGAGCTGACATGAGCGAGTTCCTGCTGGTCGAAGTAGACGGCGAATCGGAAGACAGCAACGAGCTGGAGGCTTACCTCTACAGCCTCGGGAACGTGATCTCGGTCAGCGTGCACGGTCCGGGATGCTGCTGCAAGAACTGCCCGTGGGACGGAAACCATGGCTGACAAAAAGGCGCTGTGCGGCTACTGCGCGAAAGAACGCTCGTGGACGGTCACCCGCGACGTCCCCGGCTCCCCGGTGACTGCTGCCTGCTCGCAGCACCTGGCGGTCGCCTGCGCCAAGACGGCCGAGGTCACGGGAGCGGCATCGGTGACCGTCTACCTGGCCGGCAGAGGCGGGGAGACCGGGAACGGACAGCTTCCCGCAACTGAGCACGTCCTGGAACAAGTACGGCGGGTCGGCGCTCACTCGGCGGAACCTGAGACTGCCCATTCGATGGAGGACGCACTTTACCTGGGCGTCCTCGGGGCAATCGCCCAGGGAGCACCGCAGCCGTCAGTCCTGGCGGCGGCGGCCCTGACGACGCAGCGGTACGGCTTCGAGAGACGAGCCGGACGGTAAAGCAGATCCCGTGGGGGGACCGAAATGAGCGAGGACCAGATAAAGGAAAACAGCACGGTAGAAACGCTCGCAACCGGGCGGCGCGGCACGGTGCAGTACGTCACCGCGAACGGCATGGCAGCCGTGCGGTTCGCCGGCGGGATCGCCGAGGCGGTTCCCGTGGGGGAACTGAGACTGATCGAGTAGGAGGAACAGTGGAAGAGGACGCGGAAACGGGGATCGCCGAGGACCAGGTGAACGGGCCGTGAGGGACATCGAGCCGGGCGACGAGGTCGTTGTGACTGGGACCGGGGAGCACGGAACCGTCCAGTACGTCATCAGCGAGCCGCAGGCAGCTGTCACGCTGGAGGACGGCAGCACGGTCGTCCTGGAGGTAAGCCTGCTCGACCTGGCCGGGGACGAAGCGCCGTGAGTCTCGCCTGGTGCCATATCTGCCCTGATGATCTCGTCGTGGACGGGGAAAGCGGCCACATGGGTACCGTCATCGAACTGAAGGGCGAGTACGCCCTGGTGGAGGTGGCGCTGCTCGGGCGGCACTGGATCCTCGCGGACGACCTGGAACTGGCGGCAAGAGCGTGAAACCGCGATCGGTCCTGGTTCTGTGGATTGTCACCAGCGACCCGGAGCTTGACGTCCTGGCCGTCGACCCGCAGGAGCTGGGTATCGGCATCCCGGACGACGTGTTCGCCTACGCCTGCGGCATGTGGAAGCGCAACGCCCGGGTACTGGTCACTACCCGGCGCACCGGGCTGCTGAACGGGCGCTGCGACGCGCTCCTCGGGCACGTCACCGCCGAAGAGGCCATTGCGGTAGAAGCGGCCCTGGCCGCACTGGTTTCATGAGCGCATGAAGCTGAGCGAGGACACGCGGCCGTGCGCCACGCCGGGATGCGGGCACGAGGGCCGCGTCCACGACCACTACAACCTGTTCACCTACTGCGGGAAGACCGGGTGCCCGTGCCGGAAATGGAAGCGGTCGTATAGCTGGAATACAGGGTTTATTGGTATCGTCATTGCTGTGAGCGAGGGAGCGGGAGGACGGGTGCGGTACACGACGTGGCTGAGGCTGTGGCTTCAGGAGCTGTGGATCGAGGCAACTACCCAGCCGGTGCGGCTGCTGCCGCACTCTCACCGGCCGGAGTCTCTGGGCCCGAACGGCGGGTACAGGTGCACCAGGTGCGGATCGTTCTCGGCCCGGGTGCAGCACAAGGGAATACAGCAGGCCGAGAGGATCAGGAGGCAGTTCGCGTGAACTGGGAGAAGATCAGGCTGAAGCTGATGCGGCTCGTGCCGCACGGTTACGTCCCGGCCGGGAACAGCCGCTGTGCGCGCTGTTCGTGGAGGCTGGCGTGAGCAGTATCGAATGGGGCGTCAGGAGCAGGTCCAGGAGAATCGGCGGCCAGTGGCACGAGTACTACTTCGCCAGCCAGGAGGAGGCCAGGGCCGAGTACAGCCACCTGCTGGTGAACCTGGATAACTGGGATATCGAGTTCGGCTACCGCACGGCTAAGGTCGAAGCCGGCCCGTTCACCAGGTACAAGGCTCCCGCGAGCGGGTCCGCGCAGCCCGAGGAAGACCCGGAGGTTCTCGCCGACATCCTGTCTCTCGTCGGCGGCGTCATGATCCCGGCTGAGGTGATCGCCGTCTGGACTCCGGCGGACAGGAAACTGGCCGCTAAGTGGGCGGCGGCCGAGCACCTGCACGCCTCCGACAACGAGGACGTGCAGCGGATCCCGGAGCCGGGCTTCGTGAAGCGGGCCGCTGAGATCTGCGCGAGTCCCGCCATGGCGCAACTCGCCGTGGAGAACTGGACGTCCTGGCTGGCCGGAGTGCAGGAAAGCGCCGGGGGAGCCGGGCCGCGTACCACCGGGGCGATCGGAATCGCCCGGGACGCGATCACGGGCCTGCTGGTGCTGCTGAAGGACAGGCAGCCGTCGTGACCGCCGAGATGCCCGAGCCCGGCGCGGCGACGCCGGGGCACGGCCACGTCGTGCCGCGACCGGACGGGGCCAGGGCCCGGTGCGGAGGGCCCGCGCTGTGCAGCGCCTGCGCGAAGGAGCTGGCCGCGCAGCAGCAGTCCGGCGCGACGCCGGGACAGGCGGCGGCGTGGGATGCGTGGTACGCGGCCGACCAGGCGAGTCGGACGATGGCGCAGGGCTTCAGCGAGTCCAAGTACGAGGCGATGCGCCGGGCGTTCCTCGCGGGCACCGAAGCCCAGGCCGCCATCGCCGCCGCAGCGCCAGCCGCCCCGCAGCCCGCGCCAGGCGACTGGTGGATCTGCGACGGCCCGCTGCCGGACGCCCGGAAGCTTCTCGGCCCGTTCGCGACACAGGAACTCGCACTCAACGTCCGCACCTACGTGGAGAAAGCCGAGAAGCGCTCAGACCTGTGGGTGGATGACGAACCGCAGCAGCCGCAGCCCGCGCCCGGCCCGTGCCCCGGCTGCGAGTCGCTGCGCCGCCAGTGCAGCGAGATCGCCGGAGAGGTCGGCATCCTCGCCGGGGCACTAACCGAGATCCGCGACAACGACCACCCGTACGGCTCGTACGCCCGCGACAAGGCGCGTGCGGCCCTTGACGTCCTCCACGGACTCGCCCCGCAGGCCGCGCCGGGGACGGCACCGTGAACGAGGTCAGGGGGAGAGCACTGGGGCGGACTGCCGCCAGGCTGCTGACCGCCGCCGTGGGACTGCTGTGCCTGGGGGCTGCCGCCGGGATGTTCGTTCCTTCCGCCGGGATGATCCTGGACAGGGCCGGCTGGGTCCTGTACTTCGCCGCGATGACCGACACCGTGGTTTTCCTTGCCTGGAACACCCAGGCGAGGCTGGCGGCCCGGATGCTCCAGAACGCGAGCAACCTGAGAATGATCCGGGACGGGGCGCACCGCCGTCAGGTGCACGAGGACCGGATCCGCGACTCGCTCGGCTCAGGCGGCCTGAGTGCGGCCGGCCCGTATGCTGCGATGCGGCAGGCCGTCGCGGCGGGCACGTTCAGCGTCAACGGGACGCCCTATCCCTCTGACCGGGCTGCCCTGTCCGGAACCGGGAGCCTCACCAGGCTGTCCGGTACCGGGAACGTCACCAGGACGAGTCACACGGAGTGGCGGGACCAGCAGGGCACCCTTCTCAGGTCCGAGACCGTCACCGAGACCGCCGGGCCGCCCGGAAGAGCCTTCTGCGCGAACTGCGGCCGGGAGAAGCACGGAGTCGGCTACGAGCCCGGTACGGTCTACTACTGCACCGGGTGCGGCGGCGGTCCCGTAGTGAGCTGCGGCTAGCCGAAGATTCTTCAGCTAACCCTCGGAACACCTTGACATTTCATTCTGCCAGACCCAGCTAAAACCGAAGAATCTACAGCGAGAGGAACAGATCATGACCGCAGAAGCCCCCGAGGCCGTCGAGATCCCCGAAGGCTGCGGCCTGCTCAGCACCCTCGACAAGACCGGCGACACCCGCGTGATGTGGGACCGGGGAAACGACGACGAGGTGGCGACCGCCCAGAAAACGTTCGACGACCTCACCAAGAAGGGCTACCTCGCCTACAAGGCCGAGGGCAAGGACGGCCGCCAGGGCGAGCAGATCCGCAGGTTCGACCCGAAGGCCGAGCGGATCATCCTGGTCGCCCCGCTGGTAGGAGGCTGACCAGTGCCGATGCCAGCGGCCGTAACCAGGCCAGATCCGGGCGCGGTGATCACCGCAGATGCCAAGAGCGCCGCCTTCAGTGCCGGGGCCTCCACGTGGACCGGCTGGAACACCGACGTCTACGGCAACTGCTACGGGACCGCGACCACCAGCGCTTCGACCACGATCATCGTCAACGGGACATGGAGCGCCTGGAATACCGTCCTGGTCACCGGGAGCACTGCCGCCTCCCAGGCGGGCACTGCCGGGTACGGGATCACCGTCGGCCAGTGGTCCTCGTGGAACACCGCTTACGAGGAAACCGCCGAGCAGCAGGCCGCACGCGAGGAGGCCCAGGCTGAGGCAGGCCGGCAGGCAGCGGAGCGCCAGGAAGAGCTGAACGCCCGGTACGAGCAGGAACGGCTTGAGCGCGAACAGGCTAAGGCCAGGGCCCTGGAGCTGCTGCGCTCGCTGCTCACGGGCGAGCAGTGGGCCTCCTACCAGGAGAACGGCTGGTTCGAGGTACGCGGCTCCAAGGGCGGCCGGTGGCGTATCCGCAACCGGGGCCAGTCCGGCAACGTGGACCTCATGCCGGAGATCGGCGGGGAACGCGACGCCTCCTACTGCGCTCACCCGCCGGGGATGCTGCCCGACCCGGATGCCCACGCCGCGCAGATGCTCGCCCTGGTCACCGACGAGGAAATGTTCGTCAGGACCGCCATCGTCCACTACCGGCGGCCCCCGGATGCCGGGCAGATCCGGCGCGACCGGGAACAGCAGCTCATAGCCACCGCGCACGAGCGCGCCCACTTCGGCACCGAGACCTGGGAAGACCCGCAGGCCGCCTGACCGGGTGCGTTAGACGTCTGAGAGTCGCGTAGTCAGATACAACTTTTCTTGATAAGGTTTCAGCCATGCGGCCATTCAAGCGCAACGAGCGCACCGTGACCCGGTACTGGTTCCAGGACAGGGACGGCAGCTACTTCCGGACCTGTCCCCTGATCATGCAGGAGATGGACTGGGCACGCCTGACCTTCCGGTTCGGCCTCGCTGAAAAGCTCCGCGCCGAGTGGCACCAGTGCTGGGACTCGGGCGTCATCAGAAAAGCGGAGCTGGAGCCGGGCGATGCCGTGACCGAAGCCGCTCCGTTCCGCGAGGCGTACCCGGACCACCCCGGCCTGTGGATGCTCGACGGCGCAGACAGCAGGGACCGGCTGCGTTAGACGTCTGAGCGTACTGATCACAGCCAGGACAAACGGGATAGTAGATGACAGAACACCCAGATCAGCACAAATGGACTCCCGGGGACCGGGTACAGGTCCGCCTGCCCGACAAGAACGGCATCAAGGGACGGCGGAACTCCCGCAACTGGTTCAGCGGGACCGTCCGGGCGGTGGACCCTCCAGGTGCACTGCCCGGGGTCATCGTGGACCTGGACCACCCGGTCAGCGGAGTACGGGACTGCTATGCCACTCACGCAGAACTGAGGAGAGAAGGAGAAGCACCGTGAACGAATTCAGAGGCCAGATGGTCAACACCATTACCTCGGGGAGCAGCACGGCCGGCGGTCCGGCATCAGGTCCGGTGACGCACGGCATCGGTGCGGCAGCCGTGGACGGTGCGGCGCTGTCGGCTGCGTTCTGGGACCTTCAGTGACAGCGGCACCTGATCCCGGCCAGGCACAGACAGTGCCTCTCGGGAAGGCCGTCAGGACCCCTACAAGGCCGCTGGAAGTACTCCCCGGCCTGGAACCGCTGGACGAACTGTTCGAGCCGTCCCTGGGCATGCTGTGCGCCCGGTGCAGGCACCGGACGGGGAACTTCACCCAGGGGCACTACTGGAGCTGGTGCACGGTCACCCGGCGGTTCGAGGAGAAGTTCCACTTCTGCTGCCCGGGTGACTGCGAATTGCAAGCATCCTGAAAGCGGGTGCCGGGCAAGGGCACCCGCCAGGACAGAACCAGGCGAAACAGCACATAACAGAAGAAGAGGCACGCAATGCACAGCCAGTGGGAAGATATCACGCCGGCCAGGGCCCGCGAGGACCTGAAAACCGCGAAATGCGGCCGGAACGCCTCCGTCAAGGTCATCGGGCGGTACGCCCGCGACATGAAGAACGGCAGGTGGGTAGAGACCCCGGAGGGCCTCGTCTACGACGGCGAGGACACCGGGACCCCCGCCCTGCGGGACGGCCAGCAGCGCTGCTACGCGATCGTCCAGGCAGCCACGGAACTCGCCGAAGAAGGGAAGATCGGCCATCCCGACGACTTCTCCCTCCGCCTGTGGGTGACCAGGGGCAGCACCGAGGAGATCGACAGGGCGTTCCCCTATCTCAACATCGGCAAGAACCGCAACGGGTACGACGTCCTGGCTACCGAGGGGTACTCCAATCCCACGATGCTCTACACGGTCGCCCGGCGGATCGCCCTGTGGGAGAGCGGCGACCCGACGGGCAACACCTTCAAGCCGACCCGGGCCGAGGTGCTCGACCTCTTGAAGCCGGACCCGGAGAAGGACCCGGCAGCCGAGGTGAAGCGCATCGAGCGGATCGTCGAGGCGGCTGAGTTCGCCGTCGGCTGGAAGATCAGGCCCCCGGTGCCCGCCCCCGGGATCGCCGGGTTCCTGTGGTGGCTGCTTGGCCGGGTCAACGAGGCCGACCGCGACACCTTCCTGGACATCCTGCGGACCGGCGGCGGCCCGGCGGGCACCGAATCCGTCCTGTTGCTGCGCAACCGGCTCCAGCGGGACCAGTACGAAGCGAGCCGGCACGGCACCAAGGTCAAGCAGGAAACGGTGCTGTGGCTGTGCCTGCGGGGCTGGACCTCCTGGCGGCGGGACGAAGACCCGAAGAAGATGCAGATGCCCAGCAAGCTGGGCGATGCCAGCTTCAAGGTATTCCGGCGCAAGCTCGGATAGCATGCCGCACGTGCGCTCCCGGTATCTGAGGGGAAGCGGGAGCGCGCCAGGCGGGGCCCCGGCGACTGCCGTCGTGAGAGGGGCCCCGCCGTCATTTCTCCACTGCCACAGAAGCACAGACCGAACGGGAGAAGACTGTCATGAGAGAGGGACCGCCCGGCGCGCCGGAGCGCGCCGGGAACGTGCCAGGGATACGGCACGAGGTGCGCTGGCGCGCCAGGGACGCCTGGCGCGGCTTCGCCTTCCTGCTGAAGCGCGAGCCCTGGTACGGAATCTGCGGCCTTTCGCTGACGGCCCTGTGGACGCCTGCCCTGGCCGTATTCCTGACCGCACCGGACACCGCGCCAGTCTCGGTTCTGCGCCAGGAGGCAGGGTGGATGCTGGCCGCCGGCCTGGTACTGACCGCCGTGGCGCACCGGGGCACTCTGCTGGCGCAGTGGCGCGGGCGGCGCAGGTGAGCGGTACGCGCCGGGCACGGGTGGCGCAGGACAAGCCGCCGGCACGGCTGTGGCGCACCGATGATGCCGCGTGCCGGGGAGCGGACATCGAGCTGTTCTACCCCGAGGGACCTAAGGCGGCAGCCAGGACGAAGGCGGCCCGCCTGATCTGCTCCGGGTGCCCGGTGAAGGCCAAGTGCCTGGAAGTGCACATGGACGAGGAGAAGAGCGGCGGGGGCCGGTACGGCATCAAGGGCGCCCTGACCGCCGAGGAGCGCAGGGCACTGCAAAAGAAGCGCACGCGGAAGAGCGAGTCCGGGGAAGCTGCCGCGTAGCACTTCCGTAAGCAGCTGTTGTCGATTATCAAGAAATCCTGTATTGTCGGTCTTGCAAGAAACCGGGCAACCAGGAGGACCTGATGCCTTACCAGCTCGTTCAAGACGGAACCTACCCCGGCACCGATCTCCCCGTGTTCAAGGTCTACGACGCGGACGAGTACCAGGACCCGGCCGTCAGGGACCCCCGTGCTATCGGCGAAGTCTGGGGCACCGGGGTACGCGGCGTCACCGGGCAGTTCGTTCCCGCTGGTGTCCGCTGGCAGATCTCCGGTAGCTGGGAGGCATCCCCGCTTTACCCGGCCGGCGCCTACGCAGACGCCGCACGCGCCATGGTCGCAGCCTACGAAGGACGCTGAGGACCGGAACCTGTACCGCTTCAAGGTGTGGAAGATGGAGCTGATCACCGATGCGAGATGACGTGAACGAACAGTCCTGGAAACAGGACGAGCCCTACGTGCCGGATATCGGCGAAACCTTCACTGTCAGCCGTACCTGGACGTGGCGGCAGTGGCAGCGGACGCCGTTCCCCTGGTACCGCAGGCGCACCCATACCGAGACGAGCAGCTACCGGGTGAACAGCTGGATGCGCCGCCGTTCGCCCCTCCCCGTTTCCCACGGCGAGGACGACGCGCGCATCGTGCTGATACTCGCCGAAATGATCGCCGACGGCAGGATCGACCCGCCGCGCGGATTCGGCCCGGATAACGTGCCCATGGAATGGTGCCGCCGAGAGGAAGCCGAGTACGTCAGCGGCGCCGGCGTCGGGGGGATCATCGCCCGGCTCGACGAGATCACCCTGACCGGGCATGTCCCCTGGAACGAAGAATTGATCCGGCAAGAACGCAACCACGCCAACCAGCTAGCAGGAGAACCGCTGACATGACCCATTTCCGGCTGACGGCCGTTACTGCCCTGGGAACCGGCCATGACCACCTCTGGGGCGACGGCTACGAAGTGCACGCGGACAGCTACGAGGAAGCTGCTGCCAAGGTCCTTAACCTGGAACCTCTCCCGGACAGCGAGCCCTACGCCCGTGTCGTCAAGGCATGGCGGAAAGACGGATGGCGCTGGAATGAAGTCGCTCTCCCGCAGGAAAGCCCGGGAGAGGAACAGTGAGCAGCAGGTACCAGATCAGGCTCGCCCGGCTGGAGTACGACTGGGACGCCCTGTCGTGGCTCCGCACCGCCGTCGAGGTGCGCCTGAGGCAGATGGAAGACGATTCGGGCCACGACCTGACCACCGACCTGGCGCGGGGCCTGGACCGGATGGCCTTCTACACCGGGAACGACCAGATGTACCTGGTCGCCGAGCACGGGATACTGGCTGCCGCCTACGCGCTCACCCCCGACGGCGACCCGGCGTTCTGGACGCCGGCCGAGCGCAAGCAGGAAGCGCTGTACCTCGACAACGCGATGGTGCACCCGAAGCACTCGGGCCACGGCATCGGCGCGGTGGTCACCGCCCATGCGGTCGCCGAAGGCGCCGCCCGGACCATGGACCTGCTGCGGCTGGACTGCCAGCGCGGCAACGAGAAGCTGCGCGCTCACTGGGAGGCCCTGGGCTTCGGCTGGGTGCGCGACGTCCAGGTGCCCGGCCGGGCATCCGGCACCCTGATGGAGATGAAGCTCTGATGGACGCTCCCGCAGAAAAACAGCTCTTCATCCTGGGATGAGTTCGAGGTCCGGGCGACGCGGTTTAAGGGCTGATTCTCCGGCCTTCCTGAATTTTCCCGTTCGGCTTGACGCGTGGCCAAAAGTACGCAAGAATAAATCTTGTCAGGCAGTCAGCGAACGGAGAACGAAAATGAGCCACGGAATCCTCACCGACTACAAGACCGGCGAAGCCATCCGCGAGGCCACGGCCGGGGAACTGGCCCAGACCGACGCCAAACTGGCCAGCGGCGACAGCGACGCCTACACCGGCGCATTCGACCTCGACGGCCGCACCGTCTACGTCGCCGAGTAGATGCCCCGTAAGCGCAATGAGGCCCTGGTCGATGCGGCCAGGGCTCTCGCGTCTGCGGGCAAGACGCAGGCCGAGGCGTCAGCCAAGCTCGGCGTGCCCGTACGGACGCTCCAGTCGTGGCCGGTCGAGTGGCCCAAGGGGCGGCCGAGGGTTCCGGACGGGCAGGCGTCGGCGAGGACGGCACGGCGCAGGCGGACGGAGCGCGCCTCTGCGCAACTCCGCTGAAGTCGCCTGAAGTCAGGTAGAGCCGGGAAGGACTCAGGCGGCTCAATGACCGTCCGGACACCTGCCGCCTGTTCTGGAAGTGCGCCAGTGCGCTTTGTGCCTCGGCCCGGTCGTCTACTGGGACGGCGATTTCCGTCACCTGGACGCCAGGTGCCCCCAGACGAGGAGAGACTGATGCTGCCTGAGATGAAGCCCGAGGACGAAGCGCTCCTCGGCGAAGTTCTGGAGACAGCCAGGACCGCCGCCGCTGCCTGCATTCCGCGCAATCCGCAGTGGGGACCGGACTACGATCCCCTGACGATCCTCGCCAACCCGCTGTCGCATCCTGAGCACGAGCTGATCGCGCTGGTCAACATCCGGATCGCCATGCACCCGGAGGAGCGCTGGAGCAAGTGCGCTGACTGCGGGCGCGTCTTCCTCGTCCGCGAGGGCGACGGCACCGTGTGCTCCCCGGAGTGCTTCGACTCGTACCTGGCCTATCTCCTCGGTGTACGCGAACAGCCCGTAAGAATCCTGCGCGGCCCTCTTCCATAAATACAGCTTTTCTTGGTAATGTTGGTCTTGCAAGGAACCAGCTACCGAAACGAGGAACACATGCCGGGAACACCAGGACCTTCAGCAGACCAGAAGAAACTGAGCATCAACTGCCGAGACTGCAACTCGGGCGTCGGCCAGCGGTGCTTCGACCTGCGTCCTGCTTACCGGGGACTGCGCATCGCCACCTTCCACAACATCCGCATCCAGGACGCGAAGGGAAAGTGACGATGCCGGAAGAGAAGCTGCTGGAGCGAGTTCGCGCGCTGCTCGCCAAGGCCGAGAACGAGGGCTGCCCGCCGGCCGAGGCGGAGGCGCTGACGGCCAAGGCCGCCGAGCTGATGGCCAAGTACGGCATCGAACGGGCCATGATCGGCGCGCTGCGCCCCGAGACCGACAAGCCCGCCGACCGCGTCTTCATCCTGGGCAACCCCTGGGGCGACGTCAAGCGCCACCTGCTCGCCGGGATCGCGGTGGCGCTGCGCTGCCAGTGCGTGCAGGTGGGCTCCAAGAAGTACGGGATCTTCCTGCACGTCTTCGGGTACGAGTCCGACATCGAACGGACCGAGATGCTGTGGACATCTCTTCAGGTGCAGATGCAGCGGGCACTGGCCCAGGAGCGCCCGCAGTCGTACCGCGACGCGAATAACATCCGTGCCTGGCGGCGGTCGTTCATGCTCGGTTTCGCGCGGGCCGTGGTCCAGCGCATCAAGGCATCTGAGGCTGCCGCCGCCGAGAAGGCCGACGAGCGCTCTGAGACTGCCTCCGGTCCGTCCACGGCGCTGGTCCTGGCCGACCGCTCACTGGTCGTCAAGTCCCAGGTCGCCCGGGAGTACCCGAACCTCCGCAAGACCCGCGTGACCTACTCGGGCAGCGGTTACGGCAGCGGCCACGCGGCCGGGCAGCGGGCCGACATCGGCGGCGGCAAGGTCGGCGCCGGACAGGGGCGGGCGATCGGCCGGTGAACGACCTGAAGACCTACCTACAATCGCTGGAGCAGCGCGGCTACCAGCTGGAGACGCTGGGCAAAAGCCACGTTGACGTCCGGTGGCAGGGCACGAGGGTGGCCGTCGCCCCCTCCACGTCCCGCAGCCGCCGCGCACTGGAGAACCTGAAGGGATACGTCCGGCGGTTCGAGCAGAGCACTTCCGCCGGCTAGCGCCGGCAGCCGTGCAAGGGGTTCAGGGAATCTTCCTGGACCCCTTGCTGCAATACAGCTTTTCTTGGTAATGTTGGTCTTGCAAGGGACCGAGCAGCCGAGGAGAAGCCAGTGACGAAGACCCAGACCCCCGCCGAATTCGACGCCACCGAACTGGCCGTGATGCAGGACCTGGCTAAGGCTGACCGCACAGTAGACCAGGTCGTCGAAGCCGCTCACCGCAAGGCCGGCGACACCTACGGCTGGACCAGCCGCACCGCCCACGGCTGGCAGCTCAGCGACGAAGAGGCTGCCGAGCTGTCCGGTCTGAAAGGGACGCTCGCCGCAGCTCAGTACGAAGTCGAGGAACTGAACCGGAAAATCACCGCGATGGAGCAGTACTACCGCGCCGACCCCTGGACCCGCTGGTACCCGTGCCTCAACGCCGACGGGCACATCCACTCCAGTCACAGCGACTGCCCCACCCTGCACCGGATGGGCCAGGAGACGGCGATGGGCTGGGAGACGCGCCTGTCCGGCCAGCCGGTCGCGGTCGTCATCGCGGAGCTGGGGCCGCGCCTGTGCAGCGTGTGCTTCCCCGAAGCCCCGGCCGAGCACTGCCGGTCGCTGAGCGACATCACCCGGGCCGGCCGCGAGGCCGCCAGGGCGGCGAAGAACGCCGAACGGGATGCGAAGCTGGCGGTCAAGAACCTGGCCGAGCCGTTCTTGGCCAGCGACGGCGATGTCATCACCACCGTGGCCGCCGCCAAGGCCGCCGTGCGCAAGGCCGCCGAAACCGCAGTCGAGCTGGACTGGCACAAGAGCGAAGACGGCCGCAGCAAGTGGAAGGGCATGGAGGACCGCTACAACGGGTTCCTGCTCCGGATGGCCCGCAGACTGGCCGGCGAGCAGGCCGACGCCACTGCACTCAACGAGATCCTGATTAACCGCGAAGCTGCCGCTCCCGGCACCGGCTGGACGTACGTGGAGTTCGCCAAGTCGGTCAGGGCCACCACCGCGCGGACCCGCAAGGCGTACTTCGGCTAGACCCGGACCCGGGAGGCCCTGCAACCGGAATGGTGCAGGGCCTCCCGTCTTATCAAGAAAACCTGTATCATGGAGGGCACTATGAAGATCACCGGAAGGACATACTGATGCCCGGCTGGATCCCGCGCTGGCACCCCGTCGTATGGGCCGTCGTCATCATCCTGTTCATCGCCGTCGTCACCGACCCCGTCGGATGGGCCGGACGGGTCCAGGGCCTGCTCCACGACCTGGACCACATCGCCCACCAGCTCACCGTCTTCTTCACGAGTATCTGACCATGGCAGGCAGGCACCGCTCCAGGCGCAGGCTCGGCCGCTGGCTGGTGCCGTGCGCCGGGGCCGTCGCGCTCTGGCTGGCCGACAACGACCCCTTCGGCGCGGCCGGGTTCGGCCTGCTGCTGGCTGTGGGGCTGCTGCTGGGCCTCTTCTACCCGCTGCTGGCGATCCTTGCCCTGGAGGCTCCTGGGGCGCTGATCCCTTCGGGGTGGCGCTCCTGGTACTGGAAAGAGGCGCCCAGGCCGACGGTTCACGCCTGGCTCAAGCGGACGGTGAAGGCAGCGGACCGTTACTCCTGCTGCTACTGCGGCAGCAGCTCAGACCTACAGATCGACCACGTAAAGCCCTGGGCAGTCGGCGGGCGCATGAGTTTCTGGAACTTCATGACGCTGTGCGGAACCTGTAACAGAGTGAAAAGTGATTACTGGGTGTTCCGCAGCGGCCGGGTCAACTACCATCCCTGGAAGCGTCACTGCAACGAGCGGAGCGCCGCCCTGATCCTCGCCTGCGAGCTGAGGCACCGCCGCAGCCTGGCACGTCTCGTTCGGGCCGCAATCGCCCTGTAGGGCAGCGAACGGCCCCAGCGGCTAGTATCTTGCGGTGGTAATCCTGTCGCTAAAGGAAGGTTTCTCTGTGAAGCTAAACCGAAAGGGCGCCGTCAGCCTGGCGGCTGCCGTTGCGGTAGCAGCCGGGGCCGGGGCTGCGTTCGCCGCCACCAGCCAGGCCGGCGCTGCCGGGTACACGGACACTTCGCTCCAGGTCAGCAACTTCGTCTGGCAGCACGAGATCACCGGCACGGCATCAGCGAACGAAGTACTCCCCACTACGGTTGACGTCAGCGGCCTGAAGGGAGCATTCGCGCCGGGCTCAAGCTCGGACCGGAGCGTCGTCTACGCCATCAAGGCGGGCGCAGACGTTGACGGCGTGACTCTCTCAGTGACAGACAATGAGATTCTGGCCGCCACCACGACGGGCGTTATCTCTGCTAACGGCACCCTGAACAACGGAGCGGTCGCCCCGGTTGCGGCCACCGTCACGCTGACTGCTACCGACACTTACGGTGACGTCGCTGTGGTCACGGTCCCCGTCGAGGTCAGCAACAACTCCGTAGTCCTCGGAACGGGCTCGGTGCTGACCGACGAGGTCTACAGCATCACCGCTAGCAACGACAACACCAACGGATCAGTCGTGTTCGCCGCGAAGGACACCGGGGATACAGCTATCGCCGCTACCAGCGAGTCGAACCTGCCGTCAGGCCTGGTCTCAGGTAACCCGCTGCTGCCGGGTACTGCAATCCCGGGCAAGTACAACGACCTGGAAGTGACGGCGGCCGACGCTGCCGGGGCCCAGGCTACGGGAAGCTTCCTGCTCAAGGTGAACGGCGGCCCGGCGGCCGTGCCGGTTCTGTCACACGGCCAGGCTTACTACGTCTCCCCGGTCCGCGAGAACGTCGCTTTCGAGTCGAGCCTGCCCACCTGGGTCAAGTTCACGATCACCGGCCCCGGCCCGATCAACGGGCACGTCGGCTGGGTGTACGCCCAGGGCGACGGGGTCCTCAACACCGCCGTGTACGGCGGCCTGGAGGCCAAGGAGGGCTACAAGATCATCTTCCAGCCGTACACCGGCAAGAACGGATCGCCGGTCGGCCACTACGGCTATGTCTGGTTCGTGACCGACAAGAAGTAGCCGCCTGCTGAACCAGGAGGGCCGTCCCCGCTACGAACGGGGGCGGCCCTCTCTGTATTCTCAGGGTTGCACAAATACAGCTTTTCTTGGTAATGTCGTTCTTGCAAGGGAACAGCACCCGAGGAGGACGCAATGGCCGGAAGAAGCGCCAGGACGATGATCGCCGCCACCCAGTGGGGAGACGTCGAGTACAGGACCGCCGGGAACTACAGCGTCGCCGGGGTCATCCACTGCATGATCAACGGCGAGCTGGTCACCCGCGTCGCCGCCGTCGGCAATTCCTGGGACTCGGTGCAGAGCCGCACCCGCAGGGCCCTGCGCGATGCCCGCCCCGGCACGCTCCCCTCGGACTACGTTTACCTGACGGAAGTCGTCTCCCTGACCGAGGCGACCGCCCCGAAACTGCACCAGTACTTCGGCACCCACAAGCTCTCCGTCACCCAGGTCTTCACGCCCGGCCGGGGCTGGACTGCCGCTAACTACCACGCCGGCCGCAGCAGCCTGCGGAAGCTGGCAAAGGAAGGCGTCACCGCCGTCTCCGCCGGCAGGAGCCGGACGGCGCGGCTCGGCCGCTGGGAAGCCGGCTTCCAGATGGACGAGCTGCTCAAGTCCATGAACGCACGAAAGTCGTCCTGAAATGAAGAGAACGGTCCGTACCTGGCAGGAAAATTTCCCTCTCGGCAAGTTCTGCCGGCGGCTGGGCATTCCGGAAGACGAAGCTCCTTACCTGCTCACGATGTACGCGGAAGTGTTCGGGGTCAGCGCCACGTTCATCCAGCCGACCGGGGAACATGAGAGCGAACAGTGGGACCGGCACTGGTGGTCCAAGCGGGCATTCTGCAAGGCACTCGGCCTGCCCGGTGAGTGGAGCAAGTCCCTGACAAATTTCAGTGTCAACACCTATGAAGAGACCGTGGAAGTCAGGTTCGTACTATGAGCGAAGCGAGCAAGGCCCCGGCGGAGCCGGACGAGACACTGGAGGCCCTGCGGGGCATGGCGAAGTTCATCGAGGAAGCGTTCGGCAGGCCCCCGGCTGTGTCCGTACCGGACTGGCACTTCGCTAAGGAGGAGCACCTGGTGTCCTGGGTCTGGCTGATCCCCGCCGGGACGAACAGGGATTACAAGGTCAACTGCGGGTTCCGCTTCCACCAGCGCGGTGACCGGCAGCGGCTGGAAGCCTGGGGGCACGGCAACAGGCTCGAACTGTCCGCCGCGCACGGCGGCCTGACGAACTTCCCCGGTCTCCAGACGATGATCCACACGGTGATCAGCGCACAGCCGAGGACCGATACGGACAACAGGCCCCTTCACGGGTTATAGTGGCACGCAGAGACGTCCCGCCCGCAGGCAGGCGTCTCCGTGGCAGAGAAAAGACCGCCGGGCTCCCCGCTCTTAACCCCGGCGGTCTTTTCTTCTTTCCTACAGGGCGGCCAGCTCCGCGACGTCGGCGATATCCCCGAGGCCGCCTGCCGCACCGGAAGCTCCCCCGCCGCCTTCGCCGCCGCCCAGGCCGGGCATGATCATCGACCGGATCCCCTGGCCTTCCAGGACGTGCGCGGCGGCGCCGCCCCCTCCGCCGCCGGACCCCGATCCCCCGCCGCCTCCGCCGCCCATCGGGCCGTTGCCGATCGCCGAGTCGTTGAGGTCGGCCGCCCGCAGGTAACGGGACACCACCTTGCGGCCCAGCCGCTCGCACTCGGCCGCCGGCAGCCCCGGGTTCGCCTCCGCGATCATCGCGGTCACCCGCAGGATCTTCGAGCGTACGGGGTCGAGGCTGCCCGTGGTGACCCCGGGGCGGCCGGTCGCCTGTCCTACCGGAGCCGTGTTGCCGCCCGGCTGGGGCCCGGCGGAGACGCTCGGGGACATGCTGTTGGAGTCCGGAGTCGGCAGCCCCACGTCCACCGAGCCGTTGCCCAGTCCGGCGTCCGGCGGGGTGTACGGGCTCATCATCGACGCACCGGGATCGTCAGAGGCCTGCCGGCGCAGCGACCCGGTAGCCTGGCTGACCGGGGCTGCCGCCTCCTGCCTGGGCTGGGTGACCGCCGGGTCAGGCCCGGACAGGTTTCCCATCGGGACCTCCGAGTAGCCGTGACTGAAATCCGGGCCCTCGTCGTGCTCCAGGGGCTCTTCGGGGCCCTGGCCGTAGCCGCCGCCGTTCAGCAGCGGCTCCAGCGAGATAAGCGGGTCTTCCCCCTCGGCCAGGGCCTCGCGGTACAGCTCGTAGCGGCGCCGGGCGGTCGCCTCGATGTCGTCCGCCTCTACCCCGGCGCGGGCCGCGATCAGCATGACGGAAGAGTTTGCCGTCGCCAGCCGGTGCCCGAACTCCTCCGGACTCCGCGAGGCGAGCAGGAACGGCATCAGGCTATCCATCTCGGCTTCGGCACGGGCGAGTGCCGCTTCCCTCGCGAAGTGCTCGTGGTCGCCGGAGGCGGCCTCCCACAGGTCGTCCACTACTGCGCTCCCATCTTCGCCAGATTGGCCTGCACCGTATGCCGGAAAGCCGCCAGGCGGTCGTTGCCGCGCGGGTCTCCCCGGTAGGCGTCCTTGTTGCTGTACTCGCCGTGGTCGGCTTTGTTCTCGGCTGCGGGTGCCAGTATGGCATTCTCCGGGTGCATCCCCGAGTAGGTCTGCACCGTCGGGCCGTCCGGCTGCGGCTGCTGCTGCGGCCGGCCCATCACGTCGTCGGGGACAACAGGACCGCCGGGCAGCGGCGGGGCACCCTGGTAAGGGGAAGCGCCTCCCGCCTGAGCCGGGTCCGACAGGCCGCCCATCGGCGGCGGGGCGCCGGGACCGTTGAGCGGGGTCGCGCCCATCGGGTCCGGCGAGGTACCCGGTCCGTCGGTAATCAGGTCCGTGGAAGTTCCGGCCTGGCGGACCAGGTACATGGACGTGCCGTGACCGTACCCGCCCGTCTGCTTGCGGGTAAACGACTGGTGCAGTCCGATCCGGCGGATCAGGCCCCTGTGCCTGCCGCCCTGAACGGCATGGGCATGCGTCCACGCTTCCTGGATCTCCGGCCGGTCGGTGATCCCCGCGTACAGCCCGGCCTCGAACTTCGCCGAACCCTGGGCGACCAGCCGCTGGCCCGGCCGCCACTTCAAGGCAAAGAGGTACGCCCGCCTGAACTCCGGGTCCCTCATCAGCGAGTCAGGGGCGAACGCAGCCGATACCCGCCTCAGCGACGCGGTGTGCTTCGACGCGCGGGCCACCTGGAAGGACCGCTGCGCCTCCTGGGCGTTCTGCGCCTGGCCCGAGTCCCCGCCCATCGAGCGGGGCACGTCCTGCGGACCCTGCGGGGACCGGGCCTGGCCGTACCCCTGGGCGTAGCCCTTCACGTACGGGCTGACCCCGGAGGAGTTGTCGGCGAACAGGGGCCGCTCCCCCGCCGACCTGTCCGACTGGCCGGCGCTCATGCCCGCCTGGTAGTCGCCGCCCTCGTTCTGCGACCAGGGATCCGGGGACGTCTCCGGGGTATTGTACGGCGGGTTAGTGTCGTCGGTGGTCTGGTGCGGCGGCGTCCAGGTGTCGGCTTCGCGGCGCATCGCAGTGGCCTGGCCGCCGCTGTCACCGTGGTACAGGACGCTGGAGTCCGCGTTCATTTTCCGTCCCTGGGCGTAGGCCGCCAGGTACTGCGGGTGCAGGTCGCCGCGCCCGGTCTGCCGGTCGTACTCCTGCTGCGTCATCGCCGCGCGGCCGACCGCACCGTGCATCAGCCCGGCCGTCTCGTTCCAGGCCTGGAGGTAGCGGCCGTGCTGGATGGGGTTGTACGGGAACTTGTCCTGGTGCTGCGGGCTGTCGCCCCGGGCCGCCGCCGCCTGGCCGAGGGCCTCGGCATCGCCCGGGGGAAGCTGGGCCCTGGCTCCGGTGCGCGGCTGCGGGCCGTCCGGCCCGGTCGACCACTGCTGGCCGAACGTGGAGCCGGGCGCGTTGTCCCCGAGCGGGAACGCCACGCCGTCGGGCAGCTCGTCGTCCTCGGGGACGGCTTTGTTGTTCGGGTCGGTCACCTGCTGGATCTGCGGCAGGCCGCTGGCTCCCTGAAAGAGGAAGTGGCCCTGGGGGAGGATCCCGGTTGTCACGGCTCGCCTACTTCCCGACGGGGGCGACGTGGTATTCCTTCGCCATCTGGTCGATGTAGTTGACCACCTTGGCATGCGGCTCGTTCGTGCGGCCGATGTCGTGCTTGGCGTTCTCCACGTCGGCCGGGCCGCTCACCGGGAACTTGTCGTCAGTGCCGGGCAGGTGGTGGCTGGCGTTCTCCCGCTCGGATTCGGTGACGCCTCCGGCCGCCAGGCCTCTCGCGGCGGTCCGGCCGCGCCCGTTAGGGTGCTTGGCGCAGCCGCAGCCGCTGTCGGTGCAGTGCGCGCAGTCGCCGCCCTTGCACGCGGTGCACGACAGGTCGGCCAGGACGGGCCGCACGACGGCCATGAAGCCGTGCAGGACGGCAGTGTCGTCGAGGGTACGGTCACTGCGCCCCCAGGCGGCCGTGAAGCGGTTGTGGGCCTTCCCCAGCTCCGCCAGGGACGACGAGCCGGTCACCGCCCGCAGGCCCTCCCTGACGCCCACTGCCTCGCAGGCGGCAGCCCGGCGGGCACTCTCGATGTTCATCAGGTACCCGACGGCCACCGAGGCGGTATGACTGCGGTCGCCGCAGGACTCTTCCGGCCAGTGGCTGCTGCCGCACCGTTCGTGGAACGGGTGCATAACCTCGGACTGCATCGCCCAGCGGTAGCCGAACGGGTCCGGTACCGAGTACCCGGCGACGGCGGCGGCGTGCCGCCGGTCGGCTCCGGCGTCCTGCGGCACCCCGGCGACCGGGTTGGGGGCGCTGGATCCCGTGGAATCGGTTGCGGCCGGAGCCGTGGGAATCGTGCCGGGCGGTCCCAGCGGAATTTCGGCGTAGGAGTCGGCGGTGTCGAACTGCGTGGTGTGCGAGTCGGGCCGTTCCGGTCCGCTGCCGAACCCGGATCCGCTGTTCTCCTGCTGCATCACCTGCTGGATCAGCGGTGCCTGGGCAGAGGAGGCCTGGGAGTCGCGGTCGAATCCCTCCACCTGGTTGAACGGGTCCTGGTCGGCGCCGAAAGTCGGGAAGACCTCGGTGGGGTACGGGGTGGCCGACGGGGCATTGTTCGGGTCCACCGTCTGGTCGATCTGCGGCAGCCCTGAGGCCCCCTGGCGCGAGTGCAGGTAGGCCACCACGCTCATGAACTCGTTGCGCGCCGCGCCCATTTTCAGCCCGTAGCCGGAGGCGAGGCTGCGCGCCCGGCCGTCGGCCTGGGCGGCTAGCTCGTCAGTGTCGGAACGGACGGCCGGGTCGAGGCCCCGGTACCAGAGCGAGGCCTCGGCGATCATCGCGGTGCGGTAGTCACCGGAGGGGATATCGGCATCGCCCAGCCAGTCGGTGGCGGCGGTGTGGTGCTCGTGGACCGGCACGGGGGTCAGCCGCTGGGCGGCGATTCTCGCTCCGAGGTCGGTCTCGCGGTCAAGGCCGGCTGCCGTCGTGCGGCTGCGGTCGTACTCGTCGAGGGCCGCGACTGCCTGCGCGAGTTCGGTGCCGTTGGACGCCTCGCGGATCATGCGCCGCAGGTCATTCCGGTCTGTCATCAGCCCTCCCTGGGTTCCTGTCCCTTCTGCGGCCAGGTCACGGAAAGGATTCAAGGAACTGTAACGGGAGGGTAACTATCCCGCGATGGTAACAGGCTGGTCACAAGCGCTGGTCAGGTCAGTGGTCACGGCGATGTTACCGATCACGTCCATCAGCGCTGCCAGATCGGCAGTCCTCAGGGGCGGCATCCGGCCAGCCGCCAGGAAGTCCTCCCACATCCCGGCGACCTCGGACGCAGCCAGGCCCTTTTTCACCCTTGCGGCCGACCAGCCGGCCATTCTCCCGTACCACTGCTGCCTGCCGGTGTCGGGCTTGTGTACAGGCTCCAGCCCCTGGGCCACAGCGAGAGCCACCAGGGCGCGGAGCTGAGCCCGGTCGAGGATGACGCGGGTGCCGGAGGAAAGGATGTCCCGGGCGGTCGTTACCGGGTCGTTATCCTTGTCCCGGCGTCCTGCCGCCTCGGTGCTGGCGCACCCCTGGTGCATCTTGCGGCCGTAGTAGTACACGTATTCCTCGTGCAAGATGAACTCAGTGCCGCACTCGTCACAGGTGATCCCGGTCTCCCGTGCTGTCGCCATCGCCATGGAAGCCTCCCACGGCTTCCGGGGTTGTATCAGCTTCCTCGGGCAGCGTGATGCCGTGCGCCTCCAGGAGACGGGCGGCGAGCACCTCGCGCGCCTGAACGGCCGTGCTCTCCAGGAGGGCGAGTGCTTCGGTGTAGAGGCGTGTCATCGGCGGGCGCGGACGGGTGCCCTGAAGCAGGTCCAGCATGGCATCGGCCGCCCGGACGTCCTCGGCCGCCTTGTGCAGGTCCGCACTGTGCTCCCACTGGCGCGGGTCCGGTCCGTCTACGGTGGGAGTCTCTTCCGGGGAGCCGGCCGCGTCCTCGCTGCTCAAGACACGGCCTGGGCCAGGACATCGACCGTCTGCCGCTCCCACTGCCGCCGCTCGTCCCCGGGCAGGCGCAGGATGTAGGCCGGGTGGGGAACAGCCAGGAGACGGCGGCCGTTCAGGTCGTGCCACTGGAAGCGGGCTGTCTCGAAGGAGCCGAGGTCCTTGCGCGTGACGCCGTGCCAGGCGACCGACCCGGCCGCGACGACGACAACCGGGTCCACTACGGTAATTTCGTCTGCCAGGCGCTGCCAGGACGCCTGTACCTGGAACGGGTACGGGGTCCGGTTGCCCGGAGGCCGCCAGCAGACGGTGTTGGTGACGTAGCACAGCCGCCAGGGGATCCCGGCCCGGTGGAACAGCTCCTGGAGCAGAGAACCCGACGGTCCCACGAATGGTTTCCCTTGCTTCTCCTCTTCGGCCCCGGGCGCCTCGCCGACGACGAGGAACGGGGAGTCGAGCGGGCCGTGCCCCCGCACCAGTTTCCGGCCTGCGGCCAGCTCGGCGAGGACCGGCGTCGCGGCGTACTGCTCGTACAGGGAGTCCATCGCAGATTCCCGGCTCAGCTGCCCGGTCGTGCCCATGTTCACCTCCGGAAACAGCGAACCGGGCAAGCGTAGAGGGCTCGCCCGGTTCGCGGGCCGGAACCATCGGGGTCCCGGCCTGCAAGGAACTCGGCTGGAGAATCTTGCCGGTCAGTCCCAGGTTAATACAGCTTTTCCAGACATACAAGTCCCTCAGGCAAGGCTCGTCGGCGGATTGAAAGAGGGAGCGTCAACCGCCCTCTGCGGGACGACGGACGGATCCCGGCGGGCAGTACGCGACGTCATGTTCTCCTTGGTGGCGATTCGCCACAGAGGGTAGGTCTCGCCCCAGTTCTCGGTGACTGTCCCGCCCGTCATCGAGATCACGTAGCCGTCGGACTGCACCTGGAACGGGGAGCTGAGCAGCGCCATGTAGTCGGTCGCCCCCGGTGCCGCGTCCGGGTCGAACCAGGTCGGCAGCACGAAGTCGGAGACGGTGCCCGATACCTCGGTGCCTGCCACGGAGGTAACTGTCATCTCGTAGGAGCTGCTCTCCACCGGGTCGCACAGTTCCAGGGCGATCTCGGTACCGTCTGCCTGCTGAGCCCACCTGTTGCACGCAGAGTCGCCGATGGTCTCGATCACCTCGTGGCTCAAGACGGAACACACCGAGAGGATGTCGCTCAGGGCGTTGCCGCCGTTCTGGAGGACCGGCTGGGCGAACACCCGGCCGTAGACGTCGGCGTCCGGGCCCTCGGAATGATAACCGAGGTCCCCGGCCTGGTCGGCGTCGTCGAAGACCGTGATGATGGCACCGTACTTGATCTTGGGGGAGCCGGAGAAGAAGCTGACGCTAGGCGGCTGGATGCCCCAGGCCGGAGCGACGTGCTCCCTGACCTGCTTGTCGACGAGCAGCACCATGGTATAGACGTCGTCGTTGCTGACAGACGTCGCGGCGTTCGTTACCCCGATGATCACTGCTGGCTCCTGAGAATCGACTCAACGATGTCACGGACTGCTGCCTGGCCCGGTCCCTGCCGGTAGTAGCGGCTCACTTCTTCGCGGATCACCTGCACCATGACGTCTTGCACCTGGCGGGTAACCAGCGCCTGAACGTTCTCTGCCGTGCATACCCGGTCCACGGCTTCAGCGATCTCAGAGGAAAGATCCGTCATGTACTCGGTAAGTGCCGTCTTGATACTGGCCCTCATGCCCTCGACTTCGAGGGTGATCACGGGGATGCCGATCACTTCTGCGGTCCCTCGACGGCCTTCCGGACTTCGTCCTTCCAGCGGACCGGGAACTGCCCCGTCCACTGGAGCATGGAGTGCAGGAACCGCTTGGCAGCCTCGTCCCACTTGCCCTCATCGCCCTCGACGACCAGGCGGCCGTTCACCTCGCGCATCACCAGGAGCGGCTGGCCGTCGGCTCCCTCGATGGTGATGTTGAACGGCGGGCGCCCGGCGTTCAGGATGCTGCCTCCCTGCGGAGCAGGGAGACGGGAGACGCGCGGCCTCAGCCGCATCTTCATCTGGTCCTCGGGCACGGGCGGGACGGGAGCAACCATCAGACGGTCCCCTCGATCTTGGTGAAGTCGGCGAACGGGTCCTCGGTCCGGGCCATCGCCTGCCAGTTCGGGTGGTCGGTTTCCCACTGGGCCCGGCGCCGGATCGCCTCGGGGAGGGTCTTCGGGCAGCAGGGACCGGGATGCAGTTCAGCCAGCGCGCACCAGTGGTCAATGAGACCGTCCGGGGTCTGGTGAATCCGGCACGTCCGCTGCGGGTGCTCCGCGAACTTCACCTCGGGGAGAGGCTCCTCGTCAGCCACCGAACGCCGCAATCCAGTGGCTCTGGACCGTGCGCCCGCCTTCCCGCGCACCGAGGCCCTCCCACGAGGGCAGCGTCTCGCCGTGCACCGACTGACCGTCCGCATGAGCCCGGTAGCGCTCGTACCCGTACCGGGCCTGGGCTTCGACGTGCTCCGGATTCTCCGCCAGGAGACGTCCGAGCTGCCCCCAGAACGAGGCGGCATGGCTCTCGTGCTCGGTCACCTCGTTGGTGACCGGGCCGTAGGTGGTGCGCACCTTGATATTCTGCGGCTCGCGCTCGTCACGCATGGCTGTCAGGGTCATTCTGGTCCTCCTGGTCTGATCTTCTTGACGAAATACTCTTAGGCTCCCTGGGCTTCCTGCTGGTGTAAGTCATGTCCGTCATGCCGAGCTGCATTGCATTCCACACCCGGTGATGACCGTCCATCAGCGTGCGCTCACCTTTGTGCGTCTTGATCCACAAAGGCGTGCGCTGCCCGTTTTCCGCCATATCGTCTTGAAGATCATAGACTTTTGACCTCCCGGCGTCTTCGTCCCAGTGGGTAGCCCGCCTCAGGTTACCGTCTCTCCGCTGGAGCACGTCAGCAACCGTCCCTCCGCCCGGCGAGTCAGCGGACCTCAGCTTAAGGATCTCCTCGATCGGCATTACCGGGCCGCTATTCTTAGCCGCCGTGTGCAGGCTGATTCCAAACGGGAAGCTCCGCACGTCGTCCCCGCGCTTCACGTGCAGGTGCGTGAAGCTCACCGGCACCTTCGGGTGCTGCTCCGGAACCGCTTCGCCCTCCTCCAGGTACGCCAGGGTGACGTGCGGCGTGTAGTTCTTGAACTCGCTCGCGTTCAGGTCCTCCACTGCGTGCCGGACGGCTGACAGGCCCCGGACGAACGCAGGCACGTACGCCACCGTCTTGTTATCGCTGCCCTCGCTCGGCGGGAACGTCCGCGTCCCCTCCAGGTGGCCGCTCAGCGGCGGCGACTGGGAGGCGGCCTCCTTCGCCCGGCGGCAGGCCTCGGCGAACGTTTCGTCATCCACGTCCTTGCCGAGGTAGCAAATTGTCACATGATGGTCGTCGACCCCGCCGGGTACCGGCCGCACGGCACCCGGCGGGAGTTCCAGGTAGATCATCCCCGAACGCGGCGACAGGTCGTAGCCCTTGGCGGCCGTCCTCGCAGAATGCACCGGAGCACCAGGCGACATCCCGCATTCACCGCAGGCGTAGTTGCCTGTGTCAGCGAACTGGTGCGGCCTCTTCTGCTTCTCGTACAGACTCTGGTTCTGCTCGCGAACCTGGCGCTGCCGTTCGTCCTGCGCTTCGTGGATCTCCTGCCGGGGCAGCTCCCGGCCCACCAGCATCGGCCCCCTGGTACGGAACGCACTCGGCAGCTTGTCCACCGGATCAGGTTCCATGTCCCCTGCGGGGTGTACCTCGAAAACACGGCCAGGACCCCGCCCGGGACGGGCGTGTTCCTGGCCGGCGGCGAGCTGCCAGGCGCGCAGCTTGTCGGTCGAGGCGTAGGAGTGATCGGGACTCGAAGCATCCCATTCGCCCCTGGTGCCGCGCGAAGACGGCGAGGTGACGTATTCGCCCGGGGCAAACGGATGCTGAGTCCCGTGGTACCAGGGGCCGTCTTCGGCTGCCGCCTCGCGTCCGGTCAGGCCGTCGTAGCCGCTGACGGCATGCCGACGGCTGTACTGGTTTTCGCGCTGCTGCTCGATCTCTTCCTGCGACATGTGCCAGGAGTTCAAGTCCTGCGGCCACTCATGCCGGGGCACCTCCCGGACCACGTGCAGCGGGTGGCTGGTCATCCACGACGCATTGCCCCGGACGATTCCGTTAGCGGTCTCGTCAGGCTTCACCGGGCCCGTCGGGTGCACCTGGTACAGGTGGCCCTCAGATCCTCCGCGCAGCTCGGCCATATGCCCGGCCAGGCTCGGGTCGGTGGTGGCGTAGAGCGGGGAGTTCTCCCTGAAGTCGTCGCGGTCCGGGTACTTCTTCCAGTAGTGGTGCTCGATCTGGTCGCCAGGCTCGTACTGGTCAGCGGTGCCGTGGTAATAAGCAGGACCGGCCGCCGCCTCGCGGTGGGTGCCGTCGTCAGCCGCCGCCGTGCGCCACGGGGACTTCTCGCGGGCCTTCAGCTGCTCGTTTTCCTCATCCCTGAACCAGGGCTTGCGTGCTTCTGCCGCCGCGTCGTAATCAGCCTGATTGTCGTAGTCACCGACCGGCAGGTGCAGGCCGAGGTCCCAGGCAGCTGCCGCCCGGTGGTGCCCGTCCATCATCTGCGGCCTCTTCAGGGGACGGCCGCCCCGGGTGAACCGGGCCAGCGCCGGAGCCTCCACGCCGTGCTCAGCGACGTGGGCGCGCAGCTTCTCCCAGTACTCCGGCCCGTTCTTCTTAAAGTGCTTCACCAGGGAGGGGAGAGTCTTCACCGGGTAGTCGGGGTACTCGTACTTCCCGTACTCCTCCGGCGGCACCATCCTGATGGTGGTACCCGAG